GCGCGGCCCGTTCGAATGGGATAAGGTTATCCTTGACGATCTCGATCCTGTTGTGGCAGAAATGTTCAACGGATTTAAGCGAGCAGGGTACAAGATGATCGTGATGTCTGGACGCGACGGGGTGTGCTGCAACGATACAGCACATTGGCTGGAGAAGAAGTTCAACATCCTCTACGACGAGCTGTTTATGCGCGCCGCAGGTGATATGCGCAAGGACGCCGAGATCAAGGAAGAACTGTTCTGGGCTCATGTTGCTCACAAGTACAACGTGGTCGCAGTTGTTGATGACCGCCCTGTTATGTGTCGCCGCTGGATGGAACTGGGAATGAAGGTTATCAACGTCGGTAACCCATACAAGGAGTTTTGACAATGAAAGACCTACCGCACGGACAAACCCAGTACGACCTGAACGAGAAGGAAACCTTTGAAGCAATGGCGCTGAGAGTGGCGAAGCAGTCCAAGCTAAACGAAATAATGTGGTTGGATGAAAAGATCGAAACCTTCATGGATGAGGTCGTAGCTGTAACCGACTTCGCCACCCGCATCCGTGACGAACTGTGCAAGGAACAGGAGCCGGTGGCTTGTGTTGATACAAGGACGGAGCAATCAGACTACACAACACTTCAAACCGACGACTTGTATCTTAGCAATTACGAACCGCTAGGAGAGAATGGGCTGGTACTTGGTGCTCAACTCTACCTCCACCCCGCTCCTATCCCTGCTGACATGGTGATGGTGCCGAGAGAGCCGACTGAAAGGCAATGGGAGGAAGGAAAAATTATGCTTCAAGCAATGATTGATTGCGGCACGTCACTAGACATTGGGCTTGTATATAAAGCTATGATCGCAGCCTACGAGAAGGAGCAAAGCGATGCCAAGTCCTGAAGAAGTTGTGTTGCGACAAGAAGCACAGATCGAAGCCTTGCGCCGTGAGCTTATGACGGAAAAGGATGCTCATATAGCTACTGGACACGCTCTTGGTGGTAAGAATCAGGAATTATTTCTTGAACTCGCCGCCATGACAGCGGAGCGGACACGATGGGAAGAGGATGCGAGGACAGCAAAAGCCAGTTGGGATACCGCCTGTCACGACATAGCTAACCTTCAAGAACAACTTAACGAATACGTGAGGGGTATTGAAAATGAAAACCAAAAGCAGTGAAGCAACACCGCTCATGATCGACTATCTGGTGGCGAAGTGCATGAACACTCTCGGACAAAAACCGTCGCGGTGTTTCGACTGCAAGTATTACGAGGAGCGTCAAGGTAGGGATGATGCTATCCAGTATTGCCATCATCCAAAGATGAATTTTGAAGACGGAAGCGGCGCACTTCGCACATGGGCATCAGACTACGAAACACATGAGCAATGCCCCATTACTGAACTCGCCCCTGAACCTTATTCAACCGACTGGGCGCAAGGAGGCCCGATCATTGAGCGGGAGGGGATTACGCTTCGCGCACCTTCTTCCGAAGGTATCCAGTATCGTGCAAAGGATGGCTCACCTTTGTGGAGAGCATCAACTCCTGATGGAGTGTCAGGCAACGGCCCCACCCCACTCATCGCCGCCATGCGCTGCTACGTGTCATCTAAGCTGGGCGACGAGGTTGAGATACCAGAGGAGTTGAAGTGAGCGCGATGCGTGAAGCGTTTGAGAGGTGGTGGAATGCCAGCAAGTATATGCAAGTGGTCATTTCTTCGGAGGGTGCCAAGCAATGCGCCTTTGATGGATGGCAAGCCTGTCTGGAGCATATCAAAGATGGTGGGCCTTCTGCATACCAACACCCTGATGGTGACTGTGGTACTTCTCCCCACCATCTTTGCACACCACTCTACAAACTATCGGAGGATAAGTGATGTGCCAAGCATATGAAGGAGAGGCAGCTTACCTACGGGCCTCCGACAAGGCGTGTCGGCTCAAGGGGTATGAAGCATTCAAAGCAGGCGTACCGTTAGCAGACAACCCAGAGCCAGACCACGAGCTAAAAGACTACAGTCGCAAGTATCAGTGGGAGCTCGGTTGGCTAACGGCAGAACGAGGAAAGGACCCGTGGTAAGGTAATGAACGCAACTTACATTCTAGTAGTTTGTGTCGGAATCCTCTGGGGAGGCGATTGTGAGGTTGTGCGAAAATTTGAATACCAAACCATGGCGGCTTGTCAGGTAGACGAGAAGAAAGTCAACGCAAGAATTAAAGACGGATACGCAAAATGCGAAGAAGCGCCTAACAAGAAGAAAGAAAATAAAAATGACAAATAAACAACCGTTCTATCACCGCTGTGACGGTGCGGTTCTCTTTACTGCTACCCGACCTATAAGCGAAAAGGAATTTATTGCTGCGCTAGAGAAGGCGCTAAAACCGCTTGGTCTAGTTAAAGGGTCCGTCGAGGTCGAAGGGTTTGGTGGCTTAGCTGGTGGCGAAATAACTTCTGGATACATGGAACCTGAACCGGGCGACCCGGCGGACTTACTATAATGGCTAAAGAATACGAACATGTAGACGCAATTGGCAGGTCGCTTAAAATTGGAGATCCTGTTGCAATACCAAAAGGAATAACCTCCCTCATGATTGGACGAATTACGGGCATGGGTGAAAAACAGATACGAGTAGTTGACCTGAAAGAAGCAGCCTGGGTGACTGACTGGAAAGGTAACGAAGTTAAAAATCAAGGAAAGCTTCGTTATCCCGGCGAATCAGTTCTGCTTGATGGTCCTAACCTAACCATGTACCTACTCAAATACGGACACAAAAATGATTAAGTTCCAATACATCGAGGAGTACCTCGAATACATGTCCGGATACATGGACAAGGCCGGAAAAAAGTCTTGGACTTTTATGCCGAAGTCTCCCCTTTCTCTCGCTAACTACGACGTTGGGTTCCTAACAAGTGTAAGCGAGCAAATACAGCAAGGCAAAGGTCTTACTGACAGACAGGCGACGCTGGCAGAAAAGATCATTGCCACTTATGCCCGACAGTTAACGAAGCAAGGCATCGACCAACCAGACCAAAAGCTGTATAAGCTTGGTCAGCGTGTAGTCGATCGTTCCTCAAGCCTCACGCGAAAAGACGACAAGCTTATGCTTCGATTCCCATTCAACGAGAAGATGATCAACGATGTAAAGACCTTTGTTCAAGAAGCACAAGGCAGTATCCAGTGGTCTCAAGATGAACGGGCCTGGTGTTCTGCCATTACAGAATTTAACGTTAGCTGGTTAGTAGGATACTCTAATGCTAATCGCATTTTTGTTAGTCCAGACGTTCAGGTGTTGTTTGACGCAATTCTCGAAGTCGAGAAGACACCGTTTGCTATACAGCTAAAATTCAGCGCCGACAAAAAGCTGTATATTGAAAACGCACCAGACTCAATGCGAGAGTACATTGAGGCCAACATCGGATTCGATAACGCAATGGCTCTTATCGACTCTGCTGGCCCGCTTGGATACACGATAAGTGACGAGATCTCGGAAATTGTCAAAGCAAACGAGAGTCCAGAATTTTTGAAGCTGTGTCAAGGTAAAGTAATCGACTTCGCCAATGATGCGAATAAATACACAGTAGGCAAAGTAGTTGAATGGGCGATTGCGGTGAACAGGTTGCCAATTGTAGTTTATAATCCGAATTTCCTGACCCCAGATACTACTCTATACGAGCAGTTTTTTGATCCGTCAGAGATTAGCCTCATAAACCTCAAAACACCTGAATCAGCCATTGACTATTCAGCTAAAGTCATATACACTAATAAAGTGCTAACCGACTGGGAAGGTAGATTACCGCTTCTGGTTAGCTATGCGAATTTGATGCACTCTGTAGGAAAGAAGGACTTTATGAATAAGGCGGAGAAGATAGTGTATCTATGTGCTCCACTTCCTAGACGATGAGTGATTTACAGTTGTTAAAGTGATATCTTTTCATATTACTGGACCCGCCTTCTTTATTACAATGCGGACATGTTAGTTTCTTTTTAGGAATGCGTAATTTTTGTTTTCGTTCTTCTGGGTACGGGCCCACTTTTCTTCCTTTTAACGGACTTGGCATTCCTTTGCGTCGAGCAGATACTTGCTCAGCAAACCCCAGAGGTTTTGGCTTTCCTTTAGTGGCGTCACTTAGACGTTTACACTGTCCGGCACTCCACTTCTTCTTTTTCATTCCGGTGACCTTAGCAACACGTTTAGCTATAGTTTCCGGTGACTGCTTAAATCCTAATGCAAACGTGTTTCCTAATTGAGATTGACTGCGAGCGATCGAGACTTGTTTCCGAACTGTTTCATATTGTCTTGAAGAAAGAATATGTCGGTGTTGATTTTTACTTGTTCGTCTAAACGAATTTAACGCAAACTGCATTTTATGTAGTAAGACCTTATTTGAAATCATTTTAATAAGTAGCCAATGGCAAATAAAGTGTTCACGAGCAGTAAGTTTGACCAAGTTCTCTTTTGAATTATCGCCACCTAAAGATTTAGGAATAATATGATGTCGTTCGGTATATTCATCTACCAAAGTTCTTGCTTTAGCATTGGCTATGATGCTATTATACCATATAGTGTATTTGTTAGTGATAAATATCATGCTGATTGCTCCTTGAAAGCGTTAGAGTCGGTGGATATGTCCAGTATCGCGATCGACACTATTATTTATCTCGTTTCATTTACTTTTAGGATATTATGGCAACGTGTAAGATTATCATTGAGTCAGAGACAAATTGTCAGATCACAGGGGTAGACCTTGCTGTTAGAAAAAAGTTATCTAACAAGTTTAAGTTTGAGATACCCGGAGCTAGATATACGCCAGCTGTAAAATTGGGCCGCTGGGACGGGAAAAAATCTTTTTGTTCTCTTTCACTGCAAACCTACATCAATCTCTTGCCGGAAATCTTGCCGATCCTTGATAGCGAAGGTTACAACATCGAACTTGAGGATTTGCGAGATTACGGTTCACAGTTTGAGTTCGTCGAAGTAGCAGAAGATAGTTACTCGCATATTAAATGGCCAGAAGGACACCGGTTCGCCGGACAACCAATTGAGCTGCGCGACGACCAAGTCGAAGCAATAAACATCTTCCTAAACAATACGCAAAGCATTCAGTGCCTGGCAACTGGCTTCGGTAAAACGATCCTAACAGCAGTTCTTAGCCACAAGTTCGAGCCTTATGGTCGCACAGTTGTAGTCGTTCCGAGTAAAGACTTAGTTCTTCAGACCGAAGCCGATTACATAAACATGGGGTTAGATGTTGGTGTATTCTTTGGCACACGAAAAGAATACGATAAGACGCACACTATTTGTACTTGGCAAAGCTTGAACTCTATGTTTAAGAAAACTAAATCAGGAGAAGCACAGGTACCATTCAGCGAATTCATTGACGGTGTTGTATGCGTAATGATTGACGAGTGCCACGGGCTTAAAGCTGATGCTTTGCTCGGTATGATGACAGGTCCTATGTCTCGCATTCCTATTCGTTTAGGTATTACTGGAACTATCCCGAAAGAAGACTTTGAGAAGTATTCGCTGAGAGTATCAGTGGGTGAAGTAGTAGGAACAGTTAGAGCAAGCGAGCTACAGGACAAAGGTATCTTGTCGAACTGTCATGTCAATATTGTACAGATGATCGATTACGCAGAGTTTAAGAAGTATCCGGACGAGCTAAAGTATCTGTTGGAAACAGAAGGTCGCCTTTATTACATGGCAAAGCTGATTCAGCAAATTAGCACAACAGGAAACACCTTAGTCCTCATTGACCGAGTTGATCCAGGTAAAGCCTTGGTCAACTGTATTCCTGGAGCGGTCTTCCTAAGTGGGGCAACTAAGTCAGATAAACGAAAGGACCAGTATGACAGTATCGCAACTAATGACAACGGCGTCACTGTATGTACGTATGGTATCGCTGCTGTTGGCATCAACGTGCCTCGCATTTTTAACCTTGTGCTTATTGAGCCTGGTAAGTCTTTCGTACGGGTTATCCAAAGCATTGGTCGGGGTATTCGTAAAGCAGAAGACAAAGACTTCGTTGATATATACGACGTCACTTCGACTTGTAAATTTGCCAAGAGACATTTAACAAAACGCAAACAGTTTTATACAGAAGCCAACTATCCTTACACAATCGAAAAGGTAGAATGGGAACCAGTCACTAAAGGAACCAAATGAGAATACTTACGCTTGACAACAAAGCGCACGAAATGAACGAGATACCAGATGAGGTAGATGACTTACGCTTCTGCGTACTTGACAACAGCAATCCGAAAGAGCCAGACTACTTTTACATTCCGCTTATTTTCCTTGAGAGCTTTAACAGTCCTGCTCTTGTATTGCGTATAGGCGACGAAGTAATCCGCATGCCTATTGACTGGCAGATTCTAATCGGAGAGCCGGACTTAGGTGACCTTGAGGTTGTGCCGCTGACGAGTGTGAATGACAGGGGATTTAAGGTGTTTTGTTTTAATCCACTTACAGGATTTAGCCCTGTGTTTTATCCAGTTGAAGTAATCGACATCTACCAAGATGTTAAATGGTATTTCCCAAAGCTGAAGCCAGGACAAATGTTAGCAGTACCGTTAACTGAACATGGGAGTAAACCTCTTTGTGCGTACTTTGTTAAAGACATTAGCCGACAAAGTGAGATTGTAGATTACGGGAAGTGCTGGTAGACATTATGCCATATAACGACGACCAGTTACTGGATCTATGTGTATTTTTTACCTTTCTTAGAAGCCGACGGTAATGAAGGACGAGTGATGAGTAAGCTTGATATCGCCAATGAAATGTTAGCTTTGGACAGAAAGGATCGTGAGTTCTACGATAATCTGTCTGACGAAGAAAAGAAAAAGTTTAGTTCATACTTGATGATACGCTGGGGAGCATCGGTTCAAGGCTCCGCAGACTTACAAGAGTATTACCTACAGTCTACTAACTTGCGGCTAAACAAACACTACTTTGACATCAATAAAACTAAGCACGACAAACTGAACTGGTTAGCAGCAACTACGATATCACCGGGGATGGGTAAGCAGTATCATCCGTGGCTTGGTATGAAGAAGAAAGAAGGCGGAACAACAGCCAAAGTTGAAAAATTTTTAGCTACCTTATATCCTGACATGAAGGAAAGCGATGTAGACCTGTTGGCTTCGTTAAACGACGCAAAAGATGTAAAGAAGTTAGCTGAAGAACTTGGATGGACGAAGGAACAGATTAAAAAAGAGTTGGGTTAAAAACTAAGTGGCAACCTGTAAATATTGTCAGAAAGAGTTCCGAAAAGAAAGTACACTTTCTGCCCACCTCTGTGAACCTCGTCGCCGCTGGCAGCAAGAGAACGAAGCCGGTGTTCGACTCGGCTTTAACTCGTACCTACAATTCTACACAATGACACAAGGTAGCAGCAAGACAAAGACGTATGGTGATTTTGTTGAATCGCCGTATTATTCAGCGTTTGTAAAGTATGGGCAATACCTTGTTCAGATACGAGCAATTGATCCAGTTGGCTTTACGAACTCTTTGCTAAAGAACAACAAGAAGCTCGACCAATGGACAAAAGAGGCTTTCTACGACGAGTACCTTTATGAACAGCTACGGAAAGAGCATCCTACGGTTGCGTTAGAGCGATCGTTTATGGAAATGCAACGCTGGGCAGATGAGAACGGTAAGAGCTTTAACAACATCTTCCGCGAAGGCGCAGCAAACAAAGTGTGTAACATGGTAGTAAATGGTCGCATTAGCCCTTGGATCATCTACCTTAGTTCTTCGGGCGTGGCTTTTATTGAAGCGTTAAATGAAGAACAAGTAAGTTTAACCTATCGTTTTATAGATCCTGTTTACTGGGGGAAGAAATTTACTGATTATGTAGCAGACGCCGAGTATATAAAGGAGGTGTGTTTAGAGGCAAATTTATAATTCAAATACAGACCATCCTAAGTTTTTGCCTTTCTTAGCTTGGCCGCCTTTTGCTATTTTCTTCATTCCGGAATATTCTAAGTCGTGCTCTTTACAGAATTGCTGAAATTGTCCTTGGATGATAAATTTCTCATTAAATGGAGACATAAAGCACCATTGTTTAGCATGTCCATTTGTGTCTCCATCCCGCGCCATGTTTACGCATTGCTCTTTAGTTAGTCTTTTTATGTTAGGTTTTCCGGACCGAGAAAGAACTCGGTTTTGTATATGTTCTTTTGTTTGTGGCCTTAAATTTCTACCGAGCTTACTTATGCTACACTTTAACCTCCAGTCACTATTGCCTCTTCTTATTATTCCTGATTTATATTTTGGGCTAGACGAGGTGTCTCCTCCGTCTCCGCCTAAGGTCATATTATAACCATTGGAATTTTTATGTCCAACATAAGAATTATATTCGTTGATAAAATAATTCTCCATAATATTTTTAGTATGCGTTAAATCTCGAGACTGGTATATAATGTCAAATGTAAAATTTTCTAATCCGTGTTTGCGAATAGAGTTGTATAATAGTTTAGAAGATTTCCTTTTACTGCACGAACAATGTTTTGCCCATCGTTGCTCTGGATCGGAAGTAAACCCGATATATACTTTATTCGTTAAAAGATTAGTTATTCTGTAGATACTATAAATAGACATGCTGGTTGCTCCTATAAGCGATTAGAGTGGGTGGATATTATCAGTATCGCGACCCGCACTACTATTTATCTATTCTGCCAGAAATTTTGATATTCTTCATCAGCTATGTTATCATAAATAATGACAAAGTTTAACAGTGACATCGACATTGACGTAGCATCTCGCGAGATAGCGTTAGCACCTTTCAAACACTATTCCGCAAGCATACTGCGAAACGATGGAAAGCTAACTAATCACGCATCTGGCGTGTACTTTACAGAAATCCCGCACGATCATAATCTGCGATCAACCTTGGACTATAAGGAAGCTGAAGAACGCGGATACTTTAAAGTCGATGTGCTCAACGTATCTGTATATGAGCAAGTAAAGTCGGAAGAGCATCTCGTTCATTTAATGACAACTGAACCGCCGTGGGAGAAGTTATACGAGCAAGAGTTCTGCGAGAAGTTAATACACATCGGTAATTACTTCGATGTTATTTCTAGCTTACCTGATGTCATTGATAGCATTCCTCGCTTAATGATGTTCATTGCGATGATTCGTCCCAGCAAGAAGCACCTAATAGGAAAATCTTGGTCAGAGGTAGCTAAGACGATTTGGGAGAAACCAACTGATGGAAGTTACGCATTTAAACAAGCGCACGCCTGTGCCTATTCACACTTAGTTGTAGTAAACATGAATCTTCTCAATGAGACACTACCTGACTAACCCGATACCCGGTGCGCGCGGCTGGTATGTCCCTGTCTCTTGGTCGCACATTCTGCGAGAATTAAAGAAAGAGGCGGGCATGTATTTGTATGACGACAAGTTTTACCAATGGCTGCGTGACGAATGGAGCATAGACGTAGTTTCAACCGGGCCTACTAACGTTATTGAATACGTAGAATGCGACGACCAGACTCTTACTATGCTGCTGTTAAAGTATCCTGCGAACTAACGTAATCGATCTGCGCTTAGATCTACTGAGTGCCATCTCTTTTAAGCTAACGCAAGGTCCGCACTTAATCTCAACGTCTTTTGAGTTAAACGTTTTAAGCGTTGGTCTGAACATAACCCATTCTTGTTTTAGGAACACGTTGATAGGTATGATCCTGTTGCTTTCCCACCACCAAGATTCAGCCAGTTCTAAGAATATCTTCTTCTCGTCTGTTGATTTGAGGACACTAAAGTCATAGATAGTTGTAATCGTATCATCGACGTTCTGAATTACGCCTACGTAGTCATTGCCGCTATGAACGAGGTATGTTAAAAAAGGATGTTTTTCTATTAGAGGTAAGTAAGCACTGGTCACAGCATTATTTATGTTTTGATTTTCCGTTTGTATTATTCTGGATAAATATTACAATGCAAACCGTTAATGCCTACTATTATCCAAATGAAGTCGAGGTTCAATTTAACATCGACCCAACACTAACCTTAAGGAACCGAATCTTGTACACGAGAACTGTTAAACTTTACAAAGGGGTTGATAACGTTATTCGTTTTACCGTTAAAAACAGCGACCAGAAACCAGTTAACGTCACTGACTGGGACCTAACCTTTAATATGCTATCCGACGATGAGAGCTCGGTTGTAGTGAGCAAAGCAATGACGGCAGTCGACGCTAACGTTGGCGTGATTACTGCTACGTTATCTGACTTTGATTTGATCGACCTATCTAACCCACGCTACAAGTATAGCCTGAGCATAACCGATCCATACGGTTCAGAGCAAGTTCTTTACGCAGACGATAACTACGGTGTGCGCGGGGAAATTGAGCTACGTGACGGACACTATCCAAAGTTTAACCCAAGCATCAACGTGCAGATACCAACGACCAGCAACACCAACGTATTCACGTCGGCCATTACAAGTGACACACCGTCTAGGCAGCAATCAGCACACCACACAGCACAGTTCTACTTTGAGAACTTTACTGGAAACGTGGCTGTCCAAAGCACGTTAGACACGCTGCCTACAGTTGGCAACATTGGTAACGTTACGCTAAATTGGGCAACGGTTTCTACCTTACCGTTTGTAGATCAAGTGGTTCCAACCTTCTACAATTTTAACGGAGTTTATACTGCTGTTAGATTCGAAATAACAGCCGATTCGGGCGAAGTTTCGAAGATATTATACCGCGCATAAATTTGACATCCTGACCTCCAGTTGCGTATAATTATTGTATGATTATTCAAGATACAGTTCTTGCCGCTTGGAAGACTGGGCGAAAAACACGCACCGCCTCTAAGGGGTGGATAACAGGCAATGCTGTTTGCTGTCCTCATAACGGTGAATCCCAGGACACAAGAGGTCGCGGCGGCCTGATCATAAACGGCGACGGGACGGTCAGCTTTCATTGCTTCAACTGTCAGTTTAAGGCATCTTACGTTCCAGGCTATGCTCTACCGTTTAAGTTTCAGAAGTTACTTAAATGGTTAGGAGTTGATGACCTTGAGATTTACAGGTTAAAGCTCGAAGCATTGCGCGAAGCGCAACGACAAGAAGCATTAGGCTTAGTTAAACCTGTCGAAAAAAAAGAAGACCTAAAGGTCGAATTTAAGAAGGTTCCTTTGCCAGAAGAATCTGTCAGCTTCTTAGGGATGGTAGAATTTTACGAGCTTAAAGATAACAGCCATATATGGCCGGCAGACTTTACAAGAGCTATTACTTACGTAAATTGCCGAAGCATCAACATGCAGAAATACGACTTTTACGTAACTGACATAACAGAGCACAAACTAAACAAACGAGTCATCGTTCCTTTCACTTGGAACAACGAGATAATAGGTTATACTGCTCGCGCAACAATCGATGGAATAACACCAAAATACTACAACCAGTTTGACTCTGGATACGTGTTTAACGTAGATAAGCAGTTAAAGAATCAGAAGTTTGTGATTGTTTGTGAAGGTGTGTTTGATGCGCTAAGTATTGATGCAGTGGCAGTAATGAAGGCCGAAGTAACGAAGCAACAAGTAGATATCATTGAGAACTTAGACAGAGAAATTATAGTAGTACCGGATTGGAACAAGACCGGACAGAACTTAGTCGATATAGCGTTAGCACATGGATGGTCGGTATCGTTTCCTGTGTGGTCAGAAACGTGTAGCGATATAAACGATGCTGTTATAAAATACGGAAAATTGTTCGTGTTAAAAACCATCGTCGATTCTGTTGAAACAAGCGAGCTAAAGATTAAGTTGATGAGAAGGAAATTTGCATGACTCTACTAACAAGTCTTCACTTAGAAATAACTACCCGATGTCCCCTTAAGTGTCCTCGATGTGCTCGGACCGACGTAATCAATGAGTACGGGACGATTAAGAAAGAGGACATAAACCCAACCGACTTGTTTAAGTTCCTTGATGTAGATTTATCGAGCTGTTTAGTGTTACTGAGCGGTAACTTAGGTGATCCTATTTACCACAGTGAGTTTTTGGAAATATACAAAGGCTTTACGGATCGAGGCGCAGCCCGAATTGAAGTTATGACTAACGGCAGTTATAAGTCTTCTGAATGGTGGAGCAAATTTGCTCAGATAGTGCGACCAGAGGATACGATTATTTTTTCGATCGACGGTACTCCATATAATTTTACGAAGTACAGAATAAATGCAGACTGGAAGACCATTGAAATAGGAATACGAGCAATGGTCAATTCTCCTGCTAAGGTTATGTGGAAGTACATTCCGTTTAGCTTTAACGAAGATACAATTCACGATGCTCGAGCAGACGCACTGACCTTGGGAGTAGACGAGTTTCGTATTGTTACGTCTGGTAGATGGATAGAAAACGATTACTTAAAACCGAGTGTAGGTTGGTCGAGACCAAGACCGGGAACTACACAAATATTTGCTCCAGAGTGCAAACAGACTCTTAATGCTCATTTCGTATCAGCTGCTGGATATTTTTATCCTTGTTGTTATGCAGCAGATTACAGACTGGTTAGAGGAACACAGTTTGAACTCAATCCAGAGTTTCACATAAGGAATTCGCCCCTCTCTTACCACTTAGCTGACGGATCCAAGTACCGAACATTTTTAGATAAGTTAGAAGAACAAAAATTGCCAGCATGTAAGTTTTGCTGCACTAAGTAAAGGAAAAATATGAACGAAAAACAACCAACAAATGTAAAAAACTATTCTGCTGATTTGCAGAAGTTGTTCTTAGAGATGATGATCGACAATCCAGAGTCTTACGTCCGGGTTCAGAATATCTACAACGCAGATAACTTTGATAGATCCCTTAAAGATACTGCACGGTTTCTAAAAGAGCATGTAGATAAGCACAAGGCAATGCCAACAGTTGCCCAGGTAAATGCTGTTACAGGAATCGAGCTTAAAGCAACTACTGGATTAGGTGATGAGCATCAGGGATGGTTCTTAGAAGAGTTTGAGAATTTTAGCCGCAGGAAAGAACTTGAACGGGCAATTCTAAAGTCGGCAGATTTGATTGAGAAGGGAGAGTTTTCTCCCGTTGAGAAGCTTATCAAGGATGCGGTGCAGATCGGACTTGTTAAAGACATCGGCACAGATTACTTTAAAAATCCGCGCGAAAGACTGATGGCAATCAAAGCAGGTAATGGACAAGTTAGCACAGGATGGCCGGCACTCGACAGGGCATTGTTTGGTGGTATGAACAGGGGCGAGCTAAACATCTTCGCGGGCGGCTCTGGTAGTGGAAAATCGTTGTTCATGCAGAACATTAGCGTAAACTGGTTTACGGCAGGACTGAACGGTATTTACCTAACACTAGAACTAAGCGAGGGCTTATGCTCTATGCGTATCGACAGCATGGTAGCAAACGTAAGCACTAAAGAGATTTTCAAGAACTTAGATGATGTAGAGCTGAAGGTAGCGATGGCAGGTAAGAAGTCTGGCGCGTTCCAAGTCAAGTATATGCCGGCACAGAGCACAGTTAACGACATTCGCAGCTACATTAAGGAATTCCAAGTTCAAACTGGTACGAAGGTAGATTTCCTAATGGTAGACTACTTAGACTTGCTTATGCCAGTAACTGCTAAGGTAAGCCCAAATGACCTGTTCGTTAAGGACAAGTATGTGTCTGAAGAGTTGCGCAACCTAGCTAAGGAATTAAATGTTCTGTTTATTACAGCATCGCAGCTAAACAGATCCGCAGTTGATGAAGTAGAGTTTGACCACAGCCACATTAGCGGTGGTATCAGTAAGATCAACACAGCAGACAACGTGTTTGGTATTTTTACAAGTAGGGCAATGCGTGAGCGCGGCAAGTATCAGTTACAGCTACTTAAAACACGTAGCTCAAGCGGTGTTGGCATGAAGGTCGATCTTGACTTTAACGTAGAGTCGTTGCGCATTGTAGATGCGGGCGAAGAGAGCTCTGCACCGAACCCTAACGCAGCAAGCAACATATTAGGTAAGATTAAAGGTAAGTCAGTTACAAATGCTGCCGTTAAAGAGACAATAGATCCCGAAACAGGTGAAATAACTAAGTCTCCGGTGGCAGAAGTTCAGGCTACTAAACTGAAGAGCATGTTAGCTAATCTCCGACAGAACAATTAACTGAATCAGATAAATAGTTCATAAGGAGCTAAATTTTGCAAAAGAGAACGAGATCAATCCTCGAAGAGTTAGATAACTTAGTAAATCTACGCGACAAGGAAAATCTCATCGAAAGTAGAGCGAACAACATTATCCAAGGTGCTATTAATCTGATAAACTTGATTCGCGAGTCTTATCCCGAGGATGTTGCTGCGGATCTTGAGCGCAGGCTAATCAACAGCATTAAAGGACAAGACTCTGCAAAGTTCTCCCGTGGGGTTAGGAGACTTAAAGAATGAAGGTTAACGAGATAGTGATAAACGAGGGATTCTGGGATACTGTAAAAGCAGTTGGCGCCGGCATTGCAGGTATGCCGTCCGGTAAAGGAGCAGCCAACTTTAGGACTGGTATGGCAAAAGGAAACATTAATGACTGGGCAAACGATATTCTAAAAAGGTGGCAAACTGAAATTGCTCCTTCTATTCCAGCTAACTCTACGGATAATCAAATTAAAGGTCACCTGGACAGGTACCTAGAGAAGTACCTGGGTGGCAAATACACAAAAGGTAAGTTAGTTGGAGCAAACGATCCAAATAATGTTCTTCAGTATATTCTCAATGCAGCAAACTTAGAGCGATTAGGCACTCCGGTACAAGCAAGAGCTAAAAAGGCCACTGCTCCTGCAGCTGAACCTGTTGCTCCTGCAGCTGAACCTGCTCCTGCTCCTGCAGCTGAACCAGCGGCAACCACTGGAAAAAGAGAGTTGCCAGACATCGAATACACACCTGCGACTCCTGCTGCGATTCCTGCTGCGATTCCTGCTACATTTAAGCACGGTGACCCGATTGTAGTAGGAAAAGGGCAGAAACCGTTAAAACCGGGGGATCCGTCCTATGAAACAATAGCTAATCAGATGTTGGCTCAAAATACTGCATCCACATCAACAAAGCCTAAGCTAGAAATCCCGGCCGGAGCAAATCCACGCGAAGTAAAAGAATACAAGAAGAGATACCAGCAACAGTTAAACACATGGAACAAGTACAACAATCCTGATTACGCTGAGCCCGAAGTAGTTGCTGCTCCTGCCGCTTCAGTTCCTCCGCCTGTGCCTGCTGCTGCACCTGCTCCGAGCTATAATACTGGATGGAAAGCTAATGCGCCAACAGTAAAAACAAACACACGCAATCCTGCCCCTATGCCTACTTTTGCGCCAGCTCCTGCACCGTCGGCTTATAATCCTGCTAGACAGAAAACTAGAGAACCCGCTACTGCCGAATCGGCCGGTGGAGTGCCGTGGAGTGTAAGGAAGCCTAAGAAATGATTTTAACAGAAGGTGGTAACGTATTTGATGATGTAACTGCGATTAAGAAGGAATACGTTCCAAAGATCATCAATGACATACAAGGTCTGATGCCGGACGGTATTAAGATCATACCTCACATTGGCTCAGCCGGCTATAAGGTAGAATCTGGTGACATGGATGTGTTCGTAGATGCTGCTGAAATACAGCAGTTCTTTAACGCTAAAGACGAAAAGCAAGCTAAGGTAGCATTGCGTAAGTTTATCGAAGCTAAAGGGTTTCAATGTGCGCTTTCTGGTCGCAACGTTCACGTTCGTATGCCAGTCCCTGATGGATCCTTTGTTCAAGTTGATGTAATGGTCATTCCAGACGCAAGCCGAGTAGCACCGTTTCACCAGCACGGACTATCAGGACAATACAACGACCCAGAGTTTAAGGGTGGAGAGCTGTTTATTCTGTATTCATCTATAGCAAAAGCTTTAGGCCTAAAGTTTAGTCCGTTTGAAGGAAAGTTAGTAGATCGTACGACGAATGAAGTAGTTGCCAATGACAAGGACGCAGTAGCGAAGATCTTGTTAAACCCTAATGCTACTGGAGCTGACCTTGCGTCAGTGAAGACGATACTGAAAGCATTAGCAAACGATCCACGAAAAGAAGAGAAGCTAGCACAAGCAAGAGAAGCTGCTAAAAAGAACCTACTCCGCTTACCTGAGTCTGCTCCGGCAGGGTCGCCGAGTTGGTTCAGGCAGATACAGAACATTTTAGTCAGATGAAAGTCTGTGAGGTATTAACAGAAGCATTAGGAAGCGTTGATGCAGATGGAGTAGTTTCGCAAATTAAACGAAGCTGCCAACCTTTCTTATCACAATGTGAAGAACCAATGTGGCGTGGATTATCTCATGCTCGAAACGCAGGTACTATCTTTTCCACAGTGGCGACTGAACAATTTCGTAGTCCTCGCGATACTCCGGCTATCATTAACACATACATGATGTCTTACTTGAATAAGAAGTTTAAGATCCCGTTCAGACAGCAGCATACTATATTCACAACAGGGTCGGAAGGATCGGCTTCGTCGTTTGGTACGCCTTTTATGGTGTTTCCGATAGGACAATTCGATTACTGCTGGTCGCACAAAGTTCGTGATTTGACCGATCAATTTCATCATCTAACCGGGCAAAAGCTCTCAGCAAGAGAGATTGCTGAAGAGGTGTATGATTCAATGGACCGTGCTGAATACAAGCTTAACGAAGACTTAACTACTGCGGTGTTTTCATACAAAGAGATTATGATCTACTGTAAGTCGTATTACATACTCGACATGTATGCGCTAATGCGCGACCAAGGATGGTACGCTGATGGAAGAAAGATGTACAAGGCCCTGTTTCTTGGCGGACCTTGGCCAGTCCAGTAAGGATAAATACGATACCATGAAAGTAGCCGAAATTATCCTCGAAGCAGTTGGAGTAAAAGCTAAAGATGCTGCGATTAAAATCTTAACCGATTGTAATCCGTATCTGTCTCAGCTTGGGGATCCTTCCTATAATAAGTTATATCGCGGAGTTCGTAAAAGACTACCGAATTTTTCGTTTCAACCGTTGCCAGTTAACCGTACGCCGTTAGATACTCCTCTTGAGTTACATCAGATATGCGACGACTATTTCTTAAAGAAGTTTGGAATCCGATTTAGGTCAAATGCTACATTTGCTTGCAACGATGCGATTCAATCTACAGAGTACGGTGCTGCCCACATATTGTTTCCGATCGGAGAATTTACGATATGCTGGTCACCAGACGTATCTGATTTAACATATAGCAAAGTAGGACATCTTGAGATGTCCTACTATTATATGACAGTTGCCGATCCTCTATACCCCAACAGTTTTCCTACTCAGGAATTTAACAAAGAAGCCTATGCTGAAGACGTAATAGCTGTTCTTGAAGATAGCGGATACAGAACTGATGGGTTACAAGAAGCAATTAAAAGCAAGAACGAAGTAATGATACATGCGCCCGACGGATACTACTTAGTTAAGTCTAACGTAGACGATGACGACGACAGGCCTGGGTATTACGATGATGTTAGTGCTTACATGACGGAAATTTCTTATAATGAAAATAAGTGAAATTATTGTAGAAAACAGGAAGCCTACCTTCAAACTAAACGAAGTAGGAATGGCCCACGCTGAAGACATCATCTTCTACGAAGGTAGTGCTGGAGCATTACGTGTGATTAACAGCTTCAAGCATCTGCCTAAAACAAGAGATACTGCCCTTACTATTAAGTGGGATGGACAAGTTGCTTTGTTCGCAGGCCGCGACGTTAGTGGTACGTTTATTATGACAGATATGGCAGGATGGACAGCTAAAGGATACAACGGGCTGTACACTTCTGTGAAAGACTTCTTGGCCCAGAAGCGCAGCAAGGGCGGAAACGAAGAATTCCTAAGCAAGATAGCAGCATTGTGGCCAATTATGGAATCAGCGTTTCCGCCGGGTTACAAAGGATTTGTCAAAGGCGACGTAATGTGGTGGCCTGGTAACTTACAGGACAACGGTAAGTCGTTTGTGTTTGGCGAAGGTACTACAAAATACGAGATCGATAAGACAACAGAGCTTGGTCATCGTGTTGGACAAGGGCAAGCTGGCTTCGCAGTGCACGGCTACTGTAAAACAACAGAAGATAAGGTGCCTGAGCCGCTAAAAACAACAGCAGGACTTAACATTAACAGCCAGCTCTGCGTATTAGGCCCGGAGATTAAGGTACAAGGCGATGTACAGATGGACAAGCGTAAGTTTAAAGAGACAACTGATTATGTCAGGAAGAACGCCAAGGCAATTGACGGGTTCTTAAACACAGAAACGCTTCAAGCTAACAAGATGTCTGGGTTACCTGATATGCTTTATACATTTGTTAACCAGCAAACTAAGATCCGCGACCTGGATAACCTGGCATCAAAGTTTGGAACCTGGGTCCAACAAAATCCTAAGCTGTCTAAACCAATGGTTGCCAAGGTTCAAGAGTACATTAAAGCAAACCCAGCAGGACTGAAGGCTATCTTTAACGTATTTGACGCAGTTACTAGCTTAAAACACGATATCATTGGCCAGCTCGACAATAACAACAACGGCGTCTATGCTCATATCAATGGCGAGCGTGGAGGCGAGGGATATGTATTGTTCGATGAAGGCGGTTACATCAAGCTCGTCAATCGCTTACACTTTAGCGCAGCTAACTTCGGAAATCATTGATGTCTCTGCTACCGTTCATTAAAGAAGAGTTAACAGAGGCACGGATACTACCTTGGATAAATACGATTAGTGCAAGCCACGATGCATCAACATCTGCTTGCTCTAGACATAATTATTTAATCAGGGAGATTAGTATGTCCAGCAAAGGTATTTATTCGAGCCCGCTTCGCCAACAACAAACTTTGAGACCAACCTATCTATTTATAAAGCAGCATACAATAACTGGTAAGTTATATTTCGGCAAAACCTATAGGACCGATACTAATGTTGAAAAATATTTAGGGTCGGGCACCGAATGGCTCAAGCACCTTAACGAATTTGGAGCAGAGCATGTGATTACCCTCTGGTATTGCTTATTCTATGATAAGGTGGATTTAAAAGAATTTGCAGTTAGTTTTTCAATTCGAGAAAATATTGTTGACTCCCCGATTTGGGCTAATATAGTAGTTGAAAACGGATTAGGTGGCGGCAGCTTAAAAGGAAGGATATCACCTATTAGGGGTAAACCAAGTGGACGAAAAGGAATTAAAACTGGCAGAGCACCAATCAATAAAGGACAACCGTTATCTGAGGAAGTCATTGCTCGCCGAAAAGCAACTATTAAGATAAGAAACGCACAAGAAGGATACGTTGACCCGAATATTGGTCGTAGATTTGAAAAATGCAGTTGTTTATATTGTAGGAAAGAATTTTCCTGGCCACAATTAAATAAGCATGTTATCGCAATGCATAAAGGTATCTAATGTTAAAACTTCCTTTTATTGAATATTTATATGAAGCACGCATGTTCTTTGGCCCGGATAACGTTAAAGGTAAGTCTGCTGAGGAAATCGCAGGCATCATTTACCTGATTTTTATGATGATCGAAGTGTATCGTATATCTGACAGAGACCTTATGTCTAGGTACGCTGATCAAACGCTAGTCTATAACACATACGACAACACACACTACGCCGGAACCGACTTAGGTAACCTATTAGCAATTCTGAACAACCAGGACACGTTCAAGCACTATATCAAAGTAAACGACAGGGTGTCTATTCCGTTGTTCCAGATCAATCGCTATCTACAAAACATTAGGTCAAGGCAGAAAAGCAACAGCGACGACGCAACGTTCTTTTGGAAGCTTGAGGAATACTTGCGCATACAAAGCAATGCCCTGTTTAGGCAACTGCGCCGCGACGTCGGTAACTGGGATAATCTTACTTATTCTAACAAAGTACAACTTACTCAGATCTTACGTCGCGAATTTGATAAGCGAGCAGGCAACGTTGATATTTACTTGTGGTTCAAACAATCCTACAAGGTAGAGAGCGTTGAACCTACACGACAACCAATACGCGAGTTTGTTGATACTAAACTAGCATACAGCGATACCCTTAACCCAGCACTATGGGATGGTGAAGAACTAAAGTCAGACGTTAAAGACGCACTAGCTAAAATAGCAAACAAGTTTTCGGAGTTCATTGATGTCGAACAAATCAGAATCGTCGATTACATTATTACGGGAAGCAATTGCGGATACAATTACACTAGCCAGTCCGATCTGGATTTACACGTATTGGTTGATGCGCGAAAGCTGGGAGAAGAAAACCCTCTCACCGAACCCTTCCTACGGGCTAAAAAGTCCCTCTGGAACTCCGGACACGAAATCACAGTTAAAGGGTTCAACGTTGAGCTCTATGCGGAAGACGTCAATGCGAAAGAAAATCAACTCGTAGCAAACGGTATCTACTCGTTGTATCACGACGAATGGATTAAGAAACCAACATACGAGAAACCGACGTATGACGACAGCAACGTCCAAGCTAAAGCAGAAGGCATTATGCAGCAGATAGACTTGCTTATCAGTGATGCCTCTGAGACTGACCAACAAGAAATTGACGACCTGTGGGAACACATCCGCAGAATGCGTAGGGCGGGACTAGAGCGCGAAGGCGAGTTTAGCGTTGAGAACCTGGCCTTTAAGACAATAAGGAACAACGGATACTTCGATAAGCTTCGTGACTATGAAAGAAACAAGGAAGACGAAGACCTAACATTGGAAGCAATTACGAGCCCTATTAGGGACAACGATATCTCATACAAATCTACATATTTTCCACTAGGTACACCTGTTATTCACGAAGTTCACGGATTAGAGTTAAAAAAGATTACAAAAGGGGACGAGCTATACTACGGGTTATTTGATCCTCAATCTCCGATACGTAATACGTTAGTTGGTCTTTTACAATTAGAAAAATATAATAGTTCTTTGTGGCAGGTTAGATTAGTACAAATTGAAGAAAAGTATAAGTCGCAAGGATTCGGAACTTACTTGTATGACTATGCTATAATGAATGACGGATTATCAGTTTTGTCAGACACAAATTTAACTGAGGGTGGTCTAGGCGGTAGTAAAGGGCTTTGGGAAAAACTATACAGGCATGGTCGATACACAGTATGTGGATATAATCTAATTAGTAACGAAGTATTACCTAATATAACACCATCGGAGGTGTTTAATCAACACGACGACTTAGTGTGTTTAGCTACGCCAAAAGCCGTTAAAGAATCAATAAACGAAATGATAACACGTATTAACAGACAGAATAAACACAGGGTAACAGAATGGTATGGGCCGGCCGTGTTAGGATCCGACGAATTCTAACCACGAAAACGGTGATTTTCGTAATCTGGACTAAATAAAAGTATGCAGCATTTGAGCTGTACTTTAAATTAGGAGAAATAAAATGGCAGAAGTTACTCGTGTACATGGAACCGCAGCTGGTGTATCAAACGTTGATATCGCTGAAACAGGCGCAGCTTCCATTAATCAAACAATCTCAGTAGTCGGTCGTGGTCTAACATTCTACAAGGTTACACTTGCAGCAGACAACACAGCACAGTTTGGAACAGGTGGAACAATCGAAGCAATTCTACGTACAATCCAAGTTAAGGCATCTACAGTTGCATATTGTTTAGCAACAGGTGGTTTGATTCTAAGCGTAGCAGTTGACGCAACTGGTTGGACAGACGGTGACCTACAAACAGCAATCCAAGGTCTTGGAACTGTTAATGGTGTTGTCTTAGGCGCTACTACAGCAGCTACAGCAGCATTCAAACTAGCTTAATCCAAGTAACAAACTAAAGATAGGGACTTTTCTAAGTCCCTATTTTTACGGCCCATAAATAGTACACAATGTTAAGTTCCGACGCAATACTTTTAAGAATGAACATCGGCTACTCGTTAGTTGATATTACCCAAACAAACATAGTCGCCTCGGTCCAGACAAAAGAAAGAAATCAGCAAAGAAATTTTGAGACCTTAGTTCAAGTTCTCTCCTTAAGAACGCAACTATTAACGCTTAGTGATCCACAAATTGTTAGCTTAGATGTAACAGGGTCTAGTTTCGGAAGTAACTACGCAGGAGTTCAGAGCGTTTGGACATTTAAGTTTAGCACAGAGCAGGAAGATGTGTTTAAGGGGTCATCCAGACCATATGGAACACTAGAAGCAGACTTTGTTAATGTTCCAGTTATTACAGGGCTAGACGAAACGGTAGCAATACCGGTGCCGACCTTTATAGTATCTGGTCCAAATACCAATATATACTTTGAACCGTTTTCAATCTAGCAGCATAAATACTGAATGAAAATAGTCGAACTTTTAACCGGATTGAATTTGCCCTTAAACAACGAGGAAGCCGAAGTATTGAGTAAGTTTAACGAAGATGCTACTATACTAAAGTCAGACCTAGAACCAAGAGAACAGCTCTTAGCAAACCAACTTGTATCCAAAGAGGTACTAACCAGGAAAAAGAATGTTGAAGGCAAAATCACATACTCCAAAAAAATTAGATAACACGACGCCGATAGTAGATTATGGCTATCAGCGGGTAGCAAGCTGGACAGCAAAAGCTTTAGCTGAATTACAGCAAACAAGTAGGTACCCAGTAGCAGTAGAACTAGCAAACGGAGACTACACGGTAGGAACAAAGAAGGTAACAAAAGTCTCGCAAGTATGTTGGAAGGTTGGAGACTTGGAGTTTGTAGATAAAAGAAGTGCCATTGTTTATTGTGCGTTAGTTCATGTATTAAGGATCTCCGAAGCAAAAGAGCTACATGAGTTAGACAGCTTTGTAGGGAAGTTAGATGTAGAAAAAGCAACATTTAGAGTAAAGCTAGACAATGCTCACTTTTGCCACGACAGCTTTAAGATCGATTTGTTTAGTAGTAGATACGCAGACGCAAAGGATAGGTTAACGAAGGCCAAACAAGAATTAGAAAAAATTCTTGTTAAGGCTAAATACATAATATAGGACTTAGGAATTCTAAAATGAAACTAACTGACATGACAAACAAGCCTTCGATGAAGAAATTAAACAAAGTTACCGAGTCGAGATTCGGGTTTAAGCTAGATTATGACTCCATCACATTGCCAAAAGCACAAGCTATGCGCAATAAGATTATGGAGACAGTAAACTCTATTCGCAAATCAAGTGCTATCCATACTGCCGAGAAGAATCCGCAGTACCTAGAGATGCTTATCGTTTACGAAGGGCTATCACGCTGGATCGATGCGTATAAAGGCCAGCAGCAACGCCGTAAGCTTAAAGAAGGTGAGCTCGGTCAAGCAGAAGCCATTCTTGCTGCTAAAGACATGGTCGACACAGCACAAGACATGATCGAGAAAGTTGGTAAGATGCAGAACGAGCAGCTACCGGCACTAATCGATTCCATCCGTGATCAAATTGGTATGGAGCAAGCAGAAGCGTTTAAGGCATCAGTCGGGCAGGTCCTAACAACGTTGTCTGGCACACTAGGACAAACACGCGAGCAGCTAGATGGCGCAGCTCGTGCACTAACAGGCGAAGGCGCAGCAGCTCCAATGGGTATGCCAGCTGATCCAATGGCAGGCGGCATGGGAGCAGACCCGACGATGGGGGCAGACCCAATGGCAGGCGACGATATGGGCATGGAAGAGCCACCGGCAGAAGGCGACGGGTTTGATGCAATGGATGCAGCAGCAGGCGGCCCAGAAGAATTAGGGCGAGAAAGACGTTAAGCATGAAGATTAACGAAATTATTGTCGAAGGTTTAGATGCCGACATTAACTGGGCAGATGACGATTTTCCGGAACCGTCTGTAGATTTAGAAGATCCTGGTCTAGACAATTTCAATGAGCCAGAAATGGAACTTTCGTCTAACGCTGACACGAAGATGATCAATGCTGTTAAGCGGGTATGTGACGAATACAAAGGTCAAGGCCACGCACAAGTTGAAATCCTACCTTTTATATCTAAAGTAATTGAGCTTGCTAAGAAGCCAGTTAATCTAGCTGATCTAATCGCTATCAACAAGAAGTCACCGGAAATCCGCAGCATGATCGACAGCATTGACGACAAGAAAATCAAGTTTAAGAACATGTCAGTCAAGAATGAAGATCCAAACAAGCAAGCTAAAGAGAAGGATGCTACTGTAGGTGGCATGGCTGGTCGTGCTGCCAGCCGCGATCGCGGGATATAAATTGAAAATCAACGAAATCATCCGAGAAGACGTAAGCCCAGAAGAACAACTAGCCGGAGAAGGATCTCTTTCAACAAACCTTCTTCCTGTGCTAATGTACCTGAAGAAGCGCGGTGACGATAAAGAAGTCCCAACTAAGTTGCGCACTAACAGCTTAATCCAGCTTGTTCAAAATGCCGGTGACAATACCTTCACTTACGAAACGCTAGTTGACGCATACGAAAACGACGAAGCAGTAAAAGCTTTGATCAAGAACTTTAACCGCGATACAGTAGAATTTAAGTCCGAATCTGAACTCGACGACGAAGAATTTGGAGACGACGAAGAAGAAACCGGCGGACACGAGCAAGACCCAACCGAAGTCGTTAAATCTATGGCACATTCTGCGTCTGATAATCGAGCATAAAAGTATTGCTCTTTGCATAATAGATTATGTATAATGATCTATATGATTACACAACAAACACCCAAATTTAACTACCAACCACTAAAAAGAGAAACAGTTGACGGCAAGCGTCACTATTGCTTACCAGACGGAAATAAAGTCCCCTCGGTTACAACGGTGCTCGATAAAACCAAGTCTGAAGAATCTAAGGCCGCATTACAAAATTGGCGAAAACGAGTAGGCCACCAACAAGCTCAAACCATCACTACTGAGGCCGCCGGTACCGGAACTGTCATGCATTCTATGTTAGAAAATTATTGTCGCGGTACTCCGAAGTTGCCCGGTACAAACAAAGTGCAACAGATTGCGCACCCAATGGCACAAGAGATCATTCAGAAAGGGCTAGTCCATTTAGATGAATGTTGGGGTAATGAGCTTTCTCTCTTCTACTCTGGACTGTATGCTGGATCTACAGACTTAGCTGGTGTGTGGAAGCAGCAAGAGTCGATTATCGATTTTAAACAAACAAATAAGCCCAAGAAACGAGAGTGGATTGACGACTATTTTGCACAATTAGTGGCTTACGGATTAGCGCACAACCACATGTTTGGCACTAACATTCGCCAGGGCGTGGTTCTAATGTGCAGTAGAGCCTGCGAGTACCAAGAATTCGTACTTGAAGGTGCAGAGTGGGACAAATACGAGACTATATGGTGGGACCGTTTAGAAAAATACTTTACGCAAGCATAAATAGTTAATAGAACTAAGGATTAACTAAATTGGCTATTCTTCAAATCTCCCGTATTCAGTCCCGTAGAGGACTTTACAACGACCTTCCACGACCACTAGCAAGCGCAGAACTTGGCTGGTGCTTAGATACGCGTCAGCTTTTCATTGGCAACGGTGACACGACAGAAGGTGCTCCACAAATCGGCAATACTGAAATTTTAACCACTGAAAGCAATATCCTAGACTTCGAAAGCGGGTACACATTTCGCGGTGAGGAAGCTGGCGGGTATGCAGTACAGACTGGTCCCAGTGCTCTTGCTCCGGCAGAGCGCTCGATGCAAAACAAATTCGATGACATAGTTAATTTTAGAGATTTTGGCGGAGTGGGAGATGGGGATACAAACGATGTAGATGCGTTTAATCGCGCAATAACTGAGCTTCATATGGAAGCTGGATTATCAAATAGTTTAGTAGCAAATCCAAGACTTCGTCGCACGTTACATATTCCAGCAGGTACATACGTTTTAACTGGTGATGTAATCAGAATGCTACCTTACGTAAAGTTAAAAGGTGACGGAAAAAATTCTACGTTTATTATTCAAACCGATGCTGCCGAAACAAGCGCATTAGTAGCAGTTGAGGTCCCAGGTATTACGCGAGGCAATATAGAAATTGAAGATTTAACTATCGCGCATACTTCTAATACTAGAGATATCGTTAAGTTTGACGGCGTGCAAGATGGTTATTTTTCGAGAGTCCGCTTTCAGTATACGACTTGGACTCTGCAGAATTCGCACTTCACTACAGACTGGTCAACAATGCCGGTTGTAGTAGGGTCTGGTACTGCCGGAGTTAGGTTAGATGCGTCAGTTAGTGGCGCCCAGCAATCTAATAGATTAGTGTTTAACCAATGTGACTTCGTCGCTACGACGTACGGTCTGTACATTACAAACAGTATAAATGGAGTACGAGATGTAAGCATAACTAATAGCTACTTCCATAAGTTGTATCAAGGCGCCGAAGTAGGAGACAATGACGTAGGCGGCACAGTTCCGCCGTCGGGAGTTAGAATCACGCATTCGACATTCAACGAAGTGTTTAGACAAGGTATCAGATCAACTAGTTCAGGTACACAACTAGATACTATTACCGCTGGCGCGGTCAACATTGTTAGCGCATTCAATAGCTACATAAACGTTGGCCGTCAGGGAAGCCCTGCTCCTGGGTCGGCAGTCTATTCAGTCATTGACTACAATGGTAAAAATAGCTATAGTATCGGAGACACATTTGAAGAAAGATTACTAACCGATGCAATTCTTATTAACTTTAATAACAACTTGGGCTTTGCGACATTAAGTAACGGTGGCCTACAGCTTGGTGGGCAGATAACTAGCAATTTAGATTTTGTTTCATTGTTGGACAATCAGACCGACACAGTAGTTATCGGTGTTGGATATGCGCCTATTATCCTTGATTACGCAATTGCGTCCGTCAATGATAAGAGAACCGGAATAATGAAGATAACCACAGATGGTGTTGATGTAACATACGAAGATGAGTACGTTGAAACCACTGACTTTGGTATTAGCATGGTTCCGTCAGTGTCAGGAGCCAACGTTATCCTCACTTACGATACTAACGCATCAACTTTAGGCGGCAACTCAGCAACGTTTAAAGTCACAACGCGGACACTAATTTAGTCCATTTCATCGGGGTATTATATATTCAGTATTACCTTCATCGCTAAGTCATAAGTAAGAAGCAAACACAAAAAGAGAGGCAGTAATGGGCGGAGAATTCGTTGTCGGATCCGTACCAGCAGTAAATACTAAACAACGTTTTTATAAGAGAGAAAAATGGATAACTATCGGCTTTACATTCACAAGAGTAGGTACGCACGATTTATAGATGACAAGAGTCGCAGAGAAAATTGGGACGAAACAGTACAGAGGTTAATAGATTTTTACACAGGCAAGTTTCCAGAATACGCAGCAGTTTTAAACAACGGAATTAGATCACACATTTTAGACATGGAAGTAATGCCATCAATGCGATCATTGATGACAGCAGGTCCAGCGTTAGAGCGCGATAACATCTCAGGATATAACTGCTCATACATCGCAGTAGATAACATCAAGTCGTTCAGTGAAGCACTATACATTCTCATGAACGGCACAGGGTTGGGGTTCAGCGTTGAGCGACAGTATGTTAATCAGCTACCTGTTATTAGTGACGAGTTCTACGACACAGACACAACAATCTTCGTCAAAGACAGCAAGCTCGGTTGGGCAACGTGCTTACACGAACTGATTACTTTGCTGTATCAAGGCAAGGTTCCTAAGTGGGATCTTACTAAGCTTCGTCCAGCTGGCGCACGTTTGAAGACATTTGGTGGTCGTAGTTCAGGCCCAGCACCGCTTAACGAGCTATTAGAATTTACAGTAGCAACATTTAAGAATGCAGCAGGTCGTAAGCTAAACTCGTTAGAGTGTCACGACCTAATGTGTAAAGTCGGAGAGATAGTTGTCGTAGGCGGCGTCCGTCGTTCTGCTCTCATCTCCCTCTCAAATCTCTCCGACACACGTATGCAGAACGCTAAGAACGGACAGTGGTGGGTTGATTACCAACACCGCGCTCTTGCGAACAACAGCGTAGCCTATACAGAGAAACCAGAGATCGGCGTGTTTATGAAGGAATGGCTGTCACTTTACGACAGCAAGTCCGGCGAACGCGGTATCTTTAATCGTGTGTCTGCTAACAAGCAAGCAAAAGCAACAGGCCGGCGCGAAACAGACGGCATTGAGTTTGGTACTAATCCTTGTGGTGAGATCTTACTTCGGCCAAACGAGTTCTGTAATCTAAGCGAAGTTATCATTCGCGACGGCGATACATTAGAGCGTCTAATTGACAAAGTCCGCTATGCTACAATCCTTGGCACATTCCAAGCTACTCTAGTAGATTTCAAATATATACGCAACATCTGGAAAAAAAATTGCGAAGAAGAAAGATTGTTGGGCGTGTCGCTTACTGGTATTATGGATCACCAGATTATGTCTGGGCGCAAAGGTTCTGAGCTATTAGCTGAATGGTGTGATATTTTACGTCAAACAGCAATCGACACAAATAAAGAATGGGCAGAAAAGCTAAGCATTAATCAATCAGCAGCAATCACAACTATCAAACCAAGCGGCACAGTCTCGCAATTAGTTGATTCGTCGTCAGGAATCCACACCCGCTATTCACAATACTATGTTCGCACAGTTCGTCAAGACAAGAAGGATCCGCTTGGACAATTTCTAAAAGACGCAGGTGTTCCGTGTGAAGATGATGTGACCAAGCCAGATTCTACTTGGGTCTTTTCTTTCCCACAAAAGGCTCCAGATCACGCCGTTTTCCGCAATGATATGACCGCAATCGAGCAGTTAGAGCACTATTTGGTCTTCAAGAAACACTGGTGCGAGCATAACCCGTCTATCACTGTATATGTGCGTGAAACAGAATGGTTAGAAGTTGGTAGCTGGGTTTACGAGAATTTTAACGATATCGGCGGAGTTAGCTTCCTACCACATTCTGATCACAGCTACCGTCAAGCACCGTACCAAGAGATCAACGAAGAACAATACAACGAAATGGCTGCTAAGATGCCAAACATTGTTTGGGACGCATTTCTCGAAGCAACAGATAACGTCGAAGGTGCTCAGATGCTCGCATGTACGTCTGGGATCTGCGAGATAGGTTAACAATGAAGATCGACGAGATAGAGATGGTAGGAGATCTAGAATTTCCGTACAGCGAAGCTGAAAAGCGTCTTGCTGTCTCTTCTCCTCGTGGATCCTTTGAACAGTTTATCTTGTACTATGCTGAACAAGGTAATGTTAGAACGTTGATCTTAGTTGACGACGAAAAGAAGATTGCTGCGATTGCGACCTTTGTTACCCATATTAACGGTAAAGTATGGCAGGCAAAGAACGTAGCTTCTTATTCCCCGTATAAAGGATTGCAACTGGCAGGAAAATTGTACAAGCACGTAAAGGAAAAATTCGTTAAATCAATTCAAAGTGACAACGAACAATCTTGGGCAGGTCGAGTATTATGGACTAAGACGTTGCCCGCCTTAGGCATGAAACCAATGGTGTTTGATACTAAGACAGAACGTATCATTGACCCAGCAGTCACTCGGGTCGATATGTACCCTGAAGATGAATCTGACCCGAGCTTGTACAGATATATGTGGATACTAGAAAGACATGATCATTATCCGTCGCAGAACTTAATGAATGAAGATTCACTTTTAATGCCATATACCGGCTTATGGTATAACCCAAATAAAGGAAAACCATGTTAGTAGAAAAACAAAAGTATGAAGCAGAGAAGATAGTCTCATTTAAAATTTTAAACGGAGACGAGATTGTAGCCAGGGTGGTTAGCGACGACGAGGATAGCTTTACCATCACTACACCGTTAGCTATTGTTCCGTCACAGAACGGAATAGTTTTAATGCCGGCCTTGTTCTCAGTTGAGGCAGGAAAAAACATTCGTCTTGACAAGAAGCATGTTATGCTCCACGGCGAAACAGTTGATCAGTTAGCTGACCATTACCGTGAGAAGACAACTGGTATTCAAACGGTTCGTAAGCCAGGCATTATCGTATAAATATAGTGTCTAGAGGAATCTATTAATGCCGTTAGTAAATATCGAGTTTGGAAACATAGCAACGATAACTTCAGAGTTTGGCACATTCACTATAGCCAGAAACCCGTCGTCCTTCTCAGTTATAGGTCCGGACACGTTTTCATCCGAATTTCAGTTTTTAGCTAACGTAACAGGGAACCTTGCTAACATTGGCAATGTTGGCGAAGTTAGTTCTTCTATTAGTAGTGAGTTTGAATATGCTATTTCGTATCAAAATGCTGCGGCGTCAGTGTCTGCTAAAATTAAAGAACTATCCGACGCCCAACTCAATAGTAACGTAGCATTGATCCACAGTGATTTTGTGTCGCTTAATAGTAACGTAGCATTGATCCACGGTACTCAAATAGTGATAAGCAAAGATATACAAGATATACGAGACAGAGCGTCAAACGAAGATTATGGAATTGTTACAGTAAGCAGTAACAGTGACATCTATGCTCTTGATCGTGCTGCTACGATAAACGCACTACGAAAGTCCGGAGAGCTAGCAGATGTAGAGGCAGAAATGACAGATCCTACTCCTCTCCCATATGACTCTTCACATTATAGTAACATTGGAAACATTGTAAGTAGCGGCGGGACTGTTAGTAGTTACGACGATTACTCTTGATCATGTCAAGAGGAGCTGCGCGTAGAGGAATAGATGTTGCTGGTGGTGTAATCCTAGTTGGATCGTCGAACGTTACCACTAATGGAGCCCAGCAGGCTCGCATCGGAGACCCAGTTGCTCCGCACGGAAAAGGAAAACATCAATCTCCAGTTATGGCTACTGGATCTCCGGTGGTCATAACAAATGGCATTCCAACTAGTCGATTGGGTGACGTAGCAACTTGTGGTCACCCAACTACTGGTTCACCTAATGTGTTTGTTGGAGACAGTCCATTTCCAGTATTCGCAGTAGTAGAACCAGGAGTTTACCTAGTAGGAGGGGCCACCGTGTACGATAACACGCCAGAAGCGCAAGTTAAAGCTTCGGCCGCTGAAGAAGTAGCATCACCGGCGATGAGTACCGAACCGCAAGCAGGCGCACCAGTTGCTCCTGTTCCTGACCCTGTAGGGTGCGAACAGTTTCCAGATGTTATTACTGCTCAGGAAACAAGGATACCGGTTAGTAAGTATTTTAAACTAGCTGACTGTAAAGGTATTCCAGTAGCTCAACGCGGTTTAACAGCCAAGCAGATTTGTTGTAATTGGGCATCGTTGTGCACAGCGATATTAGACCCGATATACACCGCACATAAGTTTTCGATCACAAGTGGCTGGCGACCAGTGTCTGGAGGAAAAGGCAATACCGACCACGGACTTGGGCTTGCTGCCGATATACAAGTAGCAGGAAGCGTAAACGGAACAATCGAAATGTTCAAATGGATAGTAGATTCCGGATTGCCATTTACGCAAGTAATTTACGAACGGTCAGGATCATCCGGAGTAGGCTGGGTACACGTATCTTACAAAACTGCGCCAAGAGGTGGGGCGAAAACAATGTGGACCTACACAGGTGGCCCGCCTTATAGCCACGGAGGTGCAAACGGAGAGAATTTACCACCGTTGTTGTCGTAGTTACCTAGCCAAAATACTAGGTAATTTAGTAGTTATGTGCTACTATAATATATGATTGTATGAAGTAAATAACAAACAGGTTAAAATACCTGAAACGAAGCGCAAAAAGGAGACCCAACATGGAACGAAGTATATTCCAAGGAAAGTTGTCGTTTGCAATACTCGTTTGGTTAGTTGTATTTTTCTCGATGTCGGCTAAGCAGGCCACTATTAAAACTTATATCGAGACTACTACGCAAAGCACTAGCTACTCGTTTAATCGACTATTAGAATCAGTATCGTTACAGAGCAAAATTGACTCAGTAACAAAGCAGTTTTCAGATAACAAGCCGAAAGTAATCGAAGTTCCGAAAGATGACTTGAAGTGTATGTCTGAGAACATTTACTACGAGGCAGGTAATCAAAGCTATGTCGGGAAACTGGCAGTAGGCCAAGTAGTCTTAAACCGGGCGAAAGCACCTGGTTACCCAAATACCGTCTGTGGTGTTATTTATGAAGGGGTAAACAGTCTGAAGACGACTGTGTGCCAGTTCTCGTGGCTCTGCGAAGATAACAGAAAAGGTATTGACAAGAACAGCGTTACCTGGACGCAAAGCGTGAAAGCAGCAACCGAACTTCTTTCTAAGAAAGAAATGATAGTAGATATCACTGAAGGTGCTACTAATTATCACGCATCGTACGTCTCTCCGTCCTGGGGTAAGCAACTTCATTTCGTTACGCAAATTGACGACCACATCTTTTACAGAAAGAGATAAGTAATTATGTGATACCAATTCGTGACAGCTACGCTAAGATGTTGGAATTAGGTTCGTTAACGACGAGCAGGATGGCTGTCACTGAGTTAACAAAAAAGATGCGCAAAGTAGTAGGCACCGACGAGATTCGTTTGTTTACTAAACGAGATAGCAAAGTAGATAAGAACGATATTGTAATAGGCGGATTGTATGATCCGTTTGAGGATCAAGCAGGTTTGCCATCAGTTAGCATCTATGTAACATATTCACCTAAACAAAAAACTATTCGATTCCAAGATATTGACTGGCCGTCTATTTCTCTTTGCGTAGTTGAATGTATCGGACACGAACTAGTACACCAAGAGCAGTACAGGGCAAGAGACTTTGATCTTGGACCTACCTTTTTTGTTAGTGCTAAAGAAGACAAAGCCTTGCGCGAGAATCAAGAGTATTTAGGTAGCACAGACGAAATAGAAGCATACGGATACAGCATCGCAGCAGAGATTTTCTTAAAGGAATGTCCGGAGAAGATATCCGGAAAGAATGTAGTAAAGACCGCTTTATACAAGTCTTACGTAGAAGCGTTCGGAGCAAATCACATAGTAGTTAGGCACCTTCTTGAGAACGTCCTAAAGTACTATAAGCGGTTCATCACTATCGAAGGAGTAGTCAATGTCCAACAAATCAGCAACAGTAGAGTTTGAAGAAGTCGACGCAGACCTAATAGACGATGATGAGATTACTTCTGAGGACTACGGGTTCATTCTTGACGCAGACGGAAACTTAAAGTCCGTCTTTATGCCTGAACATTGTATGGAACTTCCGGAATCCGTAAAAGAGATTTGTAAGGTGTTTGGTATCGAACACCCAAACCAAATCTACGAACACACCATTCACTAATCAATTACTGGATCGGTAATTACCAACTGCGGACCAACGTCAGAGTAACGAATCATAATGTTACCACTGTGTAAGTCGATTCCGGCGTCACTCTTTCTATAAACTTTGTTGATTAGCGCAGCAGCATTAAGGAAATTCCGGTCTTTTATTTTAGTAGGATGTATGGTCCCGTCTACAGCTGAACTAACAGCATACGCTAATTGAGTTGCGATACCCTTAGAAGCAACGCCTGTAAATCGCTCTAAGTATTGGTCTGTAAAGATTGTTTTAAAAATTACCTCTATATCAAACCCGTTTGCACTCATTGACTCTGTCAGATGTTCCATATGAATAGCGAACATTATGTTACCTGCTGCAGGTGCTTTGACTTGTTGAACTGAAGTTATCTTAGGGAAGTAAGGATTAACGTTAGAGTATTTTCGGCTCAGTAAAAGGTATTGCATAGCTGCGCAGTCTCTAATTGCTTTCTCCGTTCCGAATATCTTAACAACCGAGTTGTCACCTGGTTTGCGAACAACTACTGCTTCTACCCCCGACCCTAGTAGCTCGTATCCGTCGTCGTGAATCTTTCTGTGCGCCGGAGTCAGAAACGGATTAGATTTATTGTAGTAAGAGGATGAAAAATCAGCTGGGTCCGAAATTCGGTCGGCATGCCACACCCGTTGGTATTTGGCCTGCTCTGCCGGGTCAGCATACGGAAGAGCAGCTTCGTTAGTCTCGTTACCTGTTACAATTGCGTTATCAGCTAACCCTTTAAGAGCTTCGAAGTTCTCTCGGGCTAACTTGTTTGAACTAACAATCTTGTCAAGCGCGACGTCGTGTCCGCCTTCTCTGTAGCGTTTCCGCACTTGCGCTATTGCTTGGTCAATTGGAGTATCAACTAATACTATGGTCGTTGAGTATCCGTTCCTTTGTGCGAGAGCTAACTTGTTCTGCTGTGCCTTTAGGTTCGTGCCAGTTGTTGGGTGAGCTACGTTCTTCTTTTCGGCAAAGGCTTTTTCGAGCATTGGCTTAATTGCGGAAATAGCTGGGCCAACACCGAGCTCGCCTTTTATAGCATCTACATCAACGAGTAAAAACTTTGAGTAGGTAGGATCATTTGAAATAAAGTAATTTTTGCCTGATCCCGCGCCTCCTATCACGATAACAAATTGTGGTCTGATTTGATTTAGATTCATGATGATGTTCTTAGGTGTTCGCCGCCGTTATATAACGGATCAGACAATACAAGCTGTGGTCCAAACTTAGTCGGGCGAATCATTATGTTTCCGATGTGTAAGTCTATTAGAGTATCAACATCGTATTGCGAATCCATCTGCTTTGCTACTGCGATAATAAGTTCTGCTGCTTGTTTGAACTGCGGATCAATTACTAAGTAAGCTAATTTTCCGTTAATGGCGTATTTGATGTATCGGGTAAAATGGTTAGTGTTTTCCATGTATGATACAAAGTCGGGTCCGAATATTTTCTGTAGCATAATCTCCATTTCTGGAGTAGCCGCACCTTTGTAAGAGGTGTCAAAAGGAAATAAACGTTCCATCCTGACAGCATACCCTTTTACGCTTTTGTTCTTACCTGAAATCTGCGGGACTTCGTTAAAGCTTAGGATTCTTGGGAGGTAAGGATTTGACCCAGCATACTTTTTAGTTGCTAACAGGTACTGGAGATGAGCATTTTGCCCAAGCTGTTGATAAGTACCAATGATTTTAAATACTGAGTTTGCGTCGTCGTAGCGAACTACTGCCGCTTCGGCACCAGTACCGACGTGCCTAAGCTTATTGTCTATCGTAAATGGGTTTTCTATATCCTCAGGGCGATCGTAGCCGTGATCGTCCCACAGGTTGCCTGGCTCTTCAAATTCGTGATTCCAGACCTGTTTAAATATTTGTTCTTTGTCCTGGGAAACTGGTGCTACAGGACCTTCAATGATGAATTCGTTTGCTCGCATTCATTATTTATCTCTGGATGCTTAGTCGAACGCCGTTACCTCAACAGTAACACCTTTGGGTTTGTTGCCGTTAGTAAAGTTGATAAATGTATCGCATTCGATAATGAACGGATCACCAATGTCTAAGCTAACGTATTCGTCTCCTTGCATTCCTGCTTCGCTGTATTCGATTGCCTCTGCGGCCCGTGCTGAGAAGCCTTTCTTAACGAGCAGAGCACGGAAGTCAGCTATCCAGGTTTTGTCAGTGTAGATCAGGCCGTCGTTGTGCGTATCCCAGGACTCGTCAAAATACACCCGCAGCTCGCCAAAACGGGAATCTAACAGCGACTCTCCGTCTAGGTACGGTATTTCGAGTCGTGTAATAGTTACGTTAGCAGCCACGTTTGACCACAAGCCGCTGTGTCCATCAGTACGGCATCCGCCGATTGGCTTTTTCAATGGTTTCTCCTCGGTGGAAACTGACTAAAGTCATCTCTGTCGTTTTTGCTTGCTACTGGTGGCTGCTTATCTTTTTCGTACTCGCGCCCAACAATGAAGCCAAAGATAAAGACAGAGATGATAAATATGCATACGCCGGCTACTACGATCCAGATATTCATGTTAGAACACCTGGATCTGGAAATGCCCGTCTACTTCAACGAACACCTTACCTATACAGTAAGTGAAGCCGTCCTTCAATTCCCGGCCAACGCGGGCAGCATTGAAAGCAACTTGATCAGCAGTAACTTCGTCAAACAATTCTGCGGTGAAGAAGCCGTTCTTCCAAACAAAGTCATGTTCGGGATCGCCGTCGTTGTGAGCGTGTTCCATCGTTTGCACCCCGTCGACCGTCTTGTGCCGAAACACGTAGAACCGGCTGTGGCTTGCGTCGTTTGTGTATCTCTTGGTTGTCATTTTTGCTTCCTTTTCTTTGCGCCGAGCATACATATATGCCGGGCTGGTTGTGTCTTGAACTGTCATTTCTGTTCCTTTTCGAAATCCTTCAACGTGCGGATAACGTCTTCGAGCAGGTCTGCCTTTGCCCGGCAACGCACATAGTATTCCGCGTCCTGGTAACCACCCGGGCTTTCATATTCCGACAAGTCGTATTCAAACCCTTCGATGATTTCACGCAACGTGGTCATTTTTCTTAACTCACTGTATCGAATATTTTTTGCAAACCGCACACTTCGCACTTGTAAGCGGACCAGCGTCCGTGCGGAGCTGTATAAACAAGCTTGAACGAATGGTTACAGGTATCAGTCGCATACTTTTGGACTGCGACCTTTTTGCCGTTCTCTGCCTTTTGAGGCTTGTTGGTGTCGTTCATTCTTTAATCCCAAACTTTGCTCGAATTTCGATGCCACAAACTAATGCACCGTTGCCCAACCCGGGCAGTTCTTCGTCAGCTTCAACGCTGTCGCATACAGCTAAACATTCTCTGGCAATAAGCTCAGCGAACTTTTCTGCGAATACGAGCGGTATGTAAATTTCGTCGTATTCAACCGAGGATGAAAGCGGCGGTTGAATTTTTTCGTACGGAACTTCTTGCAATGCCTTGACAACCAGCTCTCGTATAGCAGTATTCATTGATAACTCCTTAAAAACGTGTCGGGGCTCTGAACTGCGGGTAGTCTCTGCGCCGTTGCAGCTCGAGGCGCGTTTCGCGTACCAGTTGCATGTCAACCTTTTCGCCCTCGGCCAGCACAGCTTCGAGGTTTTCGAGGTTGCTGCGCAGGTGTGCCGTACCCAGCATTCTCAAGCTGCGGTAGTCGATTTTGGTAACGTCTGTCATTTTGCTGCTCCTTACTTGGCGGTGTTCAGCGCAGGGTTGTTAACGCGGATCATCTCGAGCTCTGTACGATGCGCTAGTAATTTACCACGCACGACTTGCAGGATGCCCATTTCAAAGTTTTTAGCACCGTGTTCGCGGATCGCTTTGCACAGTGTCCAGTTACGGCCTTCTGTCAGTGCGCGGCGGATGTGTTTTTGAACGCGAACCTTAAGCGCCTTTTGCGTGTCGCCTACTGTGAGGCCCACATACTGCTCGCCAGTAACCACGTTAGTCAAGACATACAGCATGTGGTTTCTGTCGCTGCGGGCTTTACGTGCTCTTGCCATTTGCTTTTACTCCGTTGCGTTATTCAATAAAGCTATTATACGCTCTTTTGCCAAAAAGTCAACCAAAACGTGAGATAAATGGCCTTTATAAATCAATGACTTACAAAAATCTGGCCTATATAAATCAATGACTTACGTCGCCTATTCCGCCGCACTCGCTACCCTGTGTAGAATCAATGACTTACAAGTTGTTGATTTTAAAGAGAATTCACTTCTGACACTGCGCAAGTTTTGGTTGACTTTTTGGTAAAAGGCTGTATAATAGCTTTATTGAATAACACAACGGAGCAACAAAATGCCCAAGATGCGCGAAGTGAAGTTAACAAAGCCGGGCGCTACCAAAGCCGCAAAGGCCCCGAAATACACTTCCTACTTCAACGCTGAAGGCGTGAAGGTTACCGTTTGCAACACCACTTTCGCAGCGCCCAAGCAACTCACTGCCCGCTGCTAAGAATGTTCAAGTACACTCCGAAGCCGCAAATCCTGCGTGACATGCAAGTGCCACGCACGGGCGCATGGTGGGACAAAGAATATTTCAAACGCGCCGAGATTCTGCGGCGCTACGGCGTCGAAGCGACCTACATCATGCAGTCCGTCTTTCGCTCGTACTTCCCGGAGGTTTGCTACTTTAGCGCCAAGCGTGTCCGCCATGTACCGGTGCACGGATACCTGTTTCCAGTCGAAATGTTCGAGGAAGAAAAAGGTTGACCTTTTGGCAAAATGGCTGTATAATACGCTCATACGCTAACGATACGGAGCAACAAAATGCTTAACAAAGACACCTTGTGCAAGCTACTGCGCGAGAACGACAAGGCCGTAGCAAGGGCGCTGGTCGTCCTGAACGAGCATCAGACGCGTGACGAGCAGGCGCAAGAAAACACCAAATACTTGAACGGCGAAGGTTTCCGCCCGTGCCATGCGCGGATGGGCACTTCGATGGCGCAGTTCTACCTGCGCAAAGGCTACTTGACTGCCAAGCAGATCGCTTACTGGCGCAAGCCGATGAAGTGCGGTAACATGCGCATCGGCGTGTACTGGAAGCAACTGGCCCTGGCTGCTGAAGCGAAAGCTAAGGCTGCTCCGGTCGCTGCTCCTGCGGTTGATGTCGGCAACGCCGCGGAGGCGATGAACGCGGAGCGCGAAATGCAGCGCATGGAAGCCGAGGGCGACGCCGAACAGACGCGCACCGACGAGCTGAACAAGTTCGTGGCCCGCTGCGCGATGGAGAATCCTGCGCGTCAGCACATGATCAACGCAATGCAGAACGAGGGATAAAATGAAACTCATAAGCCACGTAATTGAACGGATGGCGGAAGACGCCTACCATAACCACATGTCCGGTTCGATGAATAGCCCGTTCTACGGGATGGACTTTGACCTAGTTGCGTTCATTTACGAAACAGATTCCCAGAAAGTGTTTAACCTGACGAATAAGGCATTCAAGAAAGTGCTAGCCGAAAGGAAAGGCCATTAAATGGACATTATGACCGCTGCTGCAACCTGCCTGAAGCTTACCGAACGCAAGAAAGTCTGGAAGCTTACTGCGCAAGAAACCAAAGAGCTCGCCGACGCCCAGGCGTTTGTGCAGAACTGGGCGAAGACTGCGGCTTCCAACGCAAAGATTTCTGACCCGTGTGGGTTGATGAAATGAATTTGGTTGACCTTTAACCAACTTCAGCGTATAATGTAAAACACGCTAACAAAACAGAATCGAAAAACATCATGCCTTGCAGAAGTTACGAAGATGACTTTCCTAGTAGCCAACGATCGGCTGCTGACCAAGAACAAATCGATCGCCTTGCTCGTATTGCCTGTAAAGCAATGCAAGAGCTCGAACGCCAAGGAGTTGAAGACTTTATTCTGCTCGGCGACGAGGAAGTGCGCAACTGGTGGAAGAAGCATAAAGAAGCCGATGCGAAAGCTGCGGCCGAGGCCCAAGCCCGCGCAGAACGACACGCACAACGAGAAGAAGCCAAACGTCGCAAGGAAGAATTAAAGGCGCGGGCACTTTCCAAGCTTGACCCGGATGAAATCAAGGCACTCGGAGTGAAACTATGACAACGATTACGATTCTGTTTATTTGGCAGGTTCTTGCTGCTGAGCGGTATTCTGTTCACACAGGATGGGTAAACGTTGGAGAGTTTAGCTCGCCGGCAGCGTGTGAAGAAGCAAAACGCCTCCTTGCTGTTCCTACTGCTAGGTGCGTCCCAGAATGAGCTACAAGATCGAAATTTACTTTTACGGCTCAAAGAGCAAACACAAGCTCTACGACAGTCAAGCAGCCTATGACAAGTGGTGGGCGGCTCGGTGTAAAGAGGAGAAGTGGTACAAGTCACTTAACATGACCTACGGACTGCGCGGCTACGTTAATGGTGCGCTCGATAAAGAATTCGGGGACTTTACTCCGTATAAGGCCCCGAAGTGAGGATGAACTAACATGGGAATGACCGAACAAAAAGCGATTTTCCTTGGGCTGCGTGAAATAGCCGAGGACACCGAAGAGAACATCAACGTTCGAATTAACGCTTGGTGCGAATGGGGCAGGATGTCACGCAACAGCAGCGACGCTTCGCTAGCATTGCGGAATATCCAGGACCTCGTCAACAATAACTTTTAAAAGAAAGTAACATGGAAATCAACTATCGATTCATTGGCTGGTGTAACAAGACTGATCGCGACGGCAGCAAGCACGACAAGGTGTGGACTGCGTTCGAGGTCGACGGCGTTTATTACGCAGGTTGGGGTGCTCGCGGTAAGACGCTCCAGTTCAAGCGGTACGGCAAAGGGTGGGCCGGACAAAACGAGCAAGACAAGGTAATGCGGTCGAAGGATGCTGCGAATCGTGGCAAGTATACCGAGGTCGACGCATTCCAGCTGTTCTCGATATTTCCGTATTTCAAAGATGACGTTGAGAAGTACTTGACGTTCGGTATCCTGGCTAACAAGATCAAGTAAACGTGGAACGTTACATCAATCATCCTCGAGAATGGCCGCACGTGAAAACAATGTTCTCACTTGCTGGTCCAATTTACGATCAAGACGCATACGAAGATTACAGAAAGGTTCAAGCCATTCTGTTTCGCATTGACGTCGAGCACCTACATCATTGGACAAGGTATTGTAACATGTTACATCGTCCTGGACCTCCTGCTGTAAAGGAAAAGCGTAAGCGCCTAGAAAGAGAATGGGGCGACTACATTAATGGAATGCTCGATAAAGCCAGCAAGTTACAGATGATGATCGTGCTAACTCAGCGCAAATAAAGGGATTTTCAGCTAAATACTAGCGTAAAATACCAGTTGACCTTTTTGGCAAATGGTAGTATAATGTATTCATAGTAAGAAAACAACCGGAGATCCAAAATGGCACACAAACTCATACACCAGATCACTGACGCCAACGTTGATGAGGCTGAGATCATGGAACTGTATCAGGACTTGATCTCCATATACGACAATCCGTTCGACGACGCTGTAATCGAAGCGGTTAACGTGCGCAAGTGCGCCTATGTCGAAATCGAACAACTCCGCGCGAACTAAGCAGTAACTCTTCCGTCAGGATAAATACTGTAAGGAGACTTACAGTATGTCAAGCAACGGAATTTCTCATCTCGTCGACAAAGCAGACCGCAGGACAGCTAAGTTGGCTTTGGCTGATGCCGCACGATCAGCAGCCCTACCTATGGTAGTTAGCGGAGGCACAACCTGGCAGTTTCAAGTATTCGTCCCTACTACTTTTAGAGATTGGAAAGTCTCTACAGCATACCTGTTAAACGAGTATGTCCGAGTACCATCAAACGGTCATTACTACAAGTGCACGGTCGCCGGAACAACTGCTGCGGCCGAACCAGTTTGGCCAACCAACTACGACCACCGCCCACTCAACGTGCTAAACACCGGTTTGGTTGCTCCTACTCTTGGTAGACCTTGGCAGGTATAATCGCCGTAATATTTGAGTTACGGTCGCCCCCGGAAATTATAAGACCTTACTAAGGTATCTTTTTCTGGCCTCAGATATTTTGCGCCTGGCTTCTTCGGAGTGCTTCTTTCCGGCATTTGCAGCCGGCTTCCCTTTTCTTGCTGCTGACATTTTAACTCTGGTTTCTTCTGAAATAGGTGGGCGACCTTTTCCACGATTAGCAATAGATAGTGCTCTTTTATGTTCTTCAGACATAGGACCTAACTTTCTACCTTTAATAGTATGACCACCAAACCCGCCGGCAACTCCATCTTCAAATAATAAGTTTGCCCATTCCTTGGATTCGATAATGTTATTTTCTTTTGAAAAGTCGAGAGCAAATTCAGTTAACTCTTTTTGATCAGTAAACAACCTCAACCAAGTAGTTGTAACGTTATTTCCGTGTTTCTTAAGGTGTCTTTTCCACATTAACCCAGAACCTTTATATTTAACAGGATCGCTACTAATGGTTTTACCGAAATACTTCAATCCGGTAACATTATGCTGTTTTATGTATAGGTAAGTTGGCTTAAACTCTTGTGTTTTTGTGGCAGTAGTGTTATCATAAATAGTAGTGTTGGTCATATATCCTCCCAAGGATGACTAAGGCAGTTGGATATTTGCGTATCGCGAACTGCACTATTATTTATCTTTTTTGGAGCATTACTTTTGATTCTAGGTCTTATAACTCTTTTAACGGCTCTTTCGATATCTTTCATTGCCGCTTGGTATTCAGTAGTCGGTCTCACAGCAATCTTTGCCGCGGCTGTTATTCCTATTATCGTTATGGGAATAGCATTAGAACTCGGCAAAGTTGTTTCTACAGTTTGGTTACACTACAACTGGTCACGTGCCGATTGGAAAATCAAATCCTATCTAACGGTTGCTGTTGGCGTGTTGATGTTCATTACCTCAATGGGTATCTTCGGATTCCTTTCAAAAGCCCACTTAGAACAAGCTGTGCCGTCTGGTGACATACAGGCCCAAGTTGCGTTATACGATGAGAAGATACTAACACAAAAAGACAACATCGCCTCGGCGCGTAAGGCACTAGTTCAGCTTGACAGCGCAGTTGATCAAACAATGGCCAGAACGACCGATGACACCGGTGCTACTAGGTCAGCTAACTTGCGCAGGTCGCAAGCTAAAGAACGCGCAGCATTACAGAAAGACATTGATGCCGCGCAAAAGACAATCACGAAACTACAAGAAGAACGAGCGCCAGTCGCAAGTCAGTTCCGTAAAGTAGAAGCGGAGGTCGGGCCTATTAGGTACGTGGCTGCGCTAATTTACGGCGACAACCCTGATCATAATCTATTAGAATCGGCCGTTCGGTGGGTAATCATAATCATTGTGTTTGTGTTTGATCCACTTGCCATTGTTCTAATCCTAGCAGCAACCTCGTCTATTGACTGGTCTAAGCTTGATAGGCGTAAAAAGAAGCACGACGAAATAATTGAGCAGATCGAAGAAACAAAAGAGGCAGCAGAGCTAGCAGCATTACAGGCTCAGGCGGATTCTGTTCCTGTTGCTCTCATGCTACCACCGGAACCTATTCCTTCCCCATCCGAAGATGAGATGCTAAAGCTTGTTGAAGAAGCAATCGCAGCAACCCGAGCCGAGTGTGCCGCAGAGGCAGAGCAGGCCCGGCAAGCAGAGATTATTCAGATTGCTGCTGAACAGGCAGTAGAGCAGCAAAAGGCCGAGGAAGCAATAGCAGCTCGTGACGCAGAAATTGCGCGTCTTAACGGAGATTTAGAAAAAGCAGTAGAGCTTATCCTTGAACAACCTGGAGAAAGTAAAGAGATTTCGGCTATTATTCAAAACAACGCAGCGAATTTGCTGGAAACGCTCCCGACAGACGAACAAACGCCCGAGGTGACCAGCCTTACTGTAAGTGCGGATCCTCAGCCACTGCCGCAGTTTCCAGCAAAGCATAAAATAGTTCTTCCACCGTTAGAAGGATTACCTGAAAATTTCCCTAAGGGAGGTAATGCCCACTTTGGAGTAACATTCCCGAAAGATCCTGAGGCCGGAGACTTGTTCTTGCGTGTTGATATGGTTCCTAGCACATTATTTAAATGGAGCGGTGAAAACTGGTTCCAGGTTGATAAAAACGTTACTGACACTTATGCTTACGATAAAGAGTATATCAAGCTTTTGCTTTCTAAAGTCGAAAGCGGAGAGTACGACATTGACGATCTTAGTCAAACTGAACAAGATCAGATCGCAGCGTATTTAAATGAACAAACGCCTAAGTAAATTAGTTACTCCACCTGATGTTGTAAAAGGACGAGCGTATAGTGTAGTCGTCATCGACCCTACATTGGAAGAAGTTGACGACTTAGCACTTTTCTTACAGTATTCGGAACGCCAGTTCAACGTGTATCTTTATCGGGCAGAGATGAACGACGAAGAATGGCTAAACAAAGTGGTTGAGAAATCTAACACGGTTATAGTGAACACCGTAAATACTGTTTGCAGCGAGATAAAAGACCGGCTAGTAGTTAACCCAAAAAACTTTTATTATGGTCAAAAGAAGTTTATAATGAATAATAACAAAATTGAAAAGCCGATAGATTTTTTCGCGCAATTTACCTTAAAGGATAAGAATGTCTCAAAATAACTATGTGCCGCCGATGGCGCCAGGATCGAAGGTGTATGTCGCTGAAGGCAAGTTTGAAGCAGCAATGCGCAAGTTTAGAAACAAGATACAAGACAGCGGTTTAATGATTGAACTGCGCGAGCGCGAGTCTTACGAAAAACCGACGACCAAAAGAAAGCGGGCTGCTAGCCAAGCTAAGAAGCGTTGGGAACGTAAGTTGGCAGGCGATTCTTTACCAAAACAGAAATATTAATGAAGTCGAATGAGTTTACGCCCGAAGCAACGCAGTTCGGGGAATTTCCAGATGATAAAGTAGATCATCAGTTCATCAATGCCGAGATAGACGATGCTGTAAAAATAACTGAGGTCTCAGAAACATTATCGCTTTGGGAAAAAGACAAATACTTGATTCTTAAAAAAGATCAGGCATTGTTAATAGGGTTTGTTAAGATTAGTCGAGACAGGCTACTAGGCAACATTTATTCTCATATTGATCTAATTTACATAGTTCCAACCTTTAGAAAAACTTCAGCGATTAAATGGTTACTCTACGCAGTTAAAGAATTTGCTAAGGATCCAGTTATAGCAGATGGAGCTATTTTCGCCGGAGGGCAAGAGTTAATCAATTCGTTAGGAAAATATGGAATGGCTACTCCGTCTGTATTGAATAAGATAACTGGAGAAAAGACCAAGCTAGTAGAGCCGATCAATGATCCAGACTTATGTTACATGTTCGAATCAACTAAGTTGGGTCCAGGTAAGAATTACTTTTCAGAAGATGTAAATAATCGTGGCCAAGGGTGGGTTTGGTATGCTGAGACCTTGTTTGAAGAGATATAACCAAAACAGAAATATTAACCAAAAAGATTGACTTACTACGGCAAATCCCGTAGTATGTTATATAAGGAGAATTAGGTGAAACCATATATCAAGTTACTTACGGCTATGGCCGTAGTTACTGCCCTGGCAGGGTGTGGAGCATTTACTGCTAGGTTCGACAACCAAGAATACATGACCTATGTGTCTATGTCTGATCGCGCAGTTAAGCTCAACGGTGCTTGCGGAGATACTAACAAGGAACGAGCAGAGCACGAAGTAATGCGGCAACTGTCGAACACTGCGGTTATCTACGCAGGTCATCGTCCAGACGAAGTATCAAAAGAGTTCGCTTCGACTATGGCAGGCTTGGTGTTGCGATTTAAGGTAGGCGGCAGCGTAGTTTATTGTAAAGAGTCAGCTGAGAACATGAGAACCGCAGCCAGCACTATTCTATATGCTCTCGGAGCAAGGAGTCACAATTAAAATGATGAACCTTAACGAACTTCTAAACCACGAAGACAGACAAGTGGCAGAGCTCGCTGCTCGAGTTAGCAGATACAAGACGCTACTGAACTCTAATCAGATTAACGAAGAAGAATTCAAGAACCTAAGCGATCAACTGCTAGACTTAAAAAAGCTCCAAGACGCAGCCGAGACAGACGCGCAGAAGCGGCTCCTTGAAACCGCAGTCAAAGCTTTACGCCTTATCTGTAGCATACTGTAATACCTTCACCTCACAAAACAGGTAACACAAAATGGCACACGCCGACATTGGAATTAAAGAAAAAATTAAGCCGAAGCTAGATTTAAAGCCGCCTCCCTTGTTTAACGTCATCTACATCAACGACGAAACTACGACAATGGAATTCGTAGTTATGAGCCTGGTCGAGGTATTCGATCATTCTCCAGAGTCAGCCGCTGATATTTGCGAAAAGATCCACGTTGACGGATCTGCTGTAGTTGCTGTTCTGCCGTATGAGCTAGCAGAGCAAAAAGGCGTTGAAGTAACGATGCTTGCTCGCAACAATGGATTTCCACTTTTGGTGAGATTGGAGCCGGTAATCTAAGATGGCTCAACTCATGTTAGACCTTGAAACCTGCGCAACAGGTGAGGACGCAGTAGTTCTCACCTTCGGTGCGGTAAAGTTTGATCCGTACAGCGATGCGGAACCGAACATGCCGTTATATATCCGCGTCGACGTAGAAGAGCAAACTGAACGCGGCCGGGTCGTTGATCCGAGCACAATGGACTGGTGGATGCGACAGCCACAAGCCGCACAAGATGAAGCCATGGGGGAGGACGGCCGGATCAGTATGGATGAGTTCACTAATCAGATTAGCCGCTACATTGTAGGTGCTGACAAGATTTGGGCACAAGGACCTTTGTTCGACATCCTTATTCTTCAGCACATGTATAAGCAGCTTGGCAAGCCGTGTCCGTGGGAATACTGGAGAATCCGTGACAGCCGCACAGTAGGCGACATGGGCGACTATTCCTTCAAGACAAGCAACTCTCAAGCGCACAATGCGTTAGCTGATGCCTATTCGCAAGCAAAAGGCGTTCAGGCAATCTACAAACAATGCGGGGTAAAGAAGAAATGAACTACCGACTATACTCGTTCGTAAACTTTTACCTGTCGTCTATTCAACAAGGCGTACAGACTGCTCACTTAGTCGCTAACATGTTTACTGACAATTGGCAGACTGATACGCAGAAAACTATGTTACACGAATGGGCAACTAAAGACAAGACACTTATCATCTTAAACGGTGGCGCAAGCGTAGACATCCTAGAGAAACTTGCCAGGCTAACCCTCGAGAGAGAATTCCCAACAGGGTCGTTTGCTGAAGACGCCGACTCGTTAAATGGGTTGGTCACTTGTTGCGGGATCGTCCTGCCGGAGCGCATTTGGGGAGCAATGGATTACAAAACTGCGGTTAAAACAGATTTAGCCGAGGCAGGCTTTAGTCCTGAGGATGCCTTCTACTATAACGAAGAAGGCAAATACGAAGTTATTACGTATGGAGCAGACACTCCGACACATCAGCTAATCACTATGATAAAATCTTGCGGCTTGGCTAGATGATATGCTTGAAACAGTAACGGGGCAACTCGTCGACTTAGAGAACCCTGACCCAAGCACAATTAATATCGAGGATATCGCCTGGGGACTATCGCGCATGCCTCGGTTCTGTGGTCATACAATCACTGTAGTCGCGTATAATGTTGCCCAACACTCAATGTTTGTTGCCGACGAGGTTGCCGCGTTACTTGAGCATGACCGGTATTACGGATTGACTAAAGATTCAGCCCGAGTTATATTGCTGGCATTGTTACACGACGCAGCAGAGATTTACACTGGGGACTGGCCAAGCCCAGTGAAACGCATTCCTAAGCTTCGACCTATTATTAAGCAGATTGAAGCCGGGCTGATGACTGCCGTTTACAAGGCTATGACCTTAGAACCTCCAACGCCCGAAGAAGAGGCTCTTATTAAGAAAGCCGACAAGATAGCACAAAAGATTGAAGCCCATGCGTTCATGCCAAGTCGTGGCAAGCATTGGCCAGACATGCCCGAAGTTTCCTTAGAGCGACTACAGAGCTTTAATGCTCCGCTCGATTCCCTTACCTCTTACAAACTGTTTATGGAAAAATTTCAGCAGCTGAAACAGTGAATAAATAGTTGTATGCATATTATATTTGGTAGAGATGTAGCTGAAGAGCTAAGAAACCGACACAGTGTTTTAGAACTTGAAACCTTCCAAGTCGAGGATAGAGATCCAGTAACAGCATTCTGCGTAGTACCAGCAGAAGCTATTGCGTTAGGAGAGATGCCTGACATAGAGCGTTATTCTCGCATTCATCAGGCACTAGTTGACGCTTGGAATAGACAAGATTACGTTACTGTCGCAGAAGGCATTGCGCACCTTAAAGGAAAGTTTGGTGGCGAGCTAGATTCCTTTTACGAAATTATAGAAAGTAGAATCAAGGATACAGCGCAGTGAGTTCTAAAATAGACGAAATCGCCGCCGAACTAACCGGATCGTTTGTAACTAAGCTACAAGAACAAATAGCAAAACAAGTACAAGCTGACGTGATGCGTAAGCTTGGTCAAATTGATCTGAACGAAACTGTTGTAAAAGAAGTTTCAAGGCTCGTTAAACTAGACTCAGTGATGCTATCCGGCGATCGTATCATTGGCGGGATTATTAAGAACTTTGGTAGTACAGGAATTCAAGACGATGCCACTGACTGCCGTATAACTATTCTCGACGATAACACAGTAGTAGAAAATAACCTGGTAGTATCTAGTGTCGAAGTTAAGGGCAACCTAACAGTCGATGGAGACTTAATCCTAACTGGCGAAATCCCATCTGACTCACCGTTTTACAAAGACCTAGTCCAACACGCCGCGGGCTTGCTAAAGTTATCGATGGATAAAGAGTTCTTCTTACAGTATGCTAACCTGTTATTTGATCAGGTCCAAAAAGAAGGAATCGACACTTCTAAACTTACATTAAACGGTAAAGAAGTTATAGTTGGAAACAGGATCGGCCGTTCTATTACCGATTCAAACTTACAACGTTTAGGAGAGCTACGCGAATTAATTGTGCGCGGAGCAACGTCTTTAGCAAATAACTCTCTTTATGTCCAGAATGGACGAGTTGGAATTAACACAGAAGAACCGTCTTGTGCTCTATCAGTCTGGGACGACGGCTGTGAAGTTACGGTGCGAAAACTGCGAAAAGACGTCTCGGTTGTAGGCTCTTTACGCGAGCAACGAGTAGTTTTAAGCGCAAATAACAAAGAAAACTTGACCTTAGAAATAGATGGCTCAGTAACCGTGGATCGCCTCAATGTAGGGGACACTCAAATCGGTAGCACAGCAACCCGCCCAACACATAACGAAAAACCTGGGCTAATCCTGTTCAACAGCAACCCGCAAATTGGGCACCCGATCTTTTGGGTTTCGCTCGGGGGGGCAAGGTGGGTCGACGGCCCGCTGGTTAGCTAATCAAAATCCTTCAAAAACGGTAGCAAAAATATGCTGTGGTGCACAAAAAGCTAAATAATATTGTGCACCACAGCATAGGAGTTACAAAATGTATAACCGTATTGAGAAGCTTTTGGTTTGGCTGTCAAAGTTTGATAGTCGATCCACCCGTAGGTTCGCAGAATGCTACTACATCTAACTAAAAGGAGATTTACAAATGTTTGATATTACAAAAATCGCAACTATGACCGCAGCAGAAATGATCGAGCAATCCCGCCGTGTCGCAACGCTAGGCCTTAGCTATGTTCCTAACGTTGAAGTGAAGGACGCACTTGCGCAAGCAATCAACCTTCAGTGTAACCTAGCTGACATTTACGCTTCGGGCTTTGATAAGATCACAGCCGAAGTTCAGAAGAACTGGAAAATCGCAGCCTAATAAGCAACAACGCACCTCCCAAGCAATGGGCTCTTTATGGGCCCATTTCTTTTGGTTGACTTTTCAATGCTAAGTTTCTTGCTCGGGTCGCTGCGGCTTTAATTCTTGATTCATGTGTTATTACCTGAAGAGCTCTTTTCTCTTTAATTTTTTGCTTAGTTTCTTCAGTTCGAGGGATCCCTCGAAAGGCATTACCTGTTTTTATCTTATGCTCTTCGGATTTCGGTTTTCCTTTGAGACCAGCCGAGACCTTTGCGCCGAAATCAGCCGGAAGTGTCCTATTTTTACGAATCTCAGTCAGCTTTGCGATATGACTGTCTGATTGTTTTCTTCCTTTATTTGAACACTTAAATCTTTTCTGATGACCAAATTGACAGCTTCTGTTTAACAGAAGAGGACTATCCCAATTTTCAAATATCAATTGTTGTTCAAAGTCATAAGCCGCATCACCTGTTATGAACTCTGCTACTATATACCAGGTATAATCATCAAACTTCGGTTTAACTATCTTAGACGAAGTCCGATATTCGAAGATATCAAGGTGTGACGGAGTTGAGTTTGCTTCACGATAACCTATGTAAATCTCACCGGTTACTTTATGAATTCCCATATAAACATATGGTCTTACTTGTTCTGAAGTATAAATATACATGCTGATTGCTCCTTATAGCGTTAGAGTGGGCGGGAGCGGCGAACTCCGTGGTCCACACTTATTTATCTTTTTTGGTTGACATTTAGTAAATTTTCATGTATAATACAAACATGGATAAAATGCTAACTCATCTACGTAGTCGTTATTTTGACCCGCAGCGGTATAGTAGCCTTACGGTGACAGATAAAATGATGACTGTGATGTTATGGAATTTATCTGGGCAGGCAGTTGGGTTTCAGACGTATTCTCCGTCACAGCCTAAGAAGGAAGTAGGCGACCCAAAGCTACAGAAATACTTTAGCTGGGTAACCAAGCCTTGCGCAAGCAAAGACGCTCACCTGGCTGTGTGGGGTCTCGAAACTGTACGCTGGACGGACAAGTTTCTGTTCCTGACCGAAGGCGTGTTTGACGCTGCTCGGCTACACTGGCACGGTCTGCCTGCTGTTGCTGTAATGGGCAACAACCCAAAGCATCTAACTGGTTGGCTGATGGGGATGCCGCAGCGGAAGGTAGCTTGTGTTCAGGGCGACGCAGCAGGTAAGAAGCTTGCTAAGTACGGTGCTGAATGCGTGTTCCTGCCGGAAGGCAAGGACGTAGGTGACCTAACCGAAGAAGAATTTAAGGAGCTGTTCGCAAAATGGCTGTGAACAGAAAATTGCCATGGGCACCGTATCCGTATAACGTCATTGTTGACAACTGGACCGAATGCGTTATGCAAGGGTCTGCTTGCTGGGTAGCAAAGAACATAACCGGACGAATGACTAGCACCCATGAAGACGAAGACACAGGATACGGGCCACTTACGTTTTCCTTTGAAAAAGAATCAGACGCTGTTCTGTTCGCTCTGAGGTGGGTTAAATGAAAACTGACGAACTCGACCTTCTTCCAGACAGTTTTAAGTTTCCTTACGCTGTTCACTGCGATACGAATCCAGACCAAGAAAGAATAAAGTGGACGATGGAAATGTTCGGCGACGTGCCCGAACGATGGAAGTGTTGTTATTCTGGACTTTATGCGTTTAGAGATGAGAAAGACGCCATGCTGTTTGCGTTAAGGTGGGTAAAATGAATAAATTTACTATAAGCGATGAGAAACGCCGCATGTATCGCGAGAGAGACGGTATTTTAGAATGCTGGGCTTGGGCGTTTGATCAGTTTGGACGGCCGTCGCCGTCTACGTGGTATTTTGATGCTAACAAAACATTTGTATTCTACAACGAACAAGATGCCGTGCTGTTTGCGTTGAGGTGGGCATAATGACAACTCTTAAACAAAAAACTTATTATCCGTTCTCTATTATAGTTAAAAACGGGCGGATTGGATCGGAGCGGATTGCCTGGGCTAGGAAACACTTAGGTAAAAAAGAAGTAGAGTGGGACTGTGTTTCCGGAGGGTTTTGTCGCAGCGAATACTTGTTCCAACAAGAGAAAGACGCTGTTATGTTTGCTCTTAAATGGGGAAATACATGAAAGTTGAATTTCCTTACCCGGTAAAACTTCAAGGGAACTCTGGCAAACGATCTGGTCCAGGTGCTCCTAAAGATAGATATGCCTGGGCTTGTAACGTAGTGGGCAGGGGTAAGTTTGTCGTCAATGAATCGGCGTCACGCAACAAAGAGGACTGGATAACCACTTATTACTTTGCTGACGAAAAGGATGCTATGATGTTTTCATTACTATGGTTGGAGTAGCAGTGGAACGCGAAACTAACGGGATGATTGGCACCGAGTGGCAGTGCGTGAATCTCGAAAGAGAGCTAATTGACTTTGACTATCTTAGCGGAATTTCGTTTGAAGGTATTCAGATTGAAATATGGCTAGCTGAGTATGAAGGGTTAGGAAAATACTATTCCGATCCGCATTTCAAGCTGTATTACTTTGAACGCGACGAAGATCGTGAAATGTTTTTACTGAAATGGTCATGAGACGAGAACTAAACGGAATGATAGGCACCGACTGGCAACCTGTTATTAACAGCGGGGCAGCATTATGGGATCCGAGAAAAGACGAGAATGTCTTGCGGCAGTTGGACTGGTTAGAAGAATATGAAGGCATAGGAAGTTATTTCTTTGACAACATTTTTGGTCAGATATACTTTGAGCGCGACGAGGATCGTGAAATGTTTTTGCTGAGGTGGTCATAATGAGCAAGAAAACTAAAACTAAAGTATCATGGTACGAAGCTGAAGGCAGGTACTCGTACAAGCGTGAGGAAGTACGGCAGTTATGTACTCAGCATTTTGGACCAGAGCACAGCACATCCTACAACCACGCTACTAAAAAGACAAGAGACAACCACGGCAACTGGAGGCTAACATTTGGTGGTGTTCTCCAGTTTCGCTACAAGAAGGACATAACCTGGTTTGCCCTGACAGGTAGCCATCTGTCCAACACGTCTTCTTTAATGGTTGGTTATGAGGGAGCAGCATTCTACGCTCCTTACATTCCGCTAAAGAAATGAAAGAAGTAATTTTCGAACACTGGTTCAAAGCGCCAAACACTTACGGGGCGCACTTTTTCGAAGTGACTAAAATCTGCCAGGATCATTTTGGCTTAGAATATGTCCGTTGGTCAAGGACAAACAACGACGAGTTTTATTTTGCGAATGAAAAAGATTTAGCTTGGTTCCTGTTACTTGCTGGGCACTTGTTAGATAAAGCTCCCCGAGCCAGATGGCCATTTGATACAGGAACGGGAAGCACCGGACCGCGATAACCAAAATACTTGCTCAAAAACACAAAGTAGCATATAATGTTTTATCATTTAAAGAAAGCGACAAATGGCTACCCAATTTAGGAAATCCGGAAACACTTTTGTTCCTTATGACGACGAGGTTCTAAACCTAACTCCGGCCCTGCCTCCCGGCAACTACACAATTAAAATGGACCAGTACGAAAACTTCTACTTCGAGTCCATTGACGACTTCGAACTGAAGCACAAAGTGTACGGCGACACCCTGCGTCACACAGAACGCATCATGAACACATTCAACGACCGGCCAGCGACGACCGGTGTTCTGCTAACAGGCGAAAAAGGTTCCGGCAAGACGCTGCTCGCAAAGTCTCTTTCTATCGCTTGTGCTGCGCAAGACATGCCAACTATTATCATCAACACCGCATGGAACGGCGAAAAGTTCAACACACTAATCCAAAGCATTCAACAGCCTTGTATGATCCTGTTCGACGAGTTCGAAAAGGTCTACGACGCCGACGAACAATCCGCTATCCTGACACTGCTCGACGGCGTATTCCCAAGTAAAAAACTGTTCGTGCTCACCTGTAACGACAAGTGGCGCATTGATTCCCACATGCGCAACCGTCCAGGTCGAATCTTTTACATGCTTGATTTCCACGGACTCGAAACTGAATTCATTACCGAATACTGCGAAGAGAACCTCAAGAACAAAGAGCAGATCGAAAACATCTGCCGCATTAGCTCTATGTTCAGCGCATTCAACTTCGACATGCTGAAGTCGCTTGTTGAAGAAATGAACCGCTACGGTGAAACAGCACAAGAAGCAATGAAGATGCTGAACGCAAAGCCACAGTCCGACGACGGCGGCGTTTACGACATCACAATGAAGATCAACGGTATCGATGTACCGGAAGGGATTTACCACCCGAAGACTATGGAAAGCAACCCGCTATCCAAGGATCGCTTCCACATCAACTACTACGGTACTGATGACGACGAAGATGCTCCATCGGTTCAAGGTGCCACCGCTGTTGCTAAATCTACAACAGATCCGAAGCTGCCCGCAGAAGGCGCAAACTTCCAATTCACTTACCTGAATCTGAAGAAGATCGACGCAGCAACCGGAGCGTTTACTTACTCCAACGACAAAGGCGCAACTGTTACCTTTACCAAGCAAAAGAGCAAATACCATGACTTCGTCTTTTGAACCAGAAGTAACATTATTGCCAGAGGTCACTTGCCCTTGCTGTGAATCAATGCTGGATGCTGCTTCTCCTTCGCAAGAAGGCCAGGGCGGCCCAGCACCAGGCGATGTTTCGCTGTGCTTTTACTGCGGGGCATTTCTCGAGTTTGACGAGAACATGAAAGCGATTCGGATCCACGAGGCAACCATTGCTTCTCTTGCGCCCGAGGTAACAGCTGAGCTTCTGAGACTCCAGGTGCTGATTCAAGGGTATAAAACTCACACGCTACACTAAAATGTCGTTCGGCAAAAAATTAGAGTTTGTCACTCTCGGAGTTTCTGAGATCTCTGTGTTTGCTGTAGCAGGCGATAGAGCTGTGCGAATGAGCACTATGCTTGACGAGCTTGAAATTTGGTGTAAAGAAAACGACTGCGGAGTAAGACTCTCGTTTAACGCATTTAGATTTCGTGATGACAAAGAACGTATGCTGTTTCTACTGCGATGGTCGTAAAATATTCAATGATACCGTATAACCCTATCGGCGCAAAGGTGCTGCTCCATTGGTACGAGAGTCGCAACATAGATCCGCCGCACGGATTAGGTATAGGTAGGTACTATATTCCTTCTAATTACGGTGAAGGAAAAGCTTTTCGAGATTGGCTATTTGAAGAATACGGCGGAGCAGAAATCGTTAAGTTGAATAAAAAGGCTATGATTCGTTTCGTTGACGAGCAGCAACTAATCATGTTTTCTCTAAAATGGTCTTAAAAGGTTACTTTGAAACTCTCTCGAAAAAATATCACGAGAAGAAACGAAAAAGGTTTCTAAAAAAGAACGGGTGCGAGTCCGAAGAGGAATACGCACGTAGGTTTGACCCCGATGTCATTTACCGAGCAACCCAAATTACAAATTGGTATGAGGGGTATCCTTACGTTCGCACGTTTGAAGATCCGCTCGGAGACATTTGGACAAAGTACGGCGACTGGTTACAAGCATTAGATGAAATGGATAACTGGTGTAAAGAAAATATAAAGCACAAGTACCGCTATGACGTCCACCGGGTGATTAAAACAGAATATAACGGTTACTGCCTCAACGATATCGGCGGCCTCGATTACGTGTTCTTCGCGTTCAAAGACGAAAAAGATTTCATGTGGTTCGCGCTGCGGTGGGGTGGATCATGAAGAGGTGTTCCCACATGATAGATTTGCCAGATACTCGATTAGAAGCTCAGGACCCGCGCATCCATTGGTGTCTTGAACGAATGAACTATGCCGAGTGGGATTACTCGTGTTATCAACCAGTGCGATTCTGGTTCTATAAAGAAGCAGACGCGGTTTTGTTTGCTCTGACCTGGGCCGAGCAGAAAATGAAGTACCATATTACAGTGCCAAAAATGGTAAAGTATGTAACTGATGTGGACCCACGGGTTGACTGGTGTTATCATAACATCAAAAGCAAACGCTCATGGAAGGCTGTAGGATGGGCACCTGTTACGTTTAGCTTCACGCAAGAAAAAGATGCTGTATGGTTTGCTTTAATTTGGTCGGGCAAAAATGAAAATTAAAGAAGTAGCATACACCGAAAACTACATCATGGTTAAAATAGACACTTCCGATACACAAATGCCAACATTGAATGACATGGAACAATGGTGTACGGCTACTCAATCTGGGAAGCGAGTTGGTATGCGAAACTTTGCGTTCAAAACCGAAGCAGAATTCCTAATGTTTAAGCTAAAATGGCTGTAATCAAAATATACGCATATTTCTCCTCAAAAAAGGTAGAAAAATAATAGTTGTTGTTAACTTAGACTAAATAATTGTATGTCGTAATAGACAACTATAGGAGAATTAAGAAATGAGCTCATACACAAATGGAAGCGCAGGACCAGAAAAGGTAATGTTCAAGATCGAAGGCAAGACCTACAACAACGGTACTCAAGAAGGGACAGCAGTCGATAACGCGACATCAACTTTTTACCCATTCGACGAAGTAACTGTTGCAGCAGGTGCAACTGTAGATTTGGGCGATTCCACAATCGTTAAGGTTGTAGCTTTAGACTCAGCGGCAGCAGCACCGTCCCGCGTTGGCGACACCGGAGACATCGCAAATACCGATCCTGCTTATGACCTAAAGGTTATGTTTAAGGAAGACGGCAAGACTTACAACAACGGAACACAAGAAGGCGCAGCAACAGATAACGCAACTTCGACGTTCTACCCGTTCGACGAAGCTCTTGTGCCACCAGGCAAGAAGTTTAACTCAACTGGAACAAAGGTCGTTAAGACTGTTGTTATGGTTCCTGGACCAGCTACTCCTCCGATCGATTACAGCGGAGCCTAATGCTTTAACAGGCAGTAATACAGGAAAGCCCGGTTGACGGGCTTTTCTTTTGAGTTAACGCTCAGCTTTTTTCTACAGCAATCTGGCGTAAATATTTCAATGCCAGACCAGACTACTCCGCCGCCATATACTGAGCGCGTCACTGACCTCGGAGTGTTCCGTTTGTACCAAAACGGAGACATTGAGATACTAATAGGTGACAAATGGGTCAATCTTAAAGACATAAAACCCGAAGGTAATCAATGACTTACAACGCCTAAGATTTCGGTTGACTTTTCCTAAAAAGAGCGTATAATAGCTTTATTGAATAACGTAACGGAGAAAAGCAAATGATCGTCATGTCCAAAGCCCGCAAATTCCACGGCACGATTTATCCTGCTTCCCCCACCGAATACCAGGCTTACTTTGGCAAGTTCGTCAAAGGCGGTTACGACAGCATCACAATCCACAAAGCGCAAAAAGACGGCAGCATCAAGCAAGGCGTCACCCTGCGCGTCGGCGACGAAGCCGAATACGATTCCTACAACTTGTCCTACACCGGGACGATCACCAAAATCACTGAGAAGTGCGTGACCATTGTTGCGTACCCGGGCTCCAGGATGGCACGGACGCACAGGCTGGACCTGAATGCGTTTTGCTGGAGGAACTGGGACTTTGACGCTGCGGCCACTGCCAAGCGCAACTCCGAAGAAATGATGTACCTCTAAAAAGGAAACAAAATGAAAACCACACTCCTTATCCTTGCTGCTGTCCTGTCACTGTCTGCCTGCGGCGTCGTTGATCGCAATATCTCCGCTATAACTGGCGGCGGAACGCAGACATGCGTGGATGGCGTTCTGTATCTCCAATTCACGTCTGGTGTCACTGTAAAATACATGCCCGACGGCAAGGTTGCTACTTGCAAATAATGGTTGACCTTTGAGCGAAATGGCTGTATAATACGCTCATACGCTAACAAAACGGAGCAACAAATGAGTTACGTGATAATGAATGTCGGAACTGAGCGACTTTACCGCAAGCCCGGCAAATACGGTTCGGCCTCCTACGACACCGAACGCGGCGCGAAAGGCGTAGCGGCACGTTTGAACAAGGAATACGGCAACACCGCGCAGTGGGTTGTGATGACCTACGAAGACTTTTCGATGAAACACGATCCGCTGGTCACAGTGACAAACATGATGAGCGGCAAGCCGGTGCTCATCCGCAGGTCTGATCAAGGCGGTCCTTGCGATCCTTCGACCAACCTTTACTGGAGCATGTAAATATGTACACGACAACGAATTTCAAAACGAAGAAGGCGCTGAAGGAAGCTGTTGCCGCAGGCGAGAAGGTCCGCATCTATCAACCAGGGCCATTCGGCGGCAACGAACCCAAGCAAGGCACAGTATGCCTGGAAGGGCCGCACTATCCGCAGGCCCACAGCTGGTACGCCGAGGCCACTATCGAAAACGGTTACGTGGTAAAGGTGAAGTAATTGGCGACCACAGTTAGAATCTCAAAGCCGCACGATGCTCGCTACGACGTCATTGAGAACGTTGACGACATCAACACTGATTACGGGGTTCTTAACATCCTGTACGGGATCGACAGCGACGCAGGACCTCAGCGTACAGTATACGCACCTGGGCAGTAGGCAAGAGTTATGGCGGAAACCGTCCCCGACAAAGACTAAAGTGAAGAAGACAAAAATGATTAAGCAACGCAATTTCGTCGCAAAGAACGCAAAGACCTGCGGCGCTGGCCAGCACAAAGTCAAGCGCGGCAAGTTTGCGACTCGCGCACGTCAGAAGCACAACGCACAACGAGGGATCGAATAGCATGAGCACCTGCTGCGTGGTCCGCTTTGTCGAAGCAGGAAAACCGCTGTATGCTTTCTACAAGCATTGCGACGGAGCCGACTTCAAAGAAACACTAGAAAATTATCTCAAGTATTTCACAATCGGCCAAGGAATTCCTATGACGATGCCCGATGGCGAGTTTGCTAACGGTCTGGACTGCTTGGCCGCGCAAGTGATTGCTAACTTCAAAGAAGGCGCTGGCGACATTTACCTGTGCCATCCGAGCGACGAAGGTGACTACACCTACGAAATAACTGTCGAAGACGACAGAGCAGTTTTAACCACAGTGGAGGACAAATGAAAAAGCAAAAAGGCGACGTGTGGCTCATTCTTTTAATTCTTCTACTGCCTGCTATGATCCTGTTTGTGTACGGAATGGCCAAGTGGGAATGCCAAAGCAAGTGGGAAGACAGCGGACTGCCTGTGCGCTGGGGACCGATGCAAGGGTGTCAGGTAAAAGTGCCGAGTGGCATTTGGCTTCCAAGCGAAACTATCCGCGAGCTCGACATCAAAATGGAGCCGCAACTTAAACCTAACGCACAAAAGGATCAAGGCTAAAAGTTTTTCAACCGTAGCACAATAAGGAGTAGTAAAAATGGCAAAAGCCCAAGCAGTAGTTTTGAACGAAGCAGTAACGGTGGCCGCTACCAAGGCCGTTTATGAACTGCAATACAACACGCAGAAAGCTGCGTCGTATGTGATTGCCGAGGTGCCCGCTGCCTCGTACGAGATGGCGCTTGAAGCCATCAAGCAGGTCGTGAAGACCTCCGTGCCTTACAAGGTAAAGGGGTAATCAATGGACGTCTTCCTGTTGTATTACGACGAGGACGACGGTAGCAGGGAGGGCTGGAGCGTGTTTTACACTCCGTGCGAAGTCTTCCTTGATCGCGCCACTCGTGATGCCAGGAAGGCATTCGTGCTTTCCAAGCGTCCAGACGTGGAGTTCGAAGAAGTTGATTACATCGTCCAAACCACCGCAAACTTCATTGTGGAAAGAAGTGACGACGATGTGTGAACTCACTGAACAAAATGCTATGCTTCTCGGGATACTGATCGGTGTGCTTCTTATGGCGCCGACGGTTGTCTCTCTTGTAGCAGAAGCTGTCAAAAGGAAACCACCAAATGATGATACCCCCTGAACACTTCCGAAAAATCCGAATTGGACTGACAATAGTTGCGGTCTTTGCAGTATCGGCCGCAGTGACTGCTGGAGGGTTTTGGCTTGCGTCTGAACTTCAGAAAGAAGATCCAAAGGTCGCAACCGTTGAACAAGTAGCCACAGCACCAGCCGCAAGTTACGAAGATGTTACCGGACGATGCATCGACGCTCTCCTTCGGACCTGGGAAATTACCGACGCCTGCCACGACAAGAAGACCAATAACTACTTCGTCAATATTGCAGCGCATACGCCTGTCGAAGGGCGGTACGACGCAGGCTGGTATATGCTGGATAAGTACAAGTTTCTTGAGCTGTCCAACGGAACGTATGTAATCCAAGAGGCCGGGTTATTGATTGACGTTACTCCGGACACAACCGGTCTGCTGTGTAAGCACCAAGTAAAAATCTGGAATTAACCACTCCAAAATAGTAGAAGCGAAGCACTAAATAACATGTGCTTCCTTCTACTTCCCTTATCGAACTAATGAAGATTCCGTTGCCTAGTAAGCGTTATCAGCGGAAGAAGAAGTATCAGCCTAAAATAGAAGATGTGCACCAAGCATACGATCTATTAAATACCCATATATTCGACGGTAAGTTAAAACACCCAAGCATCAACCTACGCAACCTAAACGTGTGGGGAATGTGTATAGGCTTTTCTGAGCCGAAGCATTACACGAAGATAAAGCTAAATTACAGGTTCTTCTGTATTCAATGGATGATAATGATCCTAGCGCATGAAATGTGCCATCAATACCAATGGTCGGTCCTTGGCGCCGATAGAATAACTTCAGGTAGGGCTCCGCTCTTAAGTCATGGTCCTTCGTTTTTCATATTTCGAAAGAAATTAGCAAGCTTTGGTATTCCGTTGAAAACAACATATGATGAAATCAAATGGATTAAGCGGCAGAAGATTTAAGTAATTTTCTTCTTGCCCATGACTGCGTTACTGCAATTGATAATTTTACCCTCTCTTCAGCTGTCATCGGCGCCCGGTTTTTGTTTCGTAGCCTAAATTTTTCTCTCGTTTCTTCGGATATAGGCGGTCTTGATTTTGAACCGACAGATATTTTTCTCTTATGTTCTTCTGACAACTTCTTTCCTCTTTGCGCAGCATTACGTTTTTCTTTAGTTAATTCAGACATAATAACTCCGCTACAACCGTCTCCTCCGTCTGTTCTATTTAATAGAATGCCTGTTCCTAAATCTTTTCTTCCATGCCAAGCAATCATTCTCCTCTCTAAGGCTAATGCTCCGACTTCAGTTAAATTCTGTTCAAGTAGAACAATAAACGTTTTATCTTTCGGCACCGGGGTCTTATGTTTATGGGTTACCCAGGCGCGTCGTCCTGATCCTTTGCCAATATAATAAGGTGTTCCTGCTTTAGCAGTTTTTGAGTCTTTATTGCGCAGATATGCGTAAACGTAATAAGTATTATTGCTGGACATATAGCCTCCTGGTTAGTCTAGGGCAGTTGGATGCTTCAACATCGCGAACTGCACTTTTATTTATGCCAAACAGATTGACCTTTGCTATTCAGTTATGTTAGTATATAACTTAACAATTTGAAAGGTAACCCGTGTCCCTTATTCCAATGGTAGTCGAGCAAACCGCTAAAGGCGAACGTAGCTACGATATCTACAGTCGCTTGCTTAAAGACCGTATCGTTATGCTTCACGATGACGTAAACGAGGTGTCGTCTAGCGTAGTCGTAGCGCAAATGTTGTTCCTTGAAGCAGAAGATGCAGACAAAGAGATTATCTTTTACATCAACTCCCCGGGCGGCATCGTAACGGCAGGTATGGCCATCTACGATACCATGCAATTCGTAAAGTGTGACGTTCGCACTATCGTAATGGGTCAGGCCTGTAGCATGGGTTCGTTGCTTGCTCAAGCAGGCGCGAAAGGTAAGCGCATGATCCTCCCGTATGCACGACACATGATTCACCAACCTAGCGGTGGTGCACGTGGTCAAGCAACGGACATGCTTATTCAGGTCGAAGAAATCCTCAAAATGAAGAAGGTTCTTACGCAGATCTACGTTGATCACAATAGCAAAGGCAAGACGTTTGACGAATTTGCTGCTGCCATGGAGCGTGATAATTTCATGTCCGCACAAGAAGCCCTGGACTTTGGCTTAGTGGACGAAATCATTACTCGACGCTAAACAGATAAATACTCGATGTCCAAGGATGTCGAGTAGTGAAAAGCTCTGAATTTATAACTGAAGTAACTGTAGCCGGGAAAGAAATTGTTATCTCCCCGGAATTCCGCCGTTTTGCTGAGGTACTAAAAAGCGAGTGTCAACCTTACCTAAAGTCCATCGACTTTGACTTATACAGGCACGACTTATATCACGGAAGAAGGGGTGTTGACCAAGTCACTGTGCTCATGTGCCCGGTCAACAGAAAGCCAAAAGATACTCCCCTTGCTATTCATCAGATTGCCGACGCATATTTCGAGGAAACGACTGGCATAAAGTTCAGAAGTAATGCTTTGTTTGCGACCGGATCTCAAGGTATGGCTAGAGACTACGGCAATCCTTTATTAGTCATTCCAAGAGGAGAATTTACTGCTTGTTGGTCGCCCGAGATATCTGACCTTACTGAGCATCTCGACATGTTCTTGTTTAACCATTATCCTAGCGAGGTAGTTGCCGCAGCGGGATTTAGCAAGAGTTATTGGGTTGGAGATACTAACAACCGTAACCTAATAGGGGCCATTAAATGGATGCTTGATGACGGGGACTATCAAGTCGGCGCAGTTAAAGAAGCAGTCAGAAGTAAAAACGAAGTTATGCTACACGCTGAGTCTTTTTATTTACTCCCTTTGTATGGACCAAACAATGACAGCATGGTGGTTAACTTAATGACTGCCTGGGGAGAAACCGTTTAATGTTAAGCAAAGAATTCCTAAAAGAAGATGCTCGCAAGGTAAAGTATGAGATTACCCGCCTCCAAGACGAGGATGGTGATTTAACGAACACCTTCGTAGCTACTGCTGATGGCAAAGAGATTGGACGCTTTGAAGGTAAGAACCGTTTTGATTCTGGTGCAGCAAGCGAAGCAGCGAAGAAGTGTATTGTACAGCATCGCGCAGCAGCAATCAACGCTGAAGATAAGATCCGCGAGCACGAATACCAGTATAACAAACCATTAACGGATATTGAAAAAGCCTGGGTAGAGATGGACAATCGCTTTATGGAACTGAGCGACGCAGAGCTAACGAAATGGACACGCTACTCCGAAGCAATCCGCAAATCATTGAGTGACGGTTCACACCCTGCTTGCACACGGAAGAGATAATGAAGTCGACAGAATTCATAACTGAGGGGTTGATCGACTTTATTAAGCGAGTTGTTGGCTTTGCTTGGGGCAAACCTGGTGACATAGTGCGCGGAAGTGTAGTAGCAGATTATTTAGATGAGCACATGTATTTGGGTGCAGGTGATAGGACGTATATCTCTAAGCACAAATATAAATTAACAAATATTAGTTCTGACGAAGCATCTCGATATAGAACGTTTAGCGATCAAGAAGCAGGGACGGATATTATTAACTCTGATCCATTTAAAATGGACCAGGCTCGCGCCAGAAATGTTACTTATCAAAGTTTAACTCAAACTCCACCGGTATTAGCTAAAGATGGTTTTATAATAGACGGAAATCACCGTGTGCAACGAGCTATTGAATTAGGGTTAACATCAATTCCGGTGTTACAGCAAATATGAAATCCTCTGAGTTCTCTTATATTGATGTGTTAGATGAGCAATACGAGGATGTCCGTATTATGCTATTAGATCGTCCTGAGTTATTTGAGGATAATGATGATTTTAAGATTCTTCAAAGTTTCTTGGCTCAACAGCAACAAGTTACACCGCAGATCGGGGCAAAGGTTTCTCCAGTTAGTTTTCTTGTTATTCCTCTTGGTAAATTATTATCAGTGAAACACTTTTCTGGTCCAGTAGTATTACAAGATCATCAAACTGACATGTTTTATTTTGAATACTTAGGACAGATATATCGATTTCCGGACGGTGAGCGAGTTAGTGGGGATAAGCTTAGTAACACTTTACTATTTCAGACTGAGTCAGATAAAGATCAGTTCTTAACTGTGTTGCGATTAAAATTTAGTGATTGGCGATTAGTAATTAAAGGAGTGCAATGAAATCATCTGAGTTCATAACTGACAGCATCAACCCGCAAGTATTCCGCCGCGGGTTTGAAAAGACGAAAGAGATACTCGGCGGCAAGTATATGCTTAAAGCATACCACGGCCCGCTACCGTATTCGCCAACTAAGAAGATTAATACAAGCGAAAACTTTCACATTGACGCCTTCACTGCTAAAGGCAACAAAGTAGGCAACGTAACATACAAAGTGACAGACAACAACTTAGAAGCAGTATTCGTCGAAGTAAAGCCAGAGTATCGCCGACAAGGTATTGCGAAAGAGATGTATGTCTTTGCTAAAGAGTTAGGCAACGATATTATCCCATCGTCTATGCGTATATACAACGGAAATGACTTTGGCAAAGGTATTGCTGATCTATATAAAGGTGGCAACAAAGAATGAGAGCAAACGAGTTTATTGTAGAAGGTGCAGAAACCTACCAACCTCCGGAATTGGAAACCGGGGATGTTGTAATGAAGGGTAAATTTAAGAACAGCCCTGCCGAGATCAAAGGCTTTAAGAAGGATAAGCACAATCAGCCAGTGTTAAAGACCGATAAGGGAGATGTCCAGCTATTCAAGCCGCGTGTTAAAAAGTTGATGACAAACGAAGAAGGGTTAACTGAAATTGACTACGCCCATTCTGCATTAGATATAACTCAAGATATGAAAAATCAAATAATTACTAAATCTCAAATTGTAAATAGTTTAGATGGTAAAGATGTATATCACTGTAATATAAATGATCAAGATGTCTACTCGTTCATTGGTGATGACAGTATTGATGCACTAGTAATACTAAAAGGAAATGAGTTAAAAGGAATTAGGAACTTTGTTAATGGTCCCGGTTATGTTACTGCATTAATTGGCTGCGTAACACATCGTCTTAAAGCTGTAGTAAAAATACAAATCTCAAAAAATGAAGGGTTAACTCCTGAAGGATTTACATGGCTTAAGAAACTTATCTTAGCTAAAGGTAGAGGATTAACATTAACTGATCAAACCGGTGATTTCCCGGATATCAACTCTTTAGAAAAAGAATGGAATGAAGCAGCATATGAAAAAGCAGGACCAAGCGAAATATTCATTGAAAGTAAGATGACTCGACATCTAAAAACTAATAAGGAAATGAGTGAAAATCTTATGAATACAACCTGGTTTATTGGGGATAAGAACATATTATGAAAATTAACGAAATTATTTTAGAAGGTGGATGGGCATCGACACTAACACAAAACACAGTTATTACCCCACGGCTCGTTCAGCAATGTATGAAGGTATTAACTACTCAGTTTATTCCCGCCTTGAACAACTTCCTAAAGACAAAAGGATTAGGACCAACAGAGATATCGGCACCGGGTGGCAGCGCAACATACTACGAACGGGACTTAGTTCAACAGCCAGACAAAGAGTATGGCGACGTTGATGTCCAGTTCCATATCCCACGCATTGAAGGAACCACAAATAACGCAAACCTTAAGATCTACAACGACGCTATTAAAGAGTTTTGCGATTCAACCTCTGCTTTTTCTTCAGACAACGGCGTTAATGTTATCCTAAAGATAGGAAACGATTATGTTCAGATCGACCTAATCACATCTTACTACGAGAATAAAGACTGGACTAACGCACTACGGCCAGAGTGGAACATGAAAGGTGTGTTAGCAAACTCACTTTACTCGTCGCTCGGTGAAGTCCTCAATCTGAGCATCGGCGGCGGCCACGGAGTTCAAGCAAAATTCCAAAATGGCACATTCGTCCCGTTCCGCACAGTTAAGGATGTTGACCTAAAGACAGTCACTAACAACCCAAAGACCTGGGCACTTGACATAGTTAAGTTTTTCGGAGGAACACCATCTCCGTTAGTTAAGCAGTATCCCGGGTTAGTAGGCGGAGAAGTCCGCGTAGCCGATATGATCGACAGTATTAAAGGCATCTTACAGAGCGTAGGCAAAGAAGAACTTATTCCGAGAGTAAAAGAAATCTACTTAGGTAAAATCAACACAGCGATAAATAGCAGTAAGTTCGCCAAAGCAGAAACCCCTGCGGCAATAGAGAAGGCAAAGTACACTAAAGAGATGTTAGCTAAGAAATCCGCAGAAATCGCAGCATTGTTCGACAGGTAAATACTAACTATGTTCCTAACTGAATTATTTGACACTGAACTAACCGAACTTGCCCCGGATTATGTTAACCAGGTTATCAAGCAGCAATCACAAGGTAAGTTTAAAAACTTACGAGCCTGGGATAAGCTAGGACAAGGTGCTACTGCGTCAGTTTGGCAACACTATCAAGAACCAGACACCGTAGTTAAAGTAGTCGGTGGTGGAGACTACGAAGCGCAAGGTGGCTATCGAAATATTACTTTAGCGTTTATTCACTTTCTAGTTGATCACGGACACACGAGTAAGCACTATCCTATCGTTCACGGAATAAACATAGACGACGCCGAAGTATTACAGATCAGAATGGAGAAGTTGCTTCCTATTAGTAGCGGTGACGTAAGGAGCGGTCTAAGCAGATTAGCTAATGCTGTTACCGGCGGCGCAGCATTAACTAAATCGAAAATCGAATTGCTGTCAGCAATGAAGTATTCAGGAATACAGGGCATGAAAGAGAACAATAACGTCGACGAGATAGTCGAAGCTATTAAGTATTTGAGCAAGGCCTTACCAGTTTATTTGGAAGCTCACAATATAAACGAAGGCTGGATAGATTTGCACGGCGGCAACTGGTTAATGAGGCCAAACGGAACTATCATAGCTGCTGACCCGTGGTATTCCGAAGCAGATCAGGTATTCAGTGACGAGCAAGGATATTTTTACTCAGACGAACGAGACGAACGGAGCAGCGATGTTAGCGGTGACAAGGTCGTCTCTAGCGACGAGAGGGGAGCCCGCCCAGGAATTGATAAGAGCGGATCGAACAGCAACAGCACTAGCTTTAAGCCTAACGGAGATATGTGGGCGCCAGGAGCGAACGACTAATGAGAGCACAAGAATTCATTAACGAAACGGTATTTGATATTCTTCAGAAAGAAGTCGATAAGGTGTTGTCTGAAGAGTTGACAAGAATTACTGAGCTAAACATTGATAACCAATCAGGTTGGGGCCAGACGCCTAACAACCAAGAAATCGATTACATGGGCCTGCGGGTGATGATGAAGCCAAGCAAGTTCTTAAATTTAGCAAGCAACTTGACCGTTGACGACTCAGCAAGAAGCAGCATTGAAAAAATGAAAAATCATGCTCGAACCGGAGGAAGCTTCGGCGCACCAACACTATACATAAGCGTAGACGAAGAATGGGAGAACGGAAAGTTTATTCTCCCGGCTTGGGTAACTGGGCACGAAGGTAGACACCGAATGAATGCCCAGTTAGAGCTCGAAGGTAACGCTCCGGTCGAAACACATCTGATAATATCAGGTTGGCGGAATCGAGACTTTACACCCGACGTCATCGAAGCTTTACGCAACGGAATGATTAAAGAAAGGACAGAGACCTGGTTTATCCAAGGTCCACTGTTCACATTATGAGAATATTATGTTTCTAACTGAACTATTCGAGAACGAACAGCTAAACGAGCTTGACCCAGGATTCGTTAACGATGAAATTCGTAAGCAGTCTGGATGGAACCAAGTTGGCAAAGGATACACAGCCACAGTGTGGAATCATTTTTCTGACCCTGATACTGTCGTTAAAGTCGTAGGCGGCGGGTTCGGTGGCTCCGATAAAGGAGTTCATAAAGCATCTTTGGCATTTGTGCACTTCTGTGTAGACCACGGGTACAAAAGTAAACATTTTCCGGTTATACATGGTATAGACGTAGACGCAGAGGAAGTGTTACAAATCAGAATTGAACGATTGTATCCTCTTAACAACGACTATCTCGCAAATGTATTATGGGATGTCGCCAACTCAGTCAAGTGCGAAGGACACGGTTTAGGTTACGAATCTAATAGATTAGAACAGGTATTACTTGACAGTAAGCTTACTGGTGCAAACACCGTAAGCGGAATATTAGAAGCAACAACATTTCTTTATAAAGCTGCGCAAGTGTATGCTGATGCGCATAACCTAACAGAAATCATTCTTGACCTACATTCTGAGAATTGGTTAATGAGAGCAGACGGGACTATAATAGCTGCCGATCCTTGGGTGACATTCGAGTAATCATGAGAGCAAAAGAATTTACTGTTGAAGCCGCGGTTACCCCATACCAGGCTGAGAACCTTCAGCTAGAGAAGGCTATGGAGCTGCTGAACGCTCACTGTACAGAAGCTCTGCCTATGTTAGAGAATCCGATCTGGCGTTCAATGAAAGACCACCAAGAACCGTTAGTGTTCATTGATACAACAAACAGCGAGCGCAAGTCACAGAACACTTCTAATCACTATACGCTATTGATGGACAATAGTCCTAATTACGCACTTTGGCCAAAGCGTAGCAAGAGCTTAATTGCTACAAGTGATCGGACGTATGCTAACGCATTTGGTGGATCTTTATATGCTTTATTTCCGTTCAACGGAACAAGGATAGGCATTTGTCCAGAGAAAGACATATGGGAAGTGAAGGCGCATTTGCCAGAGTTTGAACCTAACATTCACACCACGTTTGAAGGCATCGCTGACATGTGTAGAAACTATCTGTACTTACCCGACACTTCATACGCTGAGTTTGTCAAAGCAGTAAAGATGCCAAGAGTAGAAAAAGAGTTACGGTATCTGTCAAACGGAAAAGTTGGGTCAGAGGATTTCATTGATGTCTTAAACAGAGGCATGGCTCCTGACAGGACAGGCATGCAAATTAAAACTATCAAGTCTTTTGCTTTAAACCACCCTATGAAAAACGAGGTATGGTTTAGTGGGAAGTGTATAGCAATAGAGAAGAGCTTATGGAAACGATTTGTAGATTCGAAGAACGGAGTTAAAGAACCAAAACCGGTTTCACCACCTGGTGGAGCAAAAGTTTCTGCTTCTGACCTTAAAGGGGCAGGGTTGCCTGCAGAGCCGCCGGGAGGATGGTAATGAAAGCTAAAGAGTTTATAACTGAATCAACCGGGGCAACTTTGTATCACGTTACTAGAACTGTAACAGTTTCAAAAATCCAAGCTAAAGGGATTACTGGTGCTAACCCTACTAATTTTGTTAAAGCAGCAGGCGGCCAGTATGGCAACATTGGCGAGATCTTTGCTATGACATCCAAGAAGGACGCAACACGCTGGGCAGCAAAGTGGGAATGGGAATTAGCTAAGAAGATGGGCTCGGGCATTGTCTCTATCGTATCGTTTAACGACGATATAAATACGTGGGAAGTAGATGATTCAGATCCGTTGTCACAAGCAAGCAACGAAGGCAAATGGCTAAAGAAGAAAGGCTGGGTAACTCCCGATCAAATAGTAAGCGTAGAACCACTAAGTATAGAACTTGTAAAGGCAGCGGCGCGATGGTAAGAGCAGTAGAATTCCTGGTAGAGTACAATCGTCAAACCACAGCACAAAACTTTGGTGAAAAGCTTCTCGCGGTTGCTAAAAAGGATCGATCAATTTACGATCAACAAGACGAATTAAATAAAACGGAAATCGACATAAACTGGTTGCTTGGGGGTTTCGAGGAAATGGATCCAACCCCGCACAAAGAATACACCCAGTGGTTATGTAAAACCTATGCTGCTCAACTTGGCGTCGTTACTAAGTACGAAGACTTTGAATCACGCGGCGCATCTGCGTTAGAGCGGTTCCACAAGCTAAAGACTAAGCAGCAACTCAAGCCAGAGCACAGAGATATCAACCGGTTCAGGTCAATGCAAGACTTTGAGCAAACCGTTGCTACTTATCCTGAACCGCAAGATGTCGTAGTAGATAAAGGACAAGTAAACGTAGTGCTCGACGACGACACTTTACGGATCCTGCATATACTGAACGTAGAAGCAGCGAAGTATTACGGGCAAGGTACAACTTGGTGTACGGCAGCAAAGAATAATAACATGTTTGAGCGTTACAACAAGGAAGGAAACTTATACATCCTTTTACCTAAGGCACCTGTTAGTCCTGGAGAAAAGTACCAGTTCCATTTCCGCGCCAGACAGTTTATGGACATACAGGACATACCTATTAAGTTAGACCCGTTACTACGAAGGTTCCCGCAAGTGGTTGATCTGTTTATGAACGAGGCATTAGCAAACAACGTAGTTGAGTTTGTAGTTGGTGCCGAAGAATTCGCCGAAGACTTCGAGAACCTTAAACATAGTATGGCTGAGACAATTTTACGGTCAGTTAGTAACAGGAACTTAGTGTTGAAAGTAAGCGATGCGATTTATCGCACGTTAGCAAAACAATCCAACGGTCATATTCCTCGAAAGTTATCTACGCTAGTACATAACGCACTTCTTCGAGACGGGCAAGGACTAACCGATGCGATTATAGCCGGCCTAGATTCTGACATGTTCTTAGCAGGCGAGGACTTAGATGATACCGACGTACAGTTTATAATAGGCGATTGGTTGGGCAGCATGAACATGGACTTCGAAGACATAGCAGAAAAAGATACGCTGTATGACTCGATGGATTTGAGATACGAAGTGCAAGATCGCATTTGGAACATCATTGCCAAGCCAGCCATCGACAAAGAACTCCGCGAATACATAGAAGAAATGGCTGGATTACGCTATTAAATCAATGACTTAGGTTTAACCTAAGATTCCGGTTGACTTTTCTTTAAAAGGCTGTATAATTGCTTTATTGAATCGTAGGACGGACATGAAACACATTCGAGCAACCGTAGCCGCAGTCAAGCACATTCCAGGATGGGATCGCCATGGTTGGGGTTCGTTTAAGATGCGGTTAATGGATGTGCTGGGCGTACCGCGCAGCGAGTTTCAAGTATGGGTCGTCCCGCAAGATTGGATTGACGCTTTCAAAAAAGCAAACGGACGTTAACTAAAAGGAGAAACACAAATGACTGTACTCGTATATTCCGGCACTGTGATCATCGACGAACAAGACTTCGACGACGAGGCTGTTGGCCAAGCGTTCGCTGACGAAATGCAGGACCTGGGCTTCAAAGTGCGGGTGACTGAGAATGGGTGATAAAGACGGCGACACCCTACCAACAATGGCCAGCGCGGCGCTACCAAACCCGCCTGAGCCAAAAACAAAAATCGTCATTGACAAAATCCAGCGCATGTGTATCTCCGTCGTTACGATTGCGGCGGAGATCGCCATCGTCGGCGTCATTGGCGCAACCATTGGCTCGCACTTTAGCGCCAGCACCATCGTCCAGGATTGTTCTCGAGTGGGCATTGCGAAAGTTGGCGACACCTACGTTAACTGTTCTGTAGTTGAGACGAAGAAAGACTCCATCAGTCAACCTCCAAGGTAAAACAATGGATATCCTTAATCGCCCATACGCAACGACCAAGCAGTTTCGTGCCGCAGTTAAGCGCGTCATGTCTCGCGTAGGTTCGCATTCGTATACTGACTGTCCGGTGGGGCAACGTGGTGGCAAAGATGTTGGGAAGAGGTACGTCACTTTGCGCAGCAAACCGACACAAAGCGAGATTGAGGCAATAGAGTTCATCCTCTGGTCGCAAGGTGTTACAGCTAATACTCGCAGCGGGGCAGGCGGCGTTTATATTCGTGGCACTTGTATTCTTGCAAAGGATAAACAAAATGGCTAAAAAAGAGAAGCCGGTCTACCTTATTGTCCTTGAAGGTCAAGGAGACACTTATACCAAACTCGTTGGGCCTGCGCTATGGGAATGGATCAACAGTGATCCGCCAGACTTTACCGATGGTAATGGGCTAGCTGCTGAGAGATTGACCGACGAGGCGTTTGCTGAACAGCAAGCAGGCGATTGGTTTGATCCTGACGATCAATATAGCGAAGGTGGCCGAGTTTGTCATGTCACCTGTGGTAGCTGGGACAATGACCGAGCACTATTTGCTTGCGGAAAAGATTTTGTCAGCATCAAGCAAATGATGGCATGGTGTAAGAAGACTGGTGCTGTCATCGAAGACGAATATCATGGGTGCATTTATTAAATGAGCGAAGAAAAAGCAACTGTTAACGTAGGAATCGGCAGCTGGCTTGGCTTGCTCGGCATTATCTTCGTCTTATGTAAAATTTTTGAGATTGGGACAATTGCGACGTGGTCTTGGTGGCTAGTGTTGCTACCTTTCTACGTCGGCTTAGTTATCTTTCTCGGTATCATTGCTTTTGCAGCAGTTGGCGCCGGCGGGTTCTTAGGCGTAGTTACTCTGTACGACATGTGGGAACGCCGCAAGCGCAGGATCGCGTATGAAAAGTCGCAAGTGTGGAAATCCCTCGGCGGAAAAGAATGAGTCTTAAAGACACTCCACCAGAGAAAGTTTCTTTTGCGGAGTTCAAGCTGATTGATCTCGACGAGGTTCCAGCTACGGTCCCAGAATTGATTTTGGTCACTGCCGAGCTTGAGCGCATGCCAATCCTTCAAGCAAAGATCTGCGGTACCTGGGGAACACAAGAACTCGATTCTTTCCTCAACACATTAGTAATGGATTCGCGTGACGGTACTCGAGCAGGTCTTCCGGTTGAAGTCGCAGAGGAGGTTCTGTTCCTAACAAGCCTGAACAAAGCAGTTCGCGCAATTGATCTGGCAAAGCAAAACGGTATCAAGTTTGAAGCTGCTCTGGAGTTAGTTAGCAGGGGCGACGATGCCCGACACATGGCAGATGTTTGGGATAATCCAAACTCGTCGTTAGGAACCACGCTACGCAAGAACTCGAGAAGTGAAGTTAGTCGAAGAGAATTGCATGTTGGTGAGCGTGTTAATTTCATCGAGTTCTTAACGATGCTTGTGATTAACAAGTGGGTGCTCGGAGCAATCATAGTCGTGCTAACGGTTAAAGCATTCGGCGGATTCAATTGAAAGTTTTTGGTTAAATTGACCCCAAAATTCGGTTGCTATCCGATCCAAAACCGTGTATAGTAGTTTTATAAGTTTTGAAAACAGCAGTATCTAACCACCAACAGAAGGAGAATCACAAATGGCAGGATTTAAAGTAGCAGGTGTTTCGAAGCACAAGGGTGAAGTGAAAGTTCGTTTTGCGAATGATATGACCCGTGTTAAGATTTTGGACAAGAACGGGCATACGGACATCAACCTAGTCGAGCTACCGTCAGAGATGGACAAGCCCGAAGTAGTCAAGTATTTGCTTACTACTGACCTGGCCCAAAGCCCGGAATACAAAGCTGCCCTGGATGAGGCAGATGAGAAGTACAGCGGCACAAAAGTTGTAAAGGCCGCAAAGACCAAGGTCCTCAAGACCGGAACTGAGAAGAAGGCCGTAGCACCAAAAGCAAAAGCAGCAAAGGCCAAAGTTACAGCAAAGCCTACTGCGAAGGCCGCAGCAAAGAAGCCGGCTTCCAAGTCCGCTTCCACAACCAAGAGCGCCGAAGACATTATGGCTGAACTTCAAGCTCGCGCCGCAGAATCAGCAAAGTAACCTCGCTTCACACGCAGAATTAGGTCCGCTAAGTCATTGATTTAGTTGGGCCTAATTTTTTGGCTAAAATTCGCAGATTTTGGTTGACTTTTTGGTAAAAGAGCGTATAATAGCTTTATTGAATAACAACACGGAGTAAAGCAAATGACCACACTTTCCAAGCCTGCTGTTGCTAACCTGCGCAAAGAACTGGAAGCTGCGCTGGCCCTTGTTGCTGCCAAAACTGGCGTGGATTTCACAGTTGGCATTATCCGCTACGACGCTACGACCGCCCGCTGCAAGATCGAAGGGGTGGCGCGCGGCGCCACTGGCGCGTCTGCTCCGGTGAGTCCCAAGGAAGCGGCGCTGGGCCGTTACAAGTACATCCTGGGCAATGCGTTCGACGAGAACAAGATTTACGTGGTGCCGTCGCTGGGCCGCGTGAAGGTGGTTGGCTACAATGCCAAGGCACACAAGTATCCGTTCATCGTGGAGCAGACCTGGGGCGCCAAAAAGAAATACAAGCTTTCCACAGTGTCGACCAAGTCGGCTGTTGCTGCTGGCGCTGTTGCCTAAGCTACCAAAACACAACAGGAGCCAAACATGGACCGTCGTGGATTTCTAAAATCACTTGCTGCGCTCGCGGCTGCTGCGGCAACTCCGGCAGCATTCGCAAACATCGGGCAGGTTGATAAGTATGCCCGCGCCCTGGAACTGTACGAGGACTGCCGCGGGATAACCGATAAGGCTGAGGCCACAAAAAAGTTTGACCTCGTCCTAGCGCATCTGAAAGAGAACTTCCGCGTTCCGGAGGTCACTGAAGAAAATAACGCCGCTGTCTGGGCATTGCTTAATATGCCGGGCGAGGAACTGATGTTGAAAGCAACTAAGTTGCCGCCCGTCATAGCAGAAGAACTGTTCACTGTGTCGCTACTGAGGATGGCACTGAAATTTGACCAGTTTCCTATAAACCCGAGCTACATGTCAAACTTCATTTGGTTCGCTAACACCCACGGAAAAGTGGTCCTTGCTGCATCGTATTTAACATGAGAGCCCCTGCACTAGCAGCAATTTTTATGCCGTGGGTGTTACTTGCTGTCGCTATCTTTGCGCAGTATGTCGATCAACCCGATGCAGTTGAGAGAATGAGCTTACTGTGGATAGGATATAGCCCAGTGTTCACCGCATTGGTAATCCTGGTTTCTTACCGCGAAGGGCAATTGAGCAAAAAATGAACACACATCGCCGTTTTTACATTTACCGCGTCGTGCGGCCAACCGGAGTTACTGAATATCGCGAATCTACCGGGTGTTGGTATCCGGCGCCCGAACTTGCCATGACATGGGCCACGTTTTCGTTTGCAGAGAAGAAAGCAAAGGAACTGAAGAGGCTCGAAAAGAGAAGTCAGAGCGATTACTTCGTTGGCGAAGTCGAGCTTACTCCTACAACCACTGCTCCAGTAAAGGTGTAAAAATGAAAACCGGTCTTATTATCTTCGGCGCTTTCCTTGTAACACTTTCTATTGTGCTCCTAATAGGCGACGAAATTGTTAACCAGATTACTCCGGCGCCACGCGGCACGCCACGATACTTCCGGCAAAAGCTTTTGGTCATCGGCTTTGCTGGGTTTGGATTTTTAGGATATGGCATATATGGCTGAGACCTGTACCCACTGCGGCAAGCCGAACCGGTATGTACGCGGTAGCCAATGGTGGTCATGCCGTGATTACTTTGGCATTACTGGATTCTTTTGCTCGAGCTGCTACGATCTAATTAGTCACAACTGCTACAAAGAACCTAACAACCCAGGAGCATACGCGATGATGCTTCTCAAGTACGGAGTTTTCCAAAATGGCTAATCTGGTATCCTGCGATGATTGCCAGTTCGGTGTTCGGAAATATGCCGACGGGTATGCTTTTCGCGACTGGTCGGGAACATACAAAGGTGATGTTAGTTTGTTACCTAAGGTCCCGGATCCAGAGAAGTTTTGGACGTATCTGGAGTGCGACAAGAATCGCAAGAATCTTGTTTGCTTGAATTTAACTGGTAAGTGTAGTTCCTTTAAGGCAAAATAAAATGGCCGAAGCATTCCGCGAAATCACGCAATGGAAAGACGCTACTCCGACCGGCGTTTATCTGCTTGAAGGTGACAAGTGCTTCGCATTTTGTAACTTCAAAGGCGAGGTTACCTACTTCACCAAGCCGATGCAAATCGACAAGCGCGGCCGCAAGTTTGAGAAGGTGCAAAACCTTTTCGAGGCGAGAGTGGTCGAGACGGATCCTACGCTCGTAACTGTTAAAGGCAGCAAGGGCGAAACGTATTACGTTGATCCTGTAAACAAAACCTGTACCTGCCAGGGATTTACGTTCCGCAGCAAGTGCAAACATGTGGAGGCAATATGAACTTTTCGGATTGGTTGGTTGGCAGTGTCCTTTACCACAAGCTCGCTAATAGATTTTTTAGCAACCCGGCAGACTTGTCTTTGCTTCAACGCATAGTGAAGTCAGCATACGACGCAGGTCGGAAACAAGGACGAAAAGATACAGGAGTAACAAAATGAAACGATTCTTTTACTGGTCTGGCACCAACGGCTTGTTCGCAACTGCGATGTATTTTGCGTTCGCCGAACAAGTCCAAGGTGCAGCTAACTTGGTTATGTTTTACGTTTGGTTTTTGTTTATTGTCTCCTGCGCGGCGTTGGTCCCGGCAGTGTGGAAAGCGTTGGCGGCTAAACCAGAAACATTACCTCCTAAGTATTGGCGGATAATCGACGTTACTTTTGACACCGCCTGCCTTTTAATATTTGTTTGGCAAGGTTGGTTTGTAATTGGCACAGTCTTTTTGCTACACGTAGTATTCATGCAAGCTGCAATCACCGCAGCCAAGCAGCACGTATTCGACCTGCTGAAAGAGAATAACCATGTTAGTCTGGCGTGACGAGGAGTATCTTGTTTTTGCTTCTTATCCCAGAGGTGATCCGCTGCCTACTCCTGTAATACGCCACCTAAACATTATAGGAAGAGCCGATACGATTATCGCCTACAACTTAATACGCAAGAAGTTTATGGTTAGGAAGTGTAGGCACCTAGACGTATACGATCACATGACGTGCTTCAATTTGGTTACAGAAGTTTTAAAGTCTAACATCAACCTCCATGGCTGCTGGAATAACCCAGCAGACGAAACGATATTCTTGCTAAAATATGGCGGAATAATGAAGAAAACAGTGGTTGACATTTGAGCCGTTTGGCTGTATAATAGCTTTATTAAATAAGGACTACGACATGAACAAACCCTGGACTGTGCTAGCGAAGATTACAGCAAACGACTCAAAGCTGGCCAAACAAACCTTCCTGCTCCAAGAAGCCATAGCAGGCAATGATGACCTGTTCCGGGGCATTCGCATTGCGTATGATCCGATGCTGACACTGGGAGTGAAGAAGGTGCCCGAAAGCAAGAAGAGCGGCCCTGGACTTGCGCCTGCTATGTTTTTCAACCTGTGTCAGGAACTTGCTGAGCGCAAGCTGACTGGTGACGCTGCGCAGGACGCAATTGGCGCAGCAATGGCACTGGCAACGACCGAAGAATGGAACGGCTGGTACCGCCTGGTGCTTATAAAGGACCTCAAGGCGGGCTTCAGCGAAAGCACAGTTAACAAGGTGTGCGAAAAAGATTTCCCCAAATACGCAATTCCGGTGTTCGAAGTGCAGCTCGCTAAGGACTGCGTGGACGACGAAGGCAACGTAGCCGAGGAATTGCTGTGCGGCAAGAAAATTATCGACGTCAAGCTTGACGGCATGCGCTGCATCACAATCGTTTATCCCGACGGCAAGGTGAACCAGTATTCGCGCAACGGCAAAGAGCTGTTCAACTTCGAAAAGATCAAATCGCAGTTTGCGACAATTGCGTCGCAACTCCGATATCCAATGGTGTTCGACGGCGAAGTGATGTCCGCTAGCTTCCAGGACTTGATGAAGCAAGCGAAGCGCAAGACCGACGTCCAAGCAGACGACACGGTGCTCAACTTGTTTGACTTCCTTCCACTCAGCGAGTTCTTAGCTGGCAAGAGTACCGAGAAGCAGGCGGCGCGCACGGCTTCGTTGATATACTGGTCCACCAACATATTCTGCGACAAGCTGCCCAACGTAACGGTTGTAGGCACCGAACTTGTGGATCTGGACACTAAGGAAGGCAAGGCGCGGTTGCTAGAAATCAACGCACTGGCGCTCCTGGGCAAGTACGAAGGCATTATGCTGAAGGATCCGGAGGCGCTGTACGAGTGTAAGCGTTCGCTGAACTGGATGAAGATGAAGCCGTTCATCGAAGAGTCGCTTACTGCGGTCGATGTCGAAGAAGGCAAGCCCGACAGCAAGTTCAAAGGCACAATGGGCGCGATCGTGTTCGAAGGCGTGGTTGACAGCAAGAAGGTAAAGGTCACCTGCGGTGGTGGTTACAGCATTCAACAACGTGCGCAGATTTGGGCGAACTTCACTGGCAAGCCGGTTACCTGGCAGAAGAAGGTAAAGGGCAAGTGGGAGACGATAACGGAAGTGCCGAACGGCCCGAGCTGCGTTGGCGACATTGGCGAGATCCGCGCAGACGCGCTGACTAAGTCCGACGACAACGATTACTGGAGCATGAGGTTCCCGCGCTTCAAGACGTGGCGCGGCTTTGCTAAGGGAGAGAAACTGTGAAATACTTAGGAAAACTGGACGGGACGAACTTTGAGGAGTTTGGGTTTCCGGACCTTGCTACTTTTCAAAAGGCAAAAGAAGCGGCAAAGGTAAGCAACGCCGCTGAGCAAAAGGCAAACCCGATGGCAGTAGGATTGGGTTCAACGATAATGTTTATTCCGGAGTCAGCGTGGCGCATCGGGAAGAAGTGGGCTGACATAACTCCAGGAGAAAAGCTGTAATGGCTAAAAAGCAAACAACTGAAAGAACACTAACTGACATTGCTATCGGCGCTGTTACTGTCCTGTCACTGTTGTGGCTGGGCAAGAAAATGGACAAGAAATTCTACAGGCTGGTCGGCAAACGCCACCGGTTCGACTACAGAACAAAGGAAGAAAAACGTGCGCGAATTAATTATTAAGGGGTTCCAAGGATGATTAATATCTGGTTTGCTATCCGTAATCCGTTCAAGCACGGCGAGTTTGAGAATCTCGGTTGTACTACTGGACCAATCTGCGAAAACAAGTCGTGGGAGGTTCAGTTCTCTCGCTACGCTTACAACGTGCTCGAGCTTGCGGTTGATCTCAACTGGAAAGGCAGTGACCACGCAGGCCCGTCGTTTGAAATCAATCTGTTTGGCTACACGTTGAACGCTAAGATTTACGATCACCGCCATTGGGACTGTAGGAAGCACGACTGGGAAGTGTATGACGGCAAAGAATGAAAAACCATTCGAGGAGCAAGACATCCTCGAAAAACTAAAACTGCGGTCAGAGATCCGGCGTAAGATCGGCCGCACTAAGGATGGCAAGCCTGACCGAATTTCGGATACGTGCGACGAAGCAGCAGGTACGATTGAACGCTTGCGGCAAAGAATCATTGACCTTGAAGATGAATGTCGCGCCCAACGGGCTCACGTAATCGACCTTCAAGAACGGATCAACAAAATCACACGTAAAACAGGAGAGTGGTAAATTGGCCAGACCATACGAAAGACCAGCTCTTACAAAAGAACAAGCGTGGGAGTGACTATTGTAAATTAATGTGTTAATATTTAATATACTTTTAATTAGAGGATAATATGGTTACAACTACTATTCCGCGTAAGCTTTACACCACCGTTCAATACCGTGGTGACGCAAACAACGAAGATGGCCTACTCGGCTTTGCTTCGCCTTACACGAAAGACGCTGCGTTTGAAAAACGAAAATCAACGCAAGACAGCTGGGCTTATGGCCACGGCGTTAAAGTAGAAATCAACGAAGACGATGATGTCACAGTGACAGGCGGTGGCGATCGTGGATACGGAGCAAATGTGACGCATTGGGATGCCAGTATGCTGTTCATCGCTAACTGCTACCCGCGCATCCTTGACAACGTGCCAGTCGAAGGCTTCCAGATTGCTAAGTCAGTTCGCCGTTATGGCTGGGGCGGCGGCGGTAATGTGAAATGGCGCATTACTGACCCGCGTGGTTTCGATCTTGAGATCAGCAGCGAGAACTTCGCGAGTGTGCTCTCCTGCTCCACAATAGTGAATGGCGTTATCCAGGGCAAGTGCGTTTGGGGCCGGCAAGGTGCAAACAACATCCTTCTACCGGAGACCTCTGAACCGTTTATCGCTGCCACGGCAATGACAACGAAGGTAAACACGAAGATTTCGCTAAAGGATATCAACCCAGGCGACAAGATTGAGCTCCTCTCAAGCAAGATTGCCGGGAAATACGAAACATGTTATTACATGGGCAAGTACTTCTTCCTTGAGGTTGACGAAGAAGAGATTAAAGACGGTCGCAGTCGTTATTACACCTATGGCACCGGAGTTCACAGATTCAACACCAAGCAGACAGACAAGTACTTGTTCAAATCTGCTAACGGTGGTCAGTATTTTACGCTCGCTTCACCTAAGGTGGTAGCGATCCTTGACAAGATTCCTACCCCGTTGTCTAAGCTGGAGGTAGCAAAGACCGTAACTGCTGAGCTTAGCCGGGACGTTGGTATTGACGACGTAGGCAACGTAATCCTTGTGTCTCCGACTAAGATCGATATGAGCAAGATAACCACAACGCTGGAACCGCTCGGCGAGAAGATTGTAGGACCGATGTGGCCACGGGTGGGTTCTTACAGCACTGACCCAATCATTGCTAGGCACGATGGAAAGATGTATATTGCGATGCGTGGCGACAACGGGAAGTATAACGACGTAACTTGCCAATATGATTACGACGCAACCCTAGCCGAGATCGAAGATATGCTGGTTGACAACAAGGTAAAGATCAAGCATACTACATCATACAGTGGTTCGATCTACGGCAGGCAAGAACGGCGCGATCGTGTAACTACGACAGCCTTCAAGTTTGAAGATCTCGAAATGTTCCGTATTGTTGTAACCGACGGTACCACGGGAATTTCCGGTAAAGTATTCAGGGGGATGTAAAAATGGAGAATAAGTTCTACCGTACTGTCGTTACTGTAAACAAGGCTCAGTGTCTGCTGTGTGGAGACATCATTGAATCACTGTATGGTCACGATTTCCGAACATGCAAGTGCGGTAACCTAAGCGTAGATGGCGGCCACGAATATATCCGTCGCGCTTACCGCGAAGACAAGCTGCTTGAATTTACGATGGGTCATCCGGCAGGAGAACGGACCTGGATTGACCTAAGCGAGAGCCACGAAGAAGAACGCGAACCATACGAATGGGAGATAAAGAAATGAGGCCTCTGTATTATGCGTACCTATGTAATGCTATTGTTTCTTTGATAGTGTTAGCATACGGTGGATGGATTCCGACTGCGCTTTGTCTTATGTTACAGGCCCTTGCCGTAACCTTTTGCCAAATCGAATGGGACAAATAACATGGAAGTTAGTTTTGAGCTCAAGTCTGTAGTAGAAGTTCTATCATTGAGCATGGACTTCAAACGGAACACAATGTATCTAACTGGCGTAGTTAAGTTCTTTATGCCTGGGTCAGATGCCCTGGTATATAAGCAGCCATTTGAACAACAAGTATTCAATCTCAACATGGCACCAGAACTAGGAGAAGTTATTTCTAAGTGCGCAACCTGGGATGCTTTAAAGAAAGAGCAAAATGGCCGACCAAATGCTTAACGACCAACAAAAGGTGTGGGACATTCTCGAAGACGGACCAAAAACTTGGACAGCAACAGTTCAAGAAGATGCCGACGGTGAATGCTATCTGATCTTTCCGCTCGACATGATGGAACGAGTTGGTTGGCAAGAAGGCGACGACATTAACTGGTCAGATAACGGCGACGGAACATTTACGCTAACGAAGGTATGATCTACGTTAGAACCGTACAGGCTACTTATACTGGTCCTCTTGGCAATAACTTTTATCCTGCCGGAATTTATAGTTTTACAGATCGTGATCGAATTCCTCTGATGCTTCAATATTCTTCTAATTTAATTTTTGAAGAAGATTCTAATTGTAAGCAAAAGGTAAGGTTTATTAAACTTCTTAACGCCGAGCCAACCGAAGCCGAAATTATTTTCCTTGTCTTACAAAGCAAATTCGTCAGATAAAAAACATGGACCCTTAGGTCCATGTTTTGTCATACGCCTGTAATGCTAATCTACGTGCCATCAACAATCTAAGTTTAACCTTGTTGCTGAGGTCATCCTTGACTCTGGCTTGATGTGTGTTATTGACATGCAGTAAGTCATCGTCTTCGTAGAATTCTTCTTCAATATTACTTAGCAGGAACAGCGGCGGGCGCTGCGGCAGGAGCAGGAGCAGGAGCAGGAGTTTTTGCTGCTGGCTTCTTTGCTGCCTTTTTGCTTTTAGCAGGCTTTGCCTTAGCCTTTGGTGCTTCTGCCTTAGCAGCAGGAGCAGCAGCAACAGCAGGAGCAGCAGCAACAGCAGGAGCAGCAGCAACAGCAGGAGCAGCAGGTGCCTTAGCAGCATCAGCAGCAAAAGCGGACATAGAAACAGCAGCAAGTAAAACAATCATAATCTTGTTCATTTTGGTTTCCTTAAGGTTAGTGTAAGTTTGTAGGCCTACATACAAATAACGCCTTATAATGAAAAAAGTTAACAAATGATTTGGGCGATCTAACCAAACTGATTTAACCAAATGTTTTGCACTATGCAACGGCAATAGCGCATAATGTATAAATGCTGCTGAATAAGCAGCAACTATATAGGAGAACTAAAAGATGGTAAGAAATAACAACATGACCCAAAACGAGTTTTTACAAGAGTATCTGCGTGGTACAGGCCGTGAATTAACCGTTGCTCAGGCACGTTCACAGTTTGGCATTAAGAACCTACGTGCTCGCATTCATGAGCTACGTCAGGTTGGTCTCAATGTTCTAAGCCGCAAGAACTATCGTGGAGCAGGCGCATTCCGTATGACTGCTCGCGATCAGCTCGGTTCACGCGCTCACTACGATCTATAATCTTTAGGATTAAACAATCGAAGCTTAAAATAAGGGCGGCAACGCCCTTATTTTTGGTTGACAAAAACCAAAAAAGATAGTATAATTAAGGCTATGAAAATCAATTATTGCTCAGATCTACATTTGGACGTTGGGAAGACTAACCCAACGCTGCCTGGCGGCGACATTCTTATCCTTGCAGGCGATACTTGCGAAGCAAAGGAGATGAAGAAGTACGAGCCCGATCAGCACGGCACCGGAATTAAGATCAGCAACAAGGGCCGGATCAACCAATTCTTCATTGAGGAGTGCGAGAAGAAGTATCAGCATGTCCTTATGATTGCTGGCAACCACGAGCATTACCGCATGGCGTTTGAAAAGACCCATGCTCGTATGCGCAAGGAGCTGCCGGACAATTTCCGCATCATGGAAAATGATTGCTTCGAACTGGACAACGTGCTGTTCGTCGGTGCTACACTTTGGACCGATATGAACCGTGGTGATCCGCTTACCGTGCATGCCGTTAAGCACGGTATGAACGACTTCGAGGTGATTAAGAAGATTCGGACGCCAACCGAGTATGTTCGTTTTACGCCGCACGATGCGATTAACGAGCATGTTCGCTCGCTCCAGTACTTCAAGATTATTCTGGACAACCCGCACAACATCGACAAGACGGTGGTTATGATTACGCACCACGCGCCAACTGGACAGAGCGTTGATAACAGGTATAGAGACCAGTTCCTGATGAACGGTGGCTACCACAGCCGGTTGGATGATTTCATTCTAGACAACCCGCGCATCAAGTATTGGATCCACGGGCACGTACATTCGGTTATGGATTACATGGTTGGCGATTACACCCGCGTTCTGTGTAACCCACGTGGCTACCAAAGCAGCTACGGTACCGAAATGACTGGCTGGAATCCAGACGCGCATTTCATCCTGTAACAAAATAGAGCCGCGAATTAAGTGGCTCTATTTTTTTGACTAGCTTTTCGGTAAATAGTTACAGACGGAGAAGTAACTATGTTTTCATCTTTAATAAGTAAAATCGTAACTTGGGTAGGATCTATTTCGTGGAAAACCGATAAGGTTCTTACTGAAACAGAAATTGAAACAGTTAGAGGAATGTTAGTTGATAGCTACTACATTGTCCTCACAAGACAAAACGGGCACCTTTCGACCTACGCGATCGCTATAGCGCATTGGATACAGACTAGAAGGCGCGGCTACTACAGTCACGTCCTAATGAACACAGAAGACGAAGTTCGGTCTGACGCAGACTTTCGAATGATCGAAGCTACCCGTTCAGGAGTTCATTACTCAACCTTTGCCCAAGTATTTAATGGCCAATGTGGATCAGTTGCCCTGCTAAAACCAAAGTCTCTCACACTCGACCATTGGGCGCAGATTATGGACCAGGCTAAAGGGTATCTGGGTCGTCCATACGATACATTGTTTGATTTAACAAGTGATTCGGCACTCAGTTGCGTTGAGCTAATTCGCGGTGCCTTACGGGGTCTTGATGATTATCAGACCAGATTTAGATCTTTCGAAAAAATGGTATCCGAAAATCCAAAACCAACACCCCAGATGTTTTTGGAATGCGAAGATTTTGAAGTAGTTTACGAGGTGCGGCATTAAGCTGGCATAAGTAATTTTACTATGTCATCTAACAATATCCAATGGCCTAATACGGGCTCAATAACTGCTGCATCCGGAACCGTTTATACCATTTCTCCAACGTATGGCGCCAACAACAATACCTACACAACTCTGACTACCACCGGTTCTATGCCGACTTGGGCTGGATCGACAGTAAACGTCACCGGAGCAACTAACCCAGGGCTGGTAGTGCACGGAACAATGCAAGCTGATGATGTTGAAGTAGATGGTGTGAGCGTAAAAGAGATGATGCTGACTATGAAGGTTATGCAAGAGCGGTTGGCCATCCTAATACCAGACCCAAAGAAGCTCGAAAAGTTTGCTGCGCTCAAAGAGTCTTACAACCATTACAAGCTACTCGAAGCACTTTGTACCGATCCCGAAAACGATAAAAACCCGTAAAAATACTGGTTGACACACTCCTCGAAAGAGTGTATAGTGTTAGTATGGATACTACCATTAAACCAGTTGCCTACCTGTTAGTAGGCATTCCGTGTACAGCCCAGCTAAGCTGGTCTGCTCCTTATCTTTTACAGAAGAAGTTTGTACACCTTGCGCCCGACGCTCTTGTTGAGAGCGAAATAAAGGCAGAAGAGAAAACCTTTGGCGACGTAATCAGGGCAAACATCGACGCAGCCAGCCATTGGTTCAACGATCGAGTTAAGAGCATGATCGACATGTATCGGCATTTGATATGGGATCGGGCTAACTTAACGCTAACGACTCGTAGGCCAAAGATTGATCTGCTAATCGCTGCTGGCTACGATGTAGTGGCTGTGGCATTCGAGATCCCTGCTGCTGTTACTAAGGACCTCGGCAAGGAATACGTTCGCCCTACGCGACTTGAGGGCTTTAGCAAGATTATCATCGTAACACCTACCGAAGAATATGTCGCGGAAGCGTAAGATAAATCTACGTACATGGGAAAACTGCTCATTGAGCGAGTACCTTTCTCACATAAGGATTAGAATGGCAGCACTAGACGATCCGTCCCAGGGCGCAGATTTTGTATTCGCGGTCTGTAACGAAAAGACGCTGGTAAAATTGTTTCATAAAGACGTAAGAGACTTTGTACAAGAGTCAACTGGGTCTCGGTATATAACGATTCATCTTCCGTCAGACGATCCTCTTTTAACAGCACTTTTCTTAAAATTTAAAGGAAGGCAAGAAACATGAAATGCTCTCGTTGTAAGTTCTGGGGTGACGGCGACGGCAGTGGCTTTCCATATGATGCCGGCAATGTCAATTACTGCAAACACACGCTGATCTCGGGCAAGCAGCGACCTAGCTCCGCGTCGTCAGACGACAGGTACATTTCGAAGGTCATCGTCGATGGCTCCGACAAAGAACACAAGATACTAACACGCTGGAACTTTGGCTGTGTTCTGTTTGTAGCAAGGGAAGGCAAAGAGTGAAAAAGCTAATGGATGCGTTGGCGCTGATCGGTAACATTGTCGGCGCCGCGTTAGTGGCTACTGCGCAGGTTGAGATACAGTTGATAGGTTACTGCTTCTTCTGCGTCGGCTGCGGCGCATCTATATGGCTCATCGTAAAGTCCGAAGCGTCTGAATCGCTTCGTTCGGTGCTAATAGTTAACTCTTACTTCATGTTAGCTAACATCTACGGAATCGTTAATAGGGTGGGCGTATAATGGGCATGGGGCGATTGTACGCAAATTCTTCCGTGGTTCGACTGCCACACCTTACTAATCCGTACCTCGACGAGACAACCGAGATGGTTAAGTGGTGTAAGAAAAATTCAAGGGGCGAAGTAGAGTTCCAACCAAGTGTAGTATTTGGGTTATCTGTGCTGTTTGAATACGCCGACGATGCCTCTTTCTTTTCGTTGAAGTGGAGTTAAGATGAAAAGCGTTAACCTTGACAAAGAGTATTACCATAAACAGGAAGAAATGATCCAATGGTGTCTAGAAAACGTTGGTCAAGGCGGCTGGCTTCATAGAGATGCCCGAGACGAAGACAACCCATTCAAGTGGGAACTGTACAGCATGTTTGGGAACCTACAGTTTACTTTTGAAAACGATAAAGACGCAACACTATTTGCTCTGAAGTGGTTATGAAAGTTGATCTACGACAATTTCCTAAACTGATGAATGAGATTGTTCCGAAGGTTTCTCACAAATTTGGCACGTTGAATTCTCGAGACTTTACAGACCTGCTAATCAATGAATACGGCATTCCGGTATTTATTAGTCCAGGGGCTATTCTATATTGGGTCGAAATGGAGGAAGAGACCTACACGTGGATCTCGCTTAAATGGAAATGAAAACGGTTTTAATAGCAGACCCAACATACGAACAACTTAACTTAATGAGCAGATTCATTGACGATTCTAAACTTGATCTGATTACTATAGACGGAGTTGACGTAAGCGACGTTAGCGTAACTAACGACATCATTTACGAATACATATTTGGCAACGAGCAAGACGCATTGCTCTTTACATTGAAATGGAAACATAATGGATGATACTGTAAGTTCTATTATTCAACCGCTAGTTGAATACTGCTCACCGTTAAAGATAAAGGTGACGGGACGATGTATTGAAGATCGATACTACATTGACTTTGACGGAACAGATACATTTAAAGACATGGAAGATTGGGTACGACACTGGATCTCGTTTGAAAGTTATATCATTCACGTTCTCAGGCGTCACAACCTCGACTATTCACACGTAAAAGTAACAGGTCCGGCTACAGTAGAAGCTTTCATTGGAACTCTGTTTGAATTCTTGATCAGGGAAAGAAAGGCAGAATAAAATGGCATCGCTGCGCAAGTCGCTTCGAAACGGATGGCACCTGGCTACCATCGAACACCGCACAAACTTAGATCCGGTCTCAGAAGGATCATTACGACATCGCAGCTTAGTCCGCTGGGTAGAAAAACACAAGACCGGAAAAGTTAAGTCAAGGATAAAAAACCTGCGTGGCTTCTATCTGCACTCGATCTTTGCTTTTGAAAACGAAACCGACGCGTCATACTTTACACTACGATGGAAGTAAAATGGAAATAACAACGACACAGATTAAGGCCAGTCCACGAAAACTTATAGGGACCTGGACCGTCGAAGTACTCCACGGGATGGATTCGATGTATCTTGTTGATGCTATTTGGATAAGAAAAGCTTACCACGGCGAGTGGGCAATTGACATACCTTTAAGGCAATGGCACGACGCAATAGCCTGGTGTAAAGAAGCCTTTGGGACAGACGGTAACCACAGCAGGCACCGTTGGAGAATATCTCACAGTGAGAAAAACTGCCGAATCTTTCTTCGCAATGAGGCAGACCTGCTCATGTTCAGATTAAAATGGTTATGATAGACCATACAGAATTTCAAAAAGTACTGATTCCGTTTATACGAAGAATAGTACCTAATCTAATTGCGGCCGAGATTGTCGGAGTTCAACCGATGTATGGGGTATTAAAAATGTATTCAGTATTAGAATCGGCAGTAGTCGACGGTGTGACTATGTATTCAATTACCGCCGATGCTAAAGTGCTAACATGGATACGAGCAACATTTGTAGAAGATAAAGATTACTTCATTGTTCGGCAAGTGAAAGGTGTGTGGTACGACGTTTCCGAAGAGGTAATGACGCTATTGAAACTAAAATGGGCGTAATAATAGGTAACAAGGTTCAGAATGTAGTTAGCTGGTGTAACGACAACATCTCCGAGCAACGATACTGGTTGCCATCTAATAGAAATATTGCCATTGGAGGAGCAGGATGGGAGGTTCGCTCCACCGGAACCAATATTGACCTATACTGCGAAGATGAAGCATTAGGTACATTTTTAGCGTTAAAGCTCGGCACCACTGTTAGGGTGTTTCCGTACCGGCAAATATATTCGGTTGACTTTGGTTACAAATGATGCTATAATAGTCGCATTAAATAGCATTCTGGAGTGATACATTGGACTACAATACACTAACATCTGAGCAGCAAGAAGATCTGATTGTGTCCGGAACAGACTTCATGCGGACAATTACTGAGCTCTGGGGGCCCGAAGCCGGCATGGAAATGTGGGGCACGATTGCCACCACTGTCGGTCAGGATTTCAAGGGCGCGGTTTTCTTTACTATGATGACCGGGACGCATCTCGGCGATGTGCGACTGATTGACGCAAATGTGCCAATGTATGTTGAAGTGATTAAAACTGTGCGTCAATACACGGGCTACGGTCTGAAGGACGCAAAAGACGCCTGCGATCGTTGCCGGTGGGTCACCGGAGCGACCTCGTTACACGTTGAGAAACTTCCTGTGATGAACAAGGCTAACCGCAGAGAATTCGTCAACGCATTGAAGGCACTTGGCTGTAAGGCGAGCTAACGTGTACGTCATCGATTACGATTACAGCAAGGTCGACTTTGATGCGATGTGCGACTGGATAAAATGACAACTGTAAAGGCAAGGTTGTATTTGGACAAGGGTTTGAAGACTGGATAGCATTTGACGATGACAAAGACGCTGCGGCTTTCGCGCTAAAATGGAGTTAAGGTTATGAAATTCGAAGATCCTGCGGTAGCAGCAGCCTACAAAGAAGTTGTCTTGGCTTATAAAGCAGTAAAGAAAATCAGTCCGTCCGACGGTCCTGATTATGAGAAAGCGATAGACGCCTGGGCAGACGCACAACAAAAATTTAATCAAGCACAAACAGCAGAAACACTGAGATTACAGGCCGAACGAAGAAAGAAAGGATTAAAATGAACGATCGAATCGACACATTAGCAGCAGAAGCATTTCAATACGCAAGCGAGCATGCCGACGAGTCCGGTAAAGGATCATTGGGTGTGTTCGCAGAAAAGTTCGCAGAGCTGATTGTGAAAGAATGTTTGATGTACACTAATCCTTCACCGCACGAAGGAACCGAGGTCGGACGAACGCTGGCCTGGGTAGATAAAAACATAAAAGACCACTTTGGAGTAAAGTAAATGAAGTATGAATTTCCGTTGATCACAAACATTTCGCAGGTATTGCCGCTGATTGCGGATAAGCCTGAGTTCATTGTCGCGGTAAAGGACGGTGATTACACAGTCATCAACTACGTGGTACAGATGGCGGATACCTTTCCTCCTGTTGAAAACGAAGCTCACGCTATCCTGCGCGAACTGCGCGGCATGATCTTCCGCTCTTCTACTGGTGAGATTCTTCGTCGCCCTCTTCATAAATTTTTCAACTTGATGGAGAAAGAAGAAACGCAGTTAGCGAATGTTGATTTCTCTGAGCCGCATACTGTTTATACCAAGCTTGACGGTTCTTTTCTGTCACCATTTATGGTTGAAGGTAAGGTTCGCTTTGGGACGAAGATGGGACTAACTGATGTTGCGCTTCAAGCGGAACCGTTTATTGCTGCTCATCCAGAGTATCTGGCGTTTTCGACTTGGTGTATTGAAAACGGAATCACTCCGGTATTTGAATACACAGCGCCTGATAACCGGATTGTGATTCACTACGATAAGCCCATGCTTACTCTGTTGGCTTGCCGTCATATGATAACTGGCGAATATCTTCCTCTGTGACATAATTAGACAAGGCTGTCTTATCAACAAAGGCAACCTTGTCTTTTCTTGCTTGTATGCGTAACTCTTCGGTGTATGGCTGGTGATAATGGTTTTGGATGCGTTTAACCGTGTTTAGCAATCTTGACTTACTTCTTTTAGATAATGTTTCTTTGGACCAACCGTTGTCAATGATGTGTTTAGCGCCTCTCATTCCGCGCTCTGCCATCACTTCTTTGGGTTGTTTGCGAAGAAACGCCAGTTGTTTCTCTGCTCGTTCCTTGCCCCATCGTTCAACTAATGTGCCGCAGTTTCCGTCACTTATTTTCTTTCTTACTTCGTCACTTGGATTTAGACAGCCGCGGCCTCCAGCATTCATATTAGATAAGAATCCTGTCTTTAAGTCTTGTCTTCCATACTTTGTTATTAACTCAGTTTCTTTGTCGTATGCTTGATTTGGATCGTAACTTTTGTAAATAATTTCAAATTTGAACTCGTAACCCTCACTAAGAATGTCTCTTATTTTGGCCATTTTGATATAGTTTGGATGAGGAACTTTCTTACCTGCTAACCAATTCTTACACTGCGCTAAATGATCATATGGTCGCAGCGGATCTTTTGCGAAGCCAATGTAAAATGGTAAGTTTGATCGTGGATCAATTAGTTGGTATGTGTAATACAGCTGATAAATATCGTTGCTGGACATATGAGCCTCCTGGTTCGTCTAGAGCGGGCGGATATTACAAGTATCGCGGCCCGCACTATTATTTATCCTATAAAATATTTCTTGACATTTATTCTTTTTGGTAGTATAATAGTAACACTATGACAATACTTCAAGATAAGATTCGCGAGTTTAACATTCCTACAGTTAAATCGCATAACTCTGTGGCAGATCCACAGGAGTTCATTTCCTTTGTGCGTGGCCTAATAGGCGAAGAGGGATTTGTTGTTGCATGGGATTCTGGCCATCGCGTAAAGTGTAAAAGCGAAGACTATATGATCAAGCACAAGGCCAAGGACATGATCGGCCGCGAAAAGAACGTGATCGAGATCATCGCTAACGAGCAGGCCGACGACGTGCGTACTTTCCTGGACGCTAAGGACTTGGCACGTTTTGAGGAATTTGAAAACAAGTTCTGGAACGGTGTTCGTGATACTTCGCTGACCTTAATTGATCTGCGTATTGCTGCTGCAAAAGCAAAGCTCGATGTTGACCGTAAGATCTACGCGGTTGAGTTTGTACAGAAGCAGGAAGAAAAGTATCAGCGTTTCCTGTACAAGATGTTTGATCAGAAGGAAAACACCTACGAGTTAGTAAAGGGTGCAATCGCAAAGTCGTGCTCGACTCAGACTAAGGTTGATGAAGTGCGCTGGCTGTTTAACTGTCACTGGATTGAACAAGGAGTAGAAGAATGAACCAACGAGTGATTGACCTAGCAGTAAAAACTGACTTAGCCGAGCTGTATGACCGGTACAGGGCGTTCTGTCATCAACTTAACGACGACGACGTTATCGAGTTTGACGCAGCGGTCGAACAGTTCGCTGAGCTTATTGTGATTGAATGCGCTAACGTTTATTCGGCCATTGACAACGGTAATAAAGTTATGGGCACCGATAACTACCTTGAAGCATTGCGTAAGCATTTCGGAGTGAAAGAATGAAAGTTGAGCTGGTAGTAATCGACAGCGTATACGCAGTTCGCAGAACTCGTGGCTTCTGGCTATTTAAGAAATATGACTTTCTGGAATTTGGCTCCAGTCCTATTTCCTGGAGAGAGCGAGATTTCACGTGGTTTAAAGAATGCTTGACCGACGATCTAACTAAAGCTAAAATGGCATTGATGATACGAGGTTCTAATATGGGCATTCCATATGACGGAGACTTGATCACTCCCACGCAGTTTGTAGAAATGAACCGGATGGCAGCGACCGACGAAGGGATGAAAGACTTGCTGCTTAAAGCGAAAGAATTTTACCTGTTAAAGAAGAAGCACTAACATGAGCGAATACAATCCAGACGTTTGGGTAATCGTTGAGTTTTCTGGCAAGAAAGTAGAGGCTGCTAACAATGGCCATTACCACCGTGTCTTAGCTGGCTGGTATGGCGGGTTCGCTGGTAGCGACTCCTGGCAGATGAACAGCGGCATAAAGCAAATCGTCGATAAGGGTGACTACTACGAGATTCACGGTGACAGCGGCAGCGTTTACAACTGCGGCAAAGTGGTTGAACGTTTTAGCGGTTACACGCAAAGCGTTTACGCCGGGTTCGTAGAGCAAAACAGCGACGATGTTACGATGAAGCAAGTTGATATGGCAGACATACTGGAACGATACACAAATGCCAACATTGAATGACATGGAACAATGGGTTGCTGATAAAGCGTTAGGCTATCTATACGCCGACGATTCTAATCCCAATGTTGGCATGGGACTGTTTCCTAGCACTGCAATGGAATGGGCGATGCGAGACCTAAAGGAAACAGCAACGTTATTTGGCGGTGGCTATGACTTTGCTCTGCTTCAAATAAACCAGAAAAACGTGGAAGAATTTGTTAAACGGAGGAGAGGATACTAATATGGCAAAGAAAAAGCTCACCCCAGAAGACGCAGAAGCAAAGATCCGCAAGGCTGCTGCGGAAGGCAAGATCGTGTACGCATCGTCAGACGACGTAGAAGACTACGAGGAGATCGCTCGTGAGTTCCTACAGAAGATTTTTAAGATTAACTACGACGAGTGCTTCATCAGTGACGAGTCAAGCCTAGCCGACTTTTCAGGATGCGGCATGCCGGATTCCGAAGAGATCGAAAAGCTAACGCTAGAACAGCATTACGCCCTTGGCAAAGTTGTAATGGTGCGCACAATAAACGAAAACTACGGAATCGACGTATCGCCAAATGACCTCTTAGTTGATGTTTTCGAGCGTATCCGCAAGCACCGATCAACGCTATTAAACTGAATCCAAAACGGTTGACAAAAAACCAAGTTTGAGCGTATTATAAACAATAAATACCTTTAAAGGAACATAGTGGCTAACAGGCATTACTCGGGGTCAAGGATAGTTGACTGGATTCGCGAAAAGGTGTTCAAGTTTGAACGACCTATTGCCTTGCCGTTAAACGGCTGGAGCAAGTGGAAGAAGGAAACCAAGGCTGCTCACCCTATCGGTTGGCTCTTCACTGAAACTATCCCGGACTGGCTCGAGAAGATTCCTGAGAACACAATCGATCACCTCGACGAAGTCCGTTACTTTGTTAGCAACTGGCGTGGTGGTACTCACCGTCTGAATTCCACTCTCAGCGTAGGTAAGTGGCACGAGTATTCTGAGCGTATGCTGTTTAGCTGCTTCGATTCCTTCGTTGATTTCATCGAGATCGAAGAAGCACACAGCCACATTATGTGGAGAGATAATGCAGATATGTCTAAGTATCTGGTGCCTTGGTATGCTAGGTCCAGATGGTTTCGCTGGGGATTAACTTGGCGCTGCCCTCAGGCAGGAGTTGATCACTTACGGTGGGAAATGACGCTTGACATTCCAGACCCAAACGATCCCAACTGGCACGCTTCTCCACATCAGGCGCAGTCCGCTAAGGAAAAGATGGAGCTGTATGTATGGTGGAAAACTATTCGTCCTCGGCGTGGCGATCCGTGGTCAGCAAGCGGGTTTGATCAGTTCTGGGAGAAGATGAGTGCTAAGTATAAAGATGAAGACCATGATTTTGCCGGGTGGCTCGGAATATCTGGCAAGAGCAAAATGACTCCGGCAGAACAGCGAGAATACAATCGACTGTCGGAATTACGAGACTCTCTGGAAGAACAATGGGAGAAGGAAGACACCGAAATGCTAATCCGTCTTGTCAAAATGAGGAATTCACTATGGACTTAAACTTTATTCTTACTGCGCTACTTATTGGCGCGCTCTGTTATCTTCCGATACTTGGCTTGTACAAGTTTTTGATGCTGTATGCCAAGTATCGTCAGCTCGAGATCATTCAGCGTGTCCTCGACGAAAATGTAATTATACGAATCGAAACTGTAAAGCATAAAGAACAAGAGGTCCAGTTAGTGTTTAATCATCGCACCGGTAAGTTTGTAACGCAGCACACTAGTCAACGTGAGTTAGTGGCTGATCTAATAGAAAGATTTAAAGGAAAGACTGTCCACGTCGTACAAGTAGGCGGCGGCACAATTACACTTTTTGATAAAGAGGAAACCGTTTAATGGAAGCACAAAAACCGGCAGAAGGCATTATGGCACTTAAGGAATACAAGAACTGGCGTTGGTGGCGCGTCCCGTGTGAGTGTGGGTGCGATGCTGAAGTTGATATTATGATCGAGATTGACGAGCCTGACGATTCTATAATTACCTGTCACATCTCGGCTAAGGTAAAAACTGCCTGGTGGCGCGAAACTTTTCCGATTACTTACGACGAGTCCTGGTTTGTTATGTGGTTGAAAGAAACTGCTAACCGTTGGGTCACTACTGCTAAAATTTGTTGGATTGCTATCACTAAAGGGTACGTCGAGGTTGAATCTTACACTTTGCTTACTAAACAGCAAACTTTAAACATGGCAGCAGTATTACAGAACGGTGTTGCCGAGATGGAAGCTGAACTGGCTAAGAAAGCAAAGTAACCGTGCACATGGAAGGCCCGTGGTTAACCACAACCGGCAAAAAGAAAGGTAAGAAGAAGTTCCGTAATGCTGATGCTGCGCGGACTTCTGCCCAGCTGAAAGAAGGGTGGGAAAATCTGTTATCAAAGTACGACGTTAAACCCAAAGCTAAGAAGGAAAACAAATTGAAGCCACTTTCGTTCAAACCTACTTACCGCGGAGCAGACGCGCCAAAGATCCCAAGCAAGGGCGACGGGGTCGGTGTTGCTGCTGCTAAGGACAGTCCTGTCTATACAGGCGATAAAATTCTGGGGATAGGACAGATGCACAAGAGCAATGCGGTTCCGGTGTTCTCATCCGAGGAAGCAGTTGCTATTTCTAAAATGAGGCGGTAATAATGAAATCATTTCCTACTCATCCTGACCACGTATCAATTCAAGAGCTTTCTGCTTGGGGCGAAGAGCACAAAGATCCTTGGGTTAGAAGACTAGCGTACTACGCAGAAATGCTTGTTCACTTTATACCGTCTGAATACCGCAACGACCCAGACGAGTGGTTTGATGCAAATGACGTAATAATCCACGACCTCGAAAGACCGACGCAGAATTTCATGCAAGCGTAGTTAAAGAATTATCTAAACTGAAGACGAAATACGACGAGCTACACGAAAAGTACCATGTCTTTTCAATACTCGCAAACCAGCACTAAATAAACTGCTACTATAATAAAAGGAGAAACATCATAGCAAAGGAAGAGGCCCTCCGTTTCGAGGGCGAAGTCACTGAATTGTTGCCAAACGCAACATTCCGTGTTCAGCTAGACGATTTGAACACCAAGATTATCGCTTACTTAGGCGGTAAGCTGCGCACTAACACTATCAACATCTTGCTTGGTGATCGCGTCACTGTAGAGATGTCAGCTTATGACTTGACTAAAGGTAGAATCGTATACCGTAATTAGTAGCAAGTTATAAATTCCTTAGATCCGATAAATACATGATAACAGGATCTAAGGAATGGCAAAGCAAACAATCAATATCGGCACAGTGCCTTCAGATGGCAGCGGCGATCCATTACGGGCGTCGTTCGACAAAATCAACCAAAACTTCACTGAACTATACACCGCCGGCGGGACTAGCGGATATAGTGGCGCAGTCGGCCCTAGCGGATTTTCGGGAGTTAGCGGACAAGCTGGTGGTCTAAGTGGCTATTCTGGGTTCTCAAGCAACGTAGCAGGCCCGAGTGGATACTCAGGAGTTAGCGGGCAACCAGGCGGGCTTAGTGGTTATTCAGGTATAGACGGTACAAGCGGATACTCGGGCATAGACGGCGCAAGCGGCTACTCAGGAGTATCGGGTTATTCAGGACATAGCGGGATAGGACTTTCTGGTACTAGCGGATGGTCTGGTAAGAGCGGGTATTCTGGTACCTCAGGGTACAGCGGCATATCTGGACTAAGTGGTTCTTCTGGTTACTCGGGAATCTCGGGACAAAGTACCTCAGGTTACTCAGGAATTAGTGGTACCTCAGGAAAGAGCGGATGGTCGGGTTATAGCGGTGAGAGCGGTACCTCAGGCAGAAGCGGTTACTCAGGCATCTCTGGAACAAGCGGAACTTCTGGATATTCGGGGTCTAGCGGCGCAAGTGGGAAATCAGGAGTAAGTGGTACGTCTGGTTACTCAGGTGAGAGCGGTACCTCAGGCAGAAGCGGTTACTCGGGTATCTCTGGAACAAGCGGAATCTCTGGATACTCAGGGTTAGGTGGCGCGTCAGGAACAAGCGGAAAGAGTGGGTATTCGGGGGTCAGCGGAACTTCTGGGTACTCGGGCTCTAGCGGTACGTCAGGTATCTCTGGTTATTCAGGAACAAGCGGCTATTCAGGAATTAGTGGTATAGACGGAACAAGCGGCTATTCAGGAATTGATGGAACAAGTGGGTACTCAGGAATTAGTGGTATAGAAGGAACAAGCGGCTATTCAGGTTATTCGAGCACCTCAGGTTACTCTGGTGTCTCTGGTTACTCTGGGCTGATAGGGGACGGATTTGTAGCAACTGCACCTACTACGTCAAAAGGACAAACTGGCAACACAATCGGAGATGTTGCAATAGATGCATCCTATCTTTATTACTGTACTGCAACCTGGACCGACGGAATATCAGACATTTGGTCTCGTACTGCATTGAGCGTAGTTTCGACCTGGCCGTAAATAGCTTTAACGTAAAATAGCTGCTTAACCGCAGCTATTTTTATAATTCAATCTTGTATAAATAGTAGTACTATGACAATACTCTCTACTTCACTAGTTAATACAGGTCTATCACCAAACGACGGAACAGGCGACAGCTTACGAGCGGCATTTGTAATAACGAACAACAACGTAACCGCAATCCACGAGTTTTTATCACAGACTCCCGAGTTTACAGAAGCTAACGTTGAACTTCTTAACACCGAGACTCTTGATGCTAACGTAGCAAACATTACTTCGCTTACTGCCACTACAACAACGGTAACAGGAAACTTACAAGTCAACGGAAACATCCTTGGCAAACTAACTGGAAACGTTACTAGTACTACTGCATTAATAGGCAACCTGACTGTAACTGGTACGACACTAACTTATGGCGACGCTATCTTTGGTGGTAATTCAACAGGAATAACAGGTAACCTAACAGTAAGTAAAGACGTAGAGATCTCCGGTAACCTACTAGTCAACGGAAACGTCACCTCTGTTACACGATCTGAATTAATAATCCAGCATCCTACGATTGAACTAAGCAGCACACCGGGGGCATCGCTCTCAAGTAACGACGGAAACGATAGAGGTATTGAGTTTTACTGGTACGACTCGCAAGAGCGAAAAGGATTCTTCGGATTTGACAATTCAAGTCAGAAGCTAGTCTTCATTCCAAGAGCAACTCAGGTGCCAGAAGACGGAGGCAACGTTGAGCAGTTCTCAGGTACCTTAGGTACTGCATTATTTGACACAGTAGAAGCTAACGTGTCGTCTACTGGGACTAGTGCGTTTAATGCGATTACAGGAACAACATCTAACATAGTAAGCATGACAGGTAACTTAGTTACTGCTCGACAAGCTAACATCACAAGCCTTGGCACTCTTGCTAACCTACAAGTTACTGGTGGCAACGTGGATGTTTCTACTGGTAACATTAATATTACTGGTCCAGCAGGAACAACGCTGCGGATAAATGGTGTTCAAGTTTCAACTGTTGATGCTAACTTTACTGGCGGCGCAGTTCCAAACGCCACGACATTTAACGCTAATACAGCTAGTACCAGCACATCAACAGGAACAGTAATACTTTCTGGTGTCAGTGGACTAGGTGTAGGTGGCAACATACATGCAGCAAACATTGCTACCACTGGAAACTGCGATGTTACTGGAACCTTAACAGCAGGAAGCTTCTCGGCAGCTAGCTTAGGTGGAACATTAACAACTAATGCGCAACCAAATATTACATCGGTCGGAACATTATCTGGATTAACTGTTACCGCAACTATCACAGGTAATATATCGGGATCAGCAGCAACGGTAACAGGAGCCGCACAGACGAGTATTACATCAGTCGGAACCTTATCGGGACTAACAGTTACAGCACCTATCACTGGAAACATTACAGGGGCTTCGGGAACAGTTGCGTTAACTGCTGACGACAGCACAGATGCTACAAACTATCCTTTGTTCTCAAACATAGCAACAGGAAACGCTTCTCCAAGGACCGACACAGGATTTACTTACAATCCGTTGTCGGGGAATATTACAGCTACCAGATTCGTTGGGCATGTAACAGGAAACATAACTGGTAACGTGTTAACTGCGGCGCAACCAGCAATTACTTCACTTGGCACATTAACCTCGGCGTTAGTGTCGGGCAACGTTACGGTCGGTGGAACACTCCTTTCTAGTGCTGCTGGCGATATTGGTACCAGCTCGGGTCGATTCGGTACAGTTTATTCAACAACAATAAACAACTCAGGAACATTTACTTCTGCTGCCCTTACAGTGTCAACTGGTAACGTTCAAATATCAACCACTGGTAAAGGACTTAAATTCCCAGACGGAACATTCCAAACTACATCAGCGGGTGGATTCGTTGACTTAGCTAACGTAGCGATTAAAGTTACAGCAATTGCCGACAACTCTACAAATGCAACTAACTATCCATTCTTCGGCAACGTTACAACCGGAAACACAGAGCCTAGGACAGATTCTGGGTTTACTTATAACCCGAGCACCGGAAACTTAACTTCTCTTATCTTCACTGGCGCACTGTACGGAAATGCTAATACTGCAACTACTGCCGGTAGTGCAACAAGCGCAACTACTGCAACGAACGCAACAAACACAGCAATCACTGATGATGTAGCAACAGCGACACCGGTGTACCCAACCTGGGTATCAACTGCGTCCGGTAACCAGGGGCAGAAGGTGTCAAGTTCTAAGATGTCGTTTGTGCCTAGCACCGGGGTGCTAACAGTTATCGCTACTAGTGCGCAGTACGCTGACTTAGCAGAAAAATACGAATCGGACCAACAGTATGAACCAGGCACAGTTCTAATATTTGGCGGTTCTAAAGAGGTAACAGTTACTAGTTACAAAGCCGATATCTCAGTCGCCGGGGCTGTTTCAACTGATCCTGCTTACTTGATGAACAAAGACGCACCCAATTCAGTGGCTGTAGCTTTGCGCGGAAAGGTGCCTGTTAAAGTATATGGCCCTGTTAAGAAAGGAGACTTATTAGTGACTAGCTCGATGTCGGGGCACGCCGAAAGCGTAGGTAGGGAAGCATCTTACGGGGTGGCCATTTTTGCTAAGTCGTTAGAAGAAAACCTGGCTGTAGGCACGAAGGTTATTAACGCAGTTATACTCTAATGTCAGAAATTAAGTGGATCACTCCTAAGGGGCAAATTGCTAGTATCGCTGAAGAAGAATACTTCGAGTTTCAACTTGACGCGTATGACACACAAGGGTTGCCTCTCACTTACACCGTAATAGCCGGTAATTTAACTGATGGCCTCGGACTGACTAGAACTGGATTGATACAAGGCGTGGCGTCAGTTGAAGAAGCATCTGTAGATCAACAGGAATACTTACAGACGTTCACAGTTCGAATTACAAACGGGCGCGGTCAGATTAACGATAGAACATTTAGTATTGTTACAAATTCTATCTCTATTCCGCAAATTATTCCTAAGAATGTGTCGTTAGGCACTTGGTACGACGGATACTTCTTCGACCTACAACTAGAAGCAACTGACCAGAACTCAGTCGCCGGATTAGAATGGAAGCTAGTCGACGGAGAACTACCTCCTGGGGTAGAACTAACTGAAGAAGGAAGACTATTCGGGTACTTAGAACCAGTTTACCTCGACGAAGAAGTAGCAATCTTACGTTGGGGCAATGGGCTATGGGATGGACCACTGTGGGATCAACCTACAGCAAGACCGCAGACTAGAACGTACAGATTTGAGATCCAGGTCTTTGACGGAGCTAGGTTTGATCTGTCTAGGTACACACTAACTGTACAGGCTAAAGACACTTTGTCAATTGACAATACTGAACTAACAATCGACAATAACACTATTACTGTTGATACCGACGAACAACACGCTCCTTATGTTATTACTCGTCCGCAAGAACTACCAGAGCAACGTCAGTTAAGTAACTTTGCCTTTAAGGTTGAAGGACGAGACCTCGACGGAGATACGTTACACTGGGGAATTCTGACAGAAAATGCGGCTTGGTTTGACCAAGAGCCTACTGTAGAGCATCCAGGAATACCAACGTCGGCTTTCGACCAGGATGCTTTCGACCAAATTGACTTTACATTACCTCCTGGAGTAACAATCGACGAAACAACAGGCTGGATAACCGGATCGCTAGGCGCTCAAACTGAGGAAGTTAAAACTTATACGTTTCAGGTATACTGTTGGACTGAAGTCAATGACGTAGAAGATGCGAGAAGCCAGTATGTAACATTCACGCTAACTGTACTAGGCGATAGAAACAATACGATTGATTGGTCAACTCCGTCTGACTTAGGATTAATAACAAACGGCGACATAAGCGAAGTATCCATTGTTGCTGTGTCAAGAAAAGGAAAGACACTTAATTACAGGATAGCAGAAGGCACACCAAATCCTGTAGGGATCGAAGCTGACCAGACAGTCATTGATTACACTCCAGTTGTAAAGAGCAAGTTGCCACAAGGACTAACGCTATTACCAAACGGTTTGTTAGTAGGTAGAGTTTCATTTGACCATTTTTCAATGGATAGTAGAACAACAACCTTTGATAAGAATACTCTGTTCTTTGACAATGTTTACACATTCACTGTTACTGCGTCTGACGATACAGACCCAACGGTAGTGTCGAATGAAACTGTGTCAGACGATAAGACGTTTACTATCAGAGTTAAGAACTATAACATTCATCCTTACGAAAATATTTACTTAAAAGCACTACCAAGCAGAGATCAGAGAGAGACATTCTTATCGACTGTAGCTGATACTGATATTTTTCCAGATCAGTTAATATACCGAGCTGGTGATCCTTGGTTTGGAAAAGCAACTAGTATCAAATTCTTGTTTGCTGCCGGGCTAGAACCTAACTTAGCAGCGTCGTACATTGCCGAGATGGAAAATAACCATTACAACAAGCAAGTCAACTTAGGGAACATAAAAACTGCAATTGCAACAGATGCTAATTTTAACGTTAAGTATGAGATCGTGTACGTCGAAGTACTAGACGAGTTAACAGAGAACGGTAAATCTGTTGCTTCCTACATAGATAGAACTGCCGAAGTTAAAAGTCCGTACAATGTTCCACCATTTACTGTTGTTCACCCAAACAGCCTAGATAATATGAAGACAGAAGTAGGAGCAGTAGGGTACAATAACAAAGGTGCTCTACCACAGTGGATGATTAACCCTCAAGAAGACAGCCGAGTATTAGGATTTACTCGAGGCGTTATCCTTGCATATACTGTGCCGGGCGCAAGCAAATTAATTGCGTACAGGTTAAAGCAAAACAATATATCGTTTAATAACATCGACTTCGTCGCAGATAGGTACCAACTTGATCACACGTTAAGTAAGTTCTATGACATAGGCGAGAAGAAGTTTATCGATTCGGCTGAAACTACGTTTGATAGATTGCCGCCGAACACTGAACAAAACCCATACGCTGGTAATGTAGACTTTGCGGTAACTATACCATTCGACGAAGTAAACGGTAGAACAATCCATTACATAACAATTGCCGGAGGATTAGACGGCTCAGTTAATATTAAAGACGGGCAACTTGTAGTCTTTGCTAAACAAGAAAAGTACAGCGACGGTTTTGCAGGATACGTTAAAGATGCCTATGACACTAACAATTTCGATTCGTCAGGATTTAACTTATCTGTCTCTCCGAGAGAGTACAATAGTCCAAACGATGGATGGAACCTAGAATCTGCCCCGTATGGTTCTGACCCTTGGGGCAGCGAACCGTATGCTCCATCAACGGTAATTCCGGGGTTCTTAGACAAGCTACTAAACAACGAAGTAAATCAAAGAGCTGGAATATGGCAAATAGTGCTAGGAGATGCCGACAACTACGAAGACAAACTAGTCACCTTGGTATTTGTTAAAGAAGTTGAGATTAATCAGCACGTTCTTGTTGGTACAGGTGGTCGCAGCTACGGTAACTCTAAGATTTACTATAACCCGATTACGCAACCAGGAAATACAGTACCTACTTATACAATTCTAACAACTGAAAACAAGATAGCAGGCGATACTACTAGATTCGACTGTGGTGGAACTAGGTTCTACAATAACAGGGATATGTACCTACCGCCAGAATCGTTGGATGTTTACTTGAAATTCCCGAAAACTAATATCTACAACTGATAAATAGATAAATAAGTAATACACTTAATAAGGACATTTTACATGGCAAGCAATATTTACCCAGCAAATATCAACGTAGCCTATCCAATTGCCGGACAGGACAACGATAGCCAAGGATTCCGTGACAACTTCACTAACATCAGGTCTAACCTGCAAGTTGCTGAAAGTGAGATTACTGCTCTTCAAAGTAGCGCAGTTACTATTGGAGCAGAAAACAACCTAGCTACTACGACCCTAAAGAATCCTAAGTTATGGGGTGCAACTGAAAAAGTACACAACTACACAACCGGTGCAGGTGCTACTCTAGCAATTGACTATTCACTCGGTGATTATCAGACTAAAGAAGTAACTGAAAACTTAACTCTATCTTACGCTAATTGGCCAGCTTCTGGACAGTATTCGACGATTCAGGTATTGTTTACAGGAATGCTTATCACTGAAACGCTAACTTTCCCTGCTGAAGTTGTCTTTGGCTTAGGACAGATTCCCGGAGTTACTGGACAGGTCTTTACTCCACCAGTGGCAGGTAACTACCTGTTTGAGTTCAGTTCGGCTAACGCAGGATTAGCAGTTACAGTTAAGTTACTAGTTGGTCCAACAGGCGTACAGAGCCCAGAAGAAGTTGCTATCGCGGCCGATGTAACGACTCTACAAACTGATGTATCTGGTCTAACCGCTAACGTATGGGTCGGACCAGCACAGACATTAACTAGTCCAGGTGTTGGTAACGTAGCAGTTACAAGCTCACATATTTCATTGGCAGCAGGACCAAGCACTGCTACATTTGCAGCAGGATCAAGGGAAGGCCAGTTACACGAATTCATGATGTTAGCAAACTCGGGACCGACCGATGCGTATGTTATCACGGTTACTAACCCAGGCTGGGGTGGTTCTGGTACCATTACGTTAGACGCAGTTGGTGAGGCATGTACCTTAAGGTACGTTGGTTCAAAATGGTTCTGCGTTGGTAACAACGGTGCCACATTTGGCTAACCATAATGTTTGACTCTCCTGGTTCGTTCTGCTATAATGGTAGAACTTAATCAGGAGATGTTATGCAGATTGATCTACAAAAATACACCGAATTTGTTAAAGCTATCACCAGCCGCGATTCGGAAAGCGCAACTGATTTTACCCAACGCATTTACCAAATTGACTTGGATGGCAATCTAAACATCTCTCTTGCCCTTACAGCGGCAATGGGTATGTCTGGTGAAGCTGGTGAGTTTTCGGAAATCTTTAAGAAAATCCTGTTTCACGGCAAACCCTTTACTGAAGAAACCCGCGCCCATTGTGCAAAAGAATTAGGTGATGTAATTTGGTATTGGACTAACGCATGTCGCGCTCTTAATCTTGATCCAAACCAAATCATTGCCGACAATGTAACTAAGCTTGAGTCTCGTTATCCAGGCGGTAAGTTCAGCGTAGACGCAAGTGAAAACCGTGCTCAAGGCGATATCTAAAAAGTTACGCGATCTGTGGAAAGCTAAGGTATCGATTACCTTAGTGTTTCCGCCTGCTGAAGGAGTAGTTTCTACTACACTCCCACAAGTAAAAAAGCGAGAGACGACGGCCATCGTTAAGCACAATAAATCTAATACTCGATTTGTTGCCTACACCGTAGAACCTATTAACGGCGCCGCAAAGACTTATTACTACACAGAAACATACATCGATAAAAATTGGAAACGAGTCGATAACACTTGGTTCGCAGATAAAGACGAAGCTATGGCTGCGCATCTGAAATTCCTCGAAGGAGCGTCGTTAGCAAAAGAAACTAAGACGACAGAAGTGCTGTGGGAAGGGTTAGATTTAGAAGAGACAAAGTCCTGGATTGAGTTAAATAAGTTAACAAGCGAAAAAAATACAACTTACCTTTCGCCGCCAAAGAAACCATGATACCAATTCGAATTATAGGCACCTTAGAAGCATTTTCTGAACAGCACACAGAAGGGATCGTATGGGCAGTTTTTGATAACTCAGCTGCTGGATATGCTTCACTAAATATCTTAGCAGACGGAGATTATCTGTTTATCGAAGACGGTAAGAAAGGTATTGAGTGGGAAGGTACAGTTAAGTTTGACTACGACATGAACCGTCGCCCGTGTCAATTTACCGAGCATGGCACCTGGCAGAGAGTAAATAACTGTACAGTGCACGGTCTTCAAACTGGAATTGATCCGAAGAAGTGGTTCAAATGGTTTACTTCAAACCGACCAGCTGTGCTAATTAAAGGACTTAATCATGACTCACCCATTGATACAGGATTTAACCAAACTAACGGACGACGAGCTCCAGACGAAGATAGGTGAAATCGCTAAGAGGATTAGCCAAGCTTATAGGCTCGGAATGGGAGATGCTATTAATCAACTCCAAATGTTTCAGAGAGATTACCATGCCGAACTAACTAGGCGCAACGACATAAAGATAGCTGAGATGGTCGAAAAATCGGCAGAGTTTAAGAACATCATCGACATTAATTAAGATGACACCTGAGCAACAAAAGGTGTGGGATTTACTAAAGAAAACTAACGAGGAAATTGCTGCTGAGATTGCCGAAGAAAGGTTTCAGGCTACAATCAGAAAAAACTTGCGGGTACTTAGAGATTCTCTTAGAGATTCGATCGGAAAAGAGTTATTAGACAGAGCTAGCAAAGATGACACCTGAGCAAGAAGAGATGTGGAAAACATTAAACACTAGCGCAGAAGAGTTGCGACGGCGTTATAACGAAGGTGAACTTGGTAGATTGATCCGTGAGAAGATACGGGCAGCAGCAGAACGGGCAGACGAAGCCTATTTTGACCGCTGTTACACAGCTAAGAAAAAAGATGACTGATCGAAAACTAATGGCCAAATGGCTGACAGATTACATTGTGGAAATGCCGCAATGTCCTAAACCTAAAAAGAAACGAGTAAGCAAGAAGGCAACTTGGGAAGCTTTACAGGCTCCAGTTGACAACCGAACAGAGCAGGAAAAGTTTGAGGCCGAAATGAGTGCGCGAATTGCTGTTGAAATTCAGAGAGCAATCGACGACGAAATAATCGCTAACATGGTAGCAATTATGAAGATAGAGGAAAGCAAGTGCAAATAGACAAATACGGAACTCCTCACGCAAGCTCAGAAGAGATATGCGATATGTTATACGCAGATCCTTTGCTTGACTTGAGCAATATCAGGGTCGACGACCCAGAGGACTTTAATAACAGCATCAAGGCTCTGTTTGTCGATCTCCCGAAGTTAGAAAAATACAAGACACTAGAGATTTCAGTCGAAGACTTTGACAAACAAAACCAAGGCAATTGGTTGATGCCGGACGAATACAAAACACTAGACATAGCCAATTGGGTATTGCGTGAATGTAAGACCGACGAAGAACTACAACGGGTCGGTAAAGAGCTGCTAATGTTCCAAGACCGTGACGCATTTGATATTCTGCGTTTTATGAAATATCTGGTTGATACCTTTCGTAAAAATGGAATAGTGTGGGGAGTTGGTCGCGGTAGTTCAACTGCGTCTTATGTCCTTTACCTCATAGGCGTACACCGCATAAATTCTCTATTTTTTGATCTCCCTATCGAAGAGTTTTTAAAATAACCCATGTTAAGTCCTATAAATACTTAACAACAGGAGAACAACACAATGCCAAAGATTCACAGAACAGCGATGGGGAAAGTAGTCGACGTTGAAAAACTATTCCTTAAAAATGACACAGCGATTGCTATCGGTAACATGAAAGTAAATGCTAGGGGCGACGAGCTCGGCCGCGGCGGCAAAGTAGTGAAAACTAAAGATCAGATAATGAAAGAGTATTACGCTCTGAAGACTCCGACCGCAATGGATCCGCCTAAGCACACAGCGCAAGCAGACGCACCTATTAGCGCAAAATCTGGGCTTGACGAGTCTGACTTTGAAGAACCACAAGAGGCCGTAGTAGCACCAAAGCCAACAGCAAAGCCAATGCGTGGCACATTAGCAAGCACAGTATCGAAATCTAAAAAATGAGCAAAAAGTATCCGATGATGGTTACTATTAAAGAGGCTAGTAGAATTTACCAAGCCAGGGCTGAGAAAGAACGAAAGAAACAAGGGTTCTTGCCTATTCTTAAACCATGGCAAGAACCAGAACATGTATCAGCTAAGAAGATACGGAAAGCAGTAACTTTAACTATCCTAGAGAAAGAAAACATTAAATGAGCGCATACGATCCGATTGAATTAAAGTCCTTAACCCCGTTGTTCGACGGAGTTATTGTAGCAGACATGCAGTTTAAAGAGCGCGTCACTTCAACAGGCTTGTTTATACCAAGCGATGACAAACAACTGCACGGGGTTCATCCTCGTTGGGGACGAGTTTATTCTGTCGGTCCAGACCAGAAACACATTAGAGTCGGCCAATGGGTCCTTGTATCTCATGGACGCTGGACACGAGGTGTCGATATTAAGGATGCTGATGGCAAGCATACAGTTCGCCGTGTTGATACTGACGATATCCTAGCTATTTCGGACGAAGAAATACTAGACGAAAACATGGGCATCCCGCTTACTAACGAACAGATGAACGGTGCTCCGCGGTATTAATCAAACGACTTGCTCTTTACCTGACTGAACCACTATAATTAGCTATACTTTAGAAAGGTAGCAAATGGCGATTAATGAACTTTGGACAGAAAAATACCGTCCGAAAGAAGTCTCTTCCTACGTCTTCAAAGACGAAACTCAAAGGCATCAGGTAGAGGCCTGGATTAAGACAAAGACAATACCAAACCTGCTGTTTAGTGGTAGCGCAGGTATTGGAAAGACAACGCTTGCGAAGTTGTTAGTTCATCAATTAGAGATTGATGACTACGATGTTCTATACGTCAATGCGTCACGCGAGAACGGTATCGGATTTATCCGTGAGAAAGTACACCCTTTTTGCCAGACCATGCCGTTCGGGGACATGAAGGTAGTCCTGTTAGACGAAGCAGATCGTATATCTCCTCAAGGCCAAGACGCAATGAAAGCCACCATGGAAGAATACAGCCAGTGCGTTAGATTTATCTTGACAACTAACCACCCTAACAAGATAACACCTCCGCTTCACAGCCGTTGTCAAGGTTTTCACTTTGCGCAAACTGATCATACAGAATTCACTGCCCGCGTAGCAACTGTTCTAGTAACTGAAGGTGTGGAGTTCGACCTTGACACCTTAGACTCTTACGTTAAAGGCACTTACCCAGACCTGCGCAAATGCTTGAACTCGGTTCAACAGCATTCAACTACAGGAAAGCTGTTAATGCCGTCTGCTGCTGACAAGTCTATATTAGACTGGCGCATTGACGCAGTTGATCTGTTTAAGAAAGGCAAGATTAAAGACGCAAGGGCTCTTATTTGCGGAAGTGCTAACCCAGAGGACGTTGATGAGATCTTTGCCTGGACTTATAATAATCTCTCTTTATGGGGAGACAGTGAAGAAGAACAAGATGACGCAATCATTATTATCAGGCAAGGGTTAGTAAATCATTCGCTTTGCGCTGACCCAGAGATTAACCTGTCCGCGACCTTAATAGAATTATGTCGGATTCGTCGGAAATAAGAGATACACCCCAACCAACGCATCTTCCACTCTTAGGGGGCCGATTTCCGCGGCCAATTGATCTCATTACTGAAACAGGTAAGTTATTTTCTTGGCAAAATTGTCCCATGTTACCGTTTAATACAGTTTCTTTTCCATTGGGGTCTGTTACTAACCATACTCTTGCTCTTGGGTTGCCACTTCCTGCCACATCTGCGTGGTTTAAGCTCATATTCTTTTTAGCTGTATCTGAGAAGGTTCTACCGCTCAGCGCATACGAACACTTGTCTCTATGTGCTTGACTATTAGTCATTCCTTTTCGAGCAACACGGAGCCGAGCTGCTATGTCATCTGGTTTAGGTTTTCCTTTCTTTGCCAGACTCATTTTCTGTAGAGTGTCTTTAGTGAAAACACGACCGAGAAGCATTGACTTAATAGATTTACGAACAAGTTCGTATATTTTTGATTTAGGAAGATACCTATCGCTATTTCCACTTAGCATACGGTGGAGAGAGCGTAGGCCATTTTATTTCTATCCTTACCGGTGGTCATCTTAGGTAAAAGTAAATGGCAAACATAGTGTTCTCTTGCGGTTAAAGCAACAATGTTATCTTTACTGTTGTTTCCACCCAGCGATTTAGGTATTATATGATGTTTCTCAGAATAACCAATTTTGAGCAAGCTTCTTGCTTTGGCGGTTAATATGATGTTATTATACCACTTAGTATATTTGTTTGTTAAATACATTGCTGACATAGTCCTTTTATGTTAGAGTAGTTGGGATTGGAGGGTCCGCGAACTACACAATTATTTATCTCAAAGGAACAAGATGAAAACTAAAGACGTTTACCTCGTAGCAAAATACTCAGCTCACCCACGCAAGAAGCATGCCACTGCTCAACCAGGATACATGAAGAATCCCGGCAACATTAAGTGGGATGAAGAACTTCTTGTCACTTACGGGCTGAAGAACAAAGACTTCCTTTCGGCTCGAATTGTGCTAAATATTAGTCAGGGGCGAGTTGAACGAAACAGTTTCCAGAACGACAAAACCTTTGAGGAACTGTTTAACTACTTCTACAGCAACAACAAGGATGAGTTGAATCAACGGTTTCAGATGTTTGGTCTAAGCGTAGAGACAAAGGAAAAAGATGAACCAGTTCAAGAAAATCCTACGCCCGAGACGACACCAACTGAGCCCGAAGCGCCAACCGTTTAATGTGAGCATCTCTTCTTGCTTGGCTCCACGGTTTCCCTTTAGTTTTGCCTATTTTTCCGGCTGAGATATTTGCGATATGTTCTTGAGTTAGCGGTTTCCTAATCCTACCTGCCAATGACCTCGAAAGATTCGCGCTATGCTCGGCGGATCGTGGCGGCTTTGCTTTACCTTTCAATGACTCAGATGTTACTTTCCTTTGCTCGGCTGTTCGCAATCTACCTTTCATCTGAGTTGATTTGTTTAGTCTTTCAGCCTCAGTCCAGATTCTTCCGGGTTTTCCTTTATTGCGAGCTGATCTATTTTTCCGTTCAGATTCTGGCATTATTCTACCTGCAGAACCTTCTCCGCCATCTGTTTGATTTAATAGTATTCCTGTTCCTAAGTCCTTACGACCAAACCATCTTACTAGTCGACGCTCAATGGCAAAGGCGCCAATTTCAGATAAGTGTCTTTCGAGAACAACTCGATTCTTTTTGTCTTTTGGTACCGGAACTTTCCCGTGTAGTTTATCAATTCGGGCATCTTTGCCTTTACCAATGTAATAAGGTGTTCCGGCCTTAGCGGTTGCTGAGTCTTTACTTCGGAGGTACGCGTAAACGTAATAAATATACATGCTGACATTGCCCTTTAATGTTAGAGTAGTCGGGAGTTGTCGCTCCGTGGACTACACTTATTTATCCGATAAATACAAATATGAACTACAAAAAAATGTATGCTGAGAAAACAAAAAGAATTCGGGATCCGAATCTTCCGCCACCACCGACCCTCTTGGGCCAAGTGAAGGACCTACGCTTGACGAAGGAACAGCAGGAGCAGCAGCAGATAACGCTCCAGCAGCAGCAGGCTGAAATCACGAGCCTGCGCAACAAGCTAAGAACGACCGAGTACAGGCTAGATCTTCTCACAAACCTAATGCGTCAGAACCGTAAGTAAATCAATGACTTACAAAGCCTAAGATTTTGGTTGACTTTTCCGTAAAAGAGCGTATAATAGCTTTATTGAATAACGCTACGGACTAAACAAAATGGGATTCGAGACTAAAGTGCTAAACGCAGTTCGCAAGGAACTCCCGGGCGTCGAAGCTTACTTTTATGACGGCACCCTGTGCGTCGATGATGTGTCCGAGGACACCGCAAAAGGACTGCTGAACGTGCTCCGAATGATCGTGCTCTGCGACATCAAGCTTTCCAACATCGTAACCCACGAGCCCACGCGGCGCGTTGAGTTCTTGTACGACTTTGTTCCGTTTGCCTAAGCTGAGGTTAAAATGAAAACCAATACTCCAAAACGCAATACCGCCGAAATGGTAGCTGCTGCCTGTTATGCTTATCGCATTAAAGGCAACGAGATTGTTCGCGAAGATCAGCCCGCCCGCCCGGAGTGGAAGGATTTCGACGGCGTCACGATTCCGGCAACGCCCGAGGTCAAGTCCAACAAGCGCATCGCCCTTGACGCCCTTGTCAACAAAAAGATAACTGACGCTGATCGCGAACACGCGGCGGAAGTCATTCAGCATATTCAGTCCCAAGTTACTTTGAGCCTGTTAGCCGGTAAAAAAGTTGGCAACTTCATATCCGACATGGCCAAGGAGCTCGAACAGGAAGAACTGCCTGAGTTCAAACTTGGCATCCTGGTTTATGCTCCTAACGTGTATGCTTCCGCTAAGGTCAGGGAAGCAATCGACGAAAAGACGACTGAGTGTATGTACACCAGCCAGTCGCTTGGTGCCGACGGCAATAAGGTAACTGTGGAATTTACGCTGATTGAGAAGCGTTATGTGGCATCGTTTGACTGCTACTCTGCGTTCGGCAAGGACGAATTCGGTAACCTTGTTTCGTTCTTAACTAAGCACGAAGAACTGTGCGACGACGGCACTTACACTGGGAAGATTAAGAAGTCTGGTCCCGACCATTGGCACAACAACGCGATAGTCACTTCACTGAATTATTTAAAGGCTGTTTAATACCGGTCTTACTTTCTAACACCAACACGCGGTATTCTAGCTGCTGAATATCCTTACTGGTTTGACTAGTGATATGGAAAAACAGCACGCCAAACATTCCCATCACTGCCACTAGCACTACTAATATCCCTGTAATAAACCTGTTAGAAAGTTCGCTAGGGTCGCGCCGAACTCTGACCTCAGTAGGCATAGTCACCTCATGTGCGATCTTGTTGATGTTAGAGGCCGTTCCTTCGATTTTACTAATCGCTGATCGTGTCTCAGACAAAGTTTTAAGCATCTCGTCGTTGGCTTCTAAGTTAGGTTTAGTGGCTCTACTCGCCATTGTGGTTTCCTTTTTGTCTCTGTTCGTTACGGTCAATGACCTCTTCCAGATACGACACGTGAGCAGCAAGTTTAGCATTTTCTACAGCAAACTTTTGCATTTCTGCTCTTGCTAAGTCTAAGGTAACGCTAAGTTTCTCAACTAGCACCTTTAGCTCTGTAACTTGAGTCGATAAGAACTCAACTTCTGCCGTTAGTTTTCCTACCTTCCCAACTGCTTCATTTCTTTCGCGTTCGATGAGAGACATGCGAGCAATAATTCTATCTCGGTCAGTTTTAATCTCGTCTCGCTCTCTGCGATATGTTTCTAGCATATCGTTATAGGACTTATCTTCGTTCAATGATTTAGAATCAGACGAAACACGTCGACGAATCATTGAGATTCCGTAAGCGATAACTACACCCACCGACGGGATTCCGATCGCCCAAGAGATTAATTGATTGGCTAAGTCTGATTCACTCATCTCGATACCTTAAGTAAGTCCCTAGCTAATAACCACCAAGCTAGAAGTGTTGCTGTAATTGTTGTGGCTTCTATTTCTGTAAAGTTGTTCGGGAACCCGGATAATACTGAAGTAACTGCAATGTCTAAGGACAATCCAATGGTCCATATTAGTGCGCCGGTCAATGAGCTAGCTACTGTTAAGTAAGGAATCTTAACTTTTGCTAACAATACAATCATCGAAGAAACTCCGTAAATTAGTGCTGCTAGAGGTAAGAACCAAACCACTATATCATTTAATAAATTAGGTGAGATACGAATTAACTCATGTAACATCATCCAATGCCTTGACGGGAGAAACAAGGTATCCACTGACCAAATAATCGCGCTCAAGTAGAGCAAGAATCTAGCGACAATAGTATTACCCCTGGTCAAAATAAATCGCAGGTTTTTATACATTAGAGCTAATGTAGTGAAGAAGTGAGTTGGGCCAAAAACATCCATACCGTATTTAGCCCAACCTTAACTTTTAAAGTATGACTACAGATCTCCGTATATTCTAAGGATTTCCTCTACTGCTGGGTGCCTTTGTATATCTTCTCCTGAAAATTCGACCCCGCTAATAAACGATAAAGTAGCCCCGCTAGTCCTCTTCTGGAAATCTACTAAACCGTTAGATGCCCCTTTCCTGTCTGTTTGCTGCGTATCTCCCGTTACTATGATTCTACTATCTTCTCCTATCCTGGTTAGTAGCATCTTTAGCTGCCCTGGGGTAGCGTTTTGCATCTCGTCCGCAATGATCCAACTGTTCTTAAAAGTTCGACCACGCATAAATGCCAGTGGTGAAACTTCAATGGTTTCATCCTCGATCATTAGCTGGATATCTTTAGGTGTAAAGTAATCCTTCATTACATCAATAATTGGTCTGACCCACGGTGCCATCTTTTCGTTTAAGGTTCCTGGTAGGAAGCCATGTTTCTCTTCATCTACTTCAACTGCTGGGCGTGTAATAACGATTTTGTCGCACTCGCCATGTTTAAATGCTTTAATGGCTGCGGTAACAGCCAGCATGGTTTTGCCTGTGCCTGCTGGGCCAGTAGCAAAGATGATTGTCTTTGATTTGTTTAGCAAGAGTTTGATATACTCTGCCTGCTTATCGCTTTTCGGTAATAGTGTTACCGTAGTCTTGTGGTGTGTTGCGTATGTGTTAAACGGTAATACATTGCTGCCTGCTGCGTTTGCTTTTACTCCTTTGTAAAATGGTTGCTTGTTGGTTTCTTCGATGTCATAGTATGAACGGCGTGTGTTACTTTTACGCTTAGACAATGTAGTTACTCCTTAAAGTTAGTAGGCATTGCACCTACAAAAATATTTAAGGCCAATTACACAAAAGCAAACCACACATACTATAAATTTGGATCGAACACTAAATAAAAGACTTGGCGAGTTATTTTAAAATCCACTCAGCGTATAAACGATTACCTGAGTCCTCTTTTACCTCGACAACAGTAAACCCTGACGCAGCAGCAAAGTAATAGTGCCACGTCGTGGTCCAATTGAAGAATTGTATTTTCGTACACCCTTCTGTTCCGTGATCTTGCCGTCCTGGGTTACACCGCCAGTAGATTCGACCCTTAGAGGTTAATAAAGAAGTAACCTTCTTTATTTGTTGATAGATCTCGCCAGAGTCGCCAAAGTTAATGCTACCTAAACAGAAAGCTACGTCGAATCTTTTGTCAGTCTTGTAACCTTCAATGGTTGTTATTACGTCGGCGTTTTGATTTGCCGGATCAATGCCGACAAGGTTCTTAATCTTTCCTTTAAAAGGATTATAGCCACATCCTACATCAAGAACCCACTCGTCTGGCTGTATCTGGTCAATTAACGATAACCCCGAGTATTTGTATTTTTCTATATCTGGTTTCCATTCAGTTGCGAAGTACTCATTGAGGAATAGTTGGTTTTTCATAGTGTATTTATCTGAACACTAAATACTGTATGATTACATTACCTGACAAAATCTTCTTTACTGGTGTGCCCGGTTCACATTGGTCAGCAATAGCACAAGACATAGAACAGATCCTAGGATTTAACACAAGCGATAGAATAGAAGGTCGCAACTACGACATTAAATCTTTTAAAGGGCACAAAGGTGTGTACTTTGGTCGAGGAATGGAATATGACTCTGCATTAGAGAAGTTTAATGTTACCTTCCTACATCAGTATCTCGATCTTCCTTGGGCAACTAAGGGCGGCACTAAATTGCTTAAGAGTCACGACTGGCCATACCGATTTGATGTCATTGAAAAAATTTTTCCGGACGATTGGATTATACTTGTATATCGTCATGACATGGCTAGCTATGCCTGGTGGCACGAAGCCGGCGGGTTTAATATAACCTACCCTAACTATTCTGCTTACAAGGATAGCGCCGGTATGTTATGCGAGATTACTAAACAAAATCAAAAGATACTAGAATTTGCGCATAAGCGTAACGCAACTTGGTCGCACTATAGTTCAGAGTGGATAGAGAAAGAAATTGGAGCCAAGGTTGAAGTTTCGTTACAGAAGCCCGATATCCTAATCACCCTCATTAAATGATAGAATACTTACTTGCCTTACTAGGTGGAACGCTGTACGGCTTCCTTTTTGGTATCATACCTGTCGCTGGTGCTGCTACAGCTCTGCTTACGATTTACAGCTTCATTGATGTATTCAGAGCAGACCCTTACCTACTTGTTATATTCACGACGGCAATTGTTGTGTCTGTCACAATTGGAGACTCGTTCTCAAGCATAATGATGAACATACCCGGGGCCTCCGGATCAGCCGCTACTATGGTAGACGGGTTTCCAATGGCTAAACGCGGAGAAGGCGCAAGAGCGCTGAGCGCAGCAATAACTACCTCTACTGTTAACGGGCTGCTATGGGGAGTGTTAGTCTTTGCGTTCCTTCCATTCTACGGACAAGCTGTGTTACACATAGCAATCCCAGAGATCTTAGCCCTGCTTATTCTGGCAATGGTGTGTGTCGTGTTTGTTAACAGCGAATATTGGTTCAGAGGTATTATTGCGCTAGGGATTGGCATATTAGTCGGGTTAATAGGGCAGAACGAAAGTGGAGCAGAACGGTTTACTTTTGGCTGGTATTACCTCCGAGACGGCGTTCAAATCATGCCAGTTCTAGCCGGAATCTTAGCCATTCCGGAGCTGTTAGAGTCGTACCGTGTAAAGATAGAATTCCTGAAGATAAAGTCAAGGCACATTTGGGGACAGATCCGGCAAGGGTTTATAGACAGCTGGATACACAGATGGGACGGGTTACGCGGTGGAGCAGTTGGTGGGGTATTCGGAATGCTTCCCGGAGTGGGCGGCAACATAGTTGATTGGCTGTCGTATGGACAGACCGTGGCATTTAACAAACACGAAAAGATACCGTTCGGCACAGGTAATGTTAAAGGTGTAATAGGCTGCGAAGGTGCTAACAACGCACAGAAGGCAACAGCGTATGTTCCTACGGTCTTATTTGGAATCCCTGCTGCGCCGTTCGAGGCAATCATTATGAGCTTGTTTGTAATGGTAGGCTTAGAGTTAGGGACGCCATCATTGCTAAACGACACAAAGTTCTTTGATGTGCTGTTTGGCTCCTACTTGTGGGCATTAGGTCTGACATTTGTTATTGCTATGTTCTTTATCCGCTGGGCTACGCTGATCACGCTGATTCCGTTTAAGTATTACTTTTGGATCTTGTTTGCTCTGATACTCTGGTCGTGCGTTCAATACACTGGATACTGGGAAGACTACGTTATGTTTGCTATCTGTTGCGCAGCTGGCATAGGGATGCGATATCTAAAACTAAGCAGGGCAGCGTTTATCATTGGGTTTGTTCTGGCACACAGGATAGAGAACAGCTTCATTCAATACTCCTCTCTGTATGGACTAACTGATATTCTAACCAGGCCCATAAGCGGGATAACTATATTAGTAACTGTCTGTGCACTAGTGTACGGGCTATTTTATCACCAGGGAGAAGTAAAGTATGTCTAGTGTTTTTGATAGGCAGTATTACATTGTTATGTATCGTCATGGAGCCGGCGGAAGATTTGTAGGGAGTCTGTTACAAAAGTTACTCGATGCAAACTATGCTGATGTACCCTTAGATTTGCATGGAGAAGCTAATTCTCAAGGAATATTGATTCATACGGGGCTCTGGATAAGTGCCCCATTGGGGCAAAAGTATGCGAGCCCAACGGCAGCAGACCTAAGGGCATGTATGTTGGAAGAGACTACAAAATCAGTAGATCCCCGTGCAAGGGACCTGACTCCGGTGGTAGAAATTTCACACGATTACCATAATATCCCAGTATACCGCGAAATATTTCCGACAGCTAAGATCATTGACATTACTTGTACTCCGGTCGATTCGATTGTATGTAAGATAAATGGATTCTCTAAGTACGTGCTTACAAATTGTACAAACAGAGTGGCCTACGATCAGAACATAATATTAAGCCGAAGGCAAATGTGTGCAGACCATTTAGTTACTCTTGTGCCGCCTGCAAAAGCTACTGAGTTATTGACATTCTTACAAGATACAGACAACGCTGATGTAAAAACTTTAATGTTGTATTCCATGCTGAACTATTCGTGGCACACAACTGAATACTTTGAAGCAAAGGCAAGCACGTACATCTCAGACGCTATAGAGCTACCGTACTCAGCTTTGCGTTTTGGAATCACTGATCGCTTCTTAGAAACTTTAGAAGCAGCAATAGGACCGCTATCAGTTGAACAGACCGAGTATGCAACTAGAAACTTAGAGGCCTGGCATGCTGCACAGCTAGTGGACGTGCAGCATGACCCATTGGCAGCAAAAAACACAATTACAACAAAGGCTGAAAGAGTACTAGCAACGTATAATTAAAAGGAGAGGAAATGAAAAAGTATATTTTAGCACTAGCACTGGCATTACTAAGCGCGTTCGCAGTAGCAGATTATAAGCTAATCATCCCGCAAAGTCCAGGACAAGGAACAAGTGTATGGGGAAGCATTATAGCAAAGGAACTAGAGAAAGCACTAGGCGAGAAGATAGTACTAGTGCACATCCCCGGAGCAAACGATATCCCAGGGTTTAACAAGTTTCACAATGAACTACAAAAAGACTCAAAGACAATTATGCTAGGGCACGGCGGAAACGGCGAATCTTACCTTATCCACCAGGTTGATTACGAATACAGAGATTACGATCCCATTGGCCTACAGAATCTGACTATCGTCGTCGGGCACCGTAAGGACTCAAATCCGTTCGACGGGGTAAAGTTTGCTTATTCGTCTGGTACGAATCCTGACATGCTATCCATTACAATGATGGCGTGCGGACCTAAAGCAAGAATAGAAGAGTACAAGAAATGCTACAACGAAAAAGTCAAGTATGTTAAAGGTATGAAAGGCAACGAAAGAGGATTAGCTTACCTGCGCGGCGAGCTAAACGTAACTCGCGAAACACCGGCGACGTACATGAAGCATTACATGAAGCCAGAGTTTGTGCTATGGTACTCTGCTGGTGTGCTGAATTTAAAGACAGGTAAAGTCGTTGCTGATAGCTATCCAGTGTTCGAAGAAGTGTTCAAAGCAAAGTGGGGAGTTTATCCGTCCGGCGAGTTTTATGAGATGTATCTTCTTGTTAAGCATTACCGAGACGTACTCCAAAAGAGTCTTTGGGTAAGCAAGAACAACCCTAACACAAAGGCATTACGACAAGCCCTGACTAAAATGCTAACTGATCCCGAATCTGTTGCTGCGATCGAGAAGGAAACTGGGAAATACCTGTGGCTCATTGGAAACGACGTAAGCATAGCATTGCGTAAGCTAGAGGACTTAACTACTAAAAAAGCGTTAAAGAACCTGGTAGTGTGGAACTCGACTGTCTTTAATCAAGAGGCTTTCTACAAAGAAAACATCGCTAAAAAGGCTAAATAATAGATAACTGGATAGATTAACTATTATGCCACAGAGTATTAAAAGTGCCCTTGAAAACGTAAAAGAGATTTACCTAAGCGATTCAGCTTTGGATACTCTATTGAACTTTGAACGCGTGATCGACGAGCTAGATGTGTACGCTTTCCGTAACTGGAAACTAGGTGAACTAGTCGCTGGCCCAGAGTACGAGAAATACTTCGTGACTTGTACTTTTATGTGGCCTCATTCTAAAATGCCTGACCCAAGGGGCGGAGAGCAGTTGCTAAACTACAACTGCGAAGTGCTATACAAGAAAGACGAGCTCGAGTATCCAGTAAAGCCAAAGTCCGAAGACGACTTCCGCCCAGGCACTAAGATGGCCAAAACTAAAACAGTGCCAATTTGGCTAGTGACTATTACTATGCCCAAGAAGCTTATCAATGAGATCCATCAAGGATCCATTGAAGTTGAAAATGAGAAGCTTGATATCGATGATGTCGAGGAGGCTTACGAAGAGGAAGCCGATCAGAGCGAAACGCAAGATCAGGGAATGGACCCAATGGCAGGTAATATGGGTGGAGCACCAATGGATCCAGCACAACAACAGATGGGAGGGCCACCAAATGCGCAGCAACAGTTCTAAGTTAGTCTCAGAGGGAGTTGAATACGGAGACCTAGCAAGGGTAGTGAATCCAATCATGTCCATTGACGAGTTCCGCAGTAAAATGGGCGAGGATAAAGACATTGTTGTTGTAGGCTTTACTGTGCTAGGTAAAGAGCCAGCCGACGATCTAGTTAACTTTATTGAAAAGAGCTATGACTGGGTGCTAGACGCAGACGTAAGTAGCGGTGAAACATCTGACGGTAATTACATGGTCTTCATTGAACTTCAGCGTAAAACAAACGCAGCTAAAAACATTTACACGATGCTAGTTGATATGATGAATCTCACTGAGCAAGAGTTAGAAGACTGGTCATTTACTTACTATAAGGGTGCTGATCGTCTTCCAGTTACCGAAGAGAACTTGTTTAAGAAGATTATCAATTCGTCGGCTGAGTACGAAATAAAAACAGGCGAGAGCTTAGAAGAAAGCATCGAGCTAAACCACCTAAGAGCAATATCTGGAGTTAAAGTTAAGCCGGCGGCTAAAACAAGCCGCGACTTGATTGATATACAGGTAGCAGCAGGGATCCGGTAAAAATGAGCTTCGACTTCGACTTTACTATAGAGAAGCTTGCTAAGACAATTCCAACTAACAAGACTCCCGAAGCCTGGTTCGTCGCTCTTAATGTAATACTTCTGAATTACCAAATTAATACCTTACCAAGGGTTTCTGCGTTCTTAGCGCAAATGGGACATGAGTCAGCAGACTTTACTCGTCTAACCGAAAACCTAAACTATAGTGCCGCTGGTCTGGTTAAAACTTGGCCGAAACGTTTCACAGAAGAAACAGCACAAGGTTATCATCGCAAACCTGAGAAGATTGCTAACAAGGTGTACGCTGACAGGATGGGCAACGGCAACGAAGCAAGCGGTGACGGATGGAAGTATCGCGGACGCGGCATTATTCAAATCACAGGTAAGAACAACTACGTTGCATTTAGCAATGCTAAGTTCGATGATCTACGTCTTTTAGAAGATCCTGACTATCTACTTACTCCAGAAGGCGCGGTTGAGTCAGCTTGTTGGTTCTGGACAACCAACAACCTAAATGAAATAGCTGGCGCGCAAAACATAACGCTTATTACAAAGCGTATTAACGGTGGAACTCATGGATTGAGCTCCAGAATAGCACGGTATGAACGAGCAATCGACATACTGAAAGGATAATCATGATACCTGTCACAATGCTAGCTTCGCTCCCTTGGAAGCAAATTATAATAGTTGCCATCATTGCCGGCATTCTCGGCTCTGCTTACTTTAAAGGTCGCCACGACGTTCAAGCTAAGTGGGATTTAGAAAAGGCAGAAACAGCAGCCCTAATCGTAAAGCTTGAAGCTGCGTCAAAAGAGGTTACGATTAAAGAAGTAGTCAAATACATCGACCGCGTTAAAACAGTAACACAAAAGGGCGACACAATTACAGAATACGTTGATCGGTATCTCAGCAACGATGGATGTGTTATTCCTAAAAACTTTGTTGTTATACACGACCGCGCAGTTAAAGGTGTTCCAGTAGGAGAAAAGCCATGAAATTATTTCTAATCTTAGCAATACCGTTCTTAACAGTATCTTGCGCAAGCGTAGAACCAATGAAGTTTCCTGAGCCGCCAGCTAAGTTAATGGAAAAGCCGGTTGAACTGAAAACAGTTGGGCAGTGGCCCACAGAAATTAGTTTAACAGATAAGACAGATAGCGGGATACCATTTACTACAGTCTCTAAGGTAATCACTGACAACTATACGCAATGTAACGTCTACCGTGAAACTATTTTTAGTTGGCAAAATTGGGTAACTGAGCAGAAGAAAGTATTTAAGTAATGGAAAACTTTCTTTCTCTTTTCACTCAGACCAACGGCATGGTAATTGCCTTAAGTATTTTTGTTGTGCTGATTGTCGTTGCTGGCATTAGCTTACACCGTCGACCAGATAATGACTTTAACGTTCTCGACCTACTAATGGAGAACGGGCATGTGTCTAAAGCCGCGGTTGTCATGATGGGTGCGTTTTCATTAACTAGTTGGATGATGGTCGAGCTTACGTTAATAGGTAAGATGACCGAAGGGTATTTCGGTCTATATGCTGCTGCCTGGATTGCTCCAGTAGTAGTCAAACTGGTAACGCAAGGACCAACTACGCATAACCCTAGAGAAGAAAAGTTACCGCAAAACGGAGCTTCTGCTCCTGTTATCCCTGCAATTCCAAAAGTACCAGATTTACCAAATATTCCAGGTGTTAAGGTCTAACCAAAATATTTGACTTATGTGCGTAATTAGCGCATAATTATCACATATGACTAATCATTACGAAGCTCTGGGAGTTGATAAGACTGCCACAAGCCACGACATTAAGAAGGCTTATAAGAAAAAGGCAAGTACCACCCACCCGGACAAAGGTGGCGATACTGCTAAGTTCCAAGAGATTAACACCGCTTATCAGATTCTATCTGATGACCAGAAACGAGCCGAGTATGACCAAGAGCTAGAATACGGTCCAAGACACTCTGGGTTCGGAGGCGGCAGAAGTAGGCAAATGAACGAAGATGATATTGCTGACCTACTTAGGAAGCAGTTCGGCTTCAGTTTCAACTTCGGAGGTAATGGCGCTGGTGGTGATCCTTTCTCGCAGTTTAAACAACAGCACCAAAATAAGAAACCGACGAATCGAGATGTTCGAATCTCGATGGAACTCGACTTAGTCGATAATCTTAAAGAACAAACAAAGACGATAAACATTACATTGCCTGGGAACGAGAAAGAGAACCTCGAGATTAAGATTCCGCGAGGGGTAACAAACGGCACAACTGTCAGATATCCCGGTCTTGGAGACCATTCAGTTAAAGACGCTCCTAGGGCAGACCTGTTTGTCCAATTCCATTTTAGGCCACATCCAAACTTTGAGCAGTACGGAATTGACTTAGTGACCCAGATTACTGTAAATTGTTTAGAAGCTATAGTAGGATGTGAGAAAGAAATACGTGGCCTGGATGGAACAGTTTTGAAGCTTACAATTCCGCCCGGGACGCAGTATGGTACAAAGTTTGGATTATCGAACCAAGGATTGTATTCAACTAACGAGCCAGGCAGAGGAAGGCTTATTGCCATAGCCGATGTTCACGTTCTGCAGCACCTAACAGACGCTGAACTAGAAAAGATTAAAGAGATAGTTAACGCTAACGTAGTTCAGCCATAAATATTTTAATAACCCCGGAGACATTATGATCCAGACCAACCCCGAAATTGAAGTCATTGTCGCAAATTCAACTGCAAATGCAAAAGTACAGAATCATGAATACGTGACTCTCGAACACCTGGCATTGGCATTAGTTAGCTACAAGCCATTCAATCAACTGCTAGCGAACTTTGGCGCAGATGTTGTTGCTCTCCAACAGGATCTAACAAACTACCTTAGCTTGCAGCATTACTTGATTAGTAAGGATCCGGATTATTCGGTACCGAAAAAGACGCACTCACTGGAACGTGTGTTTAACCGCGCCTTTACTCAAGTATTGTTTAGCGGCCGTTCCACTATGCAGGTACTCGATGTTTTCATCAGCTTGGCAAGCGAGAGCAACAGTTATGCTCAATACGTTTATTCGAAGTATGGTCTTGACCGCAGGGATCTAATTAGTTTCTACCAGAAGCATTACAACGACGCAAAAGGCAACAAGGAAGCGACCGCAGCCCGAGCCGATTCCATCCTGGAAGAGTATTGTACTAATCTTAACGAAAAGGCTTCCGAAGGAAAGATTGACCCAATTATCGGACGCGAAGCAGAACTGGAAGAAATCACTGAAGTTCTTGCCAAGCGCAACAAGAGCAACGTGTTGCTCGTAGGTGACCCCGGTGTTGGTAAGACAGCTATTGCCGAAGGTCTTGCTTTACAAATTATCGACGCCAACGTTCCAGAATACTTGCTCGACTACGTCGTGTATAACCTAGACATTGGATCGCTACTTGCTGGTAGTAAGTATCGTGGCGAGTTTGAAGAAAAGCTAAAGGATGTTCTTAAGGCACTTGACAGCAAGGGCAAGACCATCCTGTTCATTGATGAGGCACACCAAATGCGCGGCGCCGGAGCAGGTAGCAGCGGATCCTCGGTAGATTTCGCTAACATGATTAAGCCTGCTCTTAGCAAAGGCAACATCAAAGTCATCGCTTCTACTACATGGGAAGAATACACCACGTCGTTTGAGAAGGATCGCGCCCTAATGCGCCGTTTCTATCGTATGACGGTTACTGAACCTACCGTTGATGTCGCTAAAGACATTCTGCGTGGTCTGCGTAGCCACTTTGAGAAGTTCCACAAAGGAACGATTAGCGAAGCAGCCATTGATGCAGCAGTTGAGCTAAGTGTTCGCTATCAGACCGACAAGAAGCTTCCAGATAAGGCCATTGACCTTATTGACACAGCTTGCGCTAAACAACGTATTCGCGGTGGTACATTTACGATTACGCGAGCAAACATCATCGACGTTATTAGTAAGCTGACTAAGATCCCAGCTGATCAAATCGGTGCTGATCATGTTGCTAGCTCACTATCTGACCTAGAGTCCAACATTAAAGAGCACTTGTTCGGACAGGACGCAGCAGTTGATGAGATCCTTGAGAAGATTTATGTCGCTCGCGCAGGGTTAAAGTCTATTAACAAGCCAATGGGTAGCTTCTTGTTTACAGGCCCAACGGGAACTGGTAAGACTGAGCTTGCTAAGTTGCTTGCTGCTAACCTAACTATGAAGCTACTGCGCTTCGATATGTCGGAGTACCAAGAACGTCACAGCGTAGCAAAGCTGATCGGCGCTCCTCCGGGCTACGTTGGCTACGAAGATGGCAGCCTCGGCGGCGGTCTGCTTATTAGCGAGATCGAGAAGAACCCGAACTCCATCCTGCTGTTTGATGAGATCGAAAAGGCTCACCCAGACGTTACTAACATCCTGCTCGCACTAATGGATGAAGGAACTATTACAGCAAGCAACGGCAAGAAAGCTGACGCAAGGAACGTAATGGTTATTATGACCTCTAACTTAGGAGCATCCGAGAATGAGAAGAACGCTATTGGCTTTGGACGAGACCTACAACGAAGTGGAGAGGACGACAAAGCGATTAAAGAGTTTTTTAAGCCAGAATTCCGCAACCGGTTGGATGGTATCTGTAAGTTTAATAATCTTGGTCCTGATAGTGTTCGTAAGGTAGTTGTTAAGTTCATGCATGAGGTGAACGAGCTACTTGCTGATAAGCACATCAAGCTTACGCTGTCGGACGCAATCATTGATCACTTAGCAGCAGAGGGATTCGATTCTAAGATGGGTGCACGACCAATGTCGCGTAAGATCAATTCTATTATTAAAGTGCCGCTGTCCAAGAAGATTCTGTTCGACAAGGTGCCTAACGGATCGAGCATTGCTATTGACTTCGTCAATGGAGAAGTAACGTTCGACGTTACTGAGATGTTGCCAATGACTGGTAATGTTCACCCGATGGTAGATAAAGACGGATTTATTCAAATCACTTAAGAAAGAACACCAATGGATTTCAGCAAAGAACAATGGGAAGAATGGCTCTCGATTGATAAGGTAACTACGACTCCGAAGTTGTATTTCGGCAAGTATTTCTTTCGGGCAGACTTTGAAGTGCCGCTGGCGCACTTTGTGCGTCATGTTCGATTCAATCGACCGTATTACATTAAGTCGATAAGGGACGATATCTTGCGCGAAAAAGAAAGACAATATCGATTTAACTATCACACGTTAGAACCGAAGACGGCCGGCGGCGACTACGCTGAAGATATGGCAGACGTTATTGTTGCTCTACGGATTGCTGCAAGCGCAGAAAACACGCGACTTCGCATTGAAGGTAACAGAGTTAGGATATTCTCAGTCTCAGCAGATCCGATTAAAGAGCTATTGAGATCAAATTCTTTTAGCAGAACTTTGTTTAAAGGAATAGAGCAGCCCGCCGACTTATCCACTCTTGCTTCCCTTAACGAAGGAACGATCTACTCTAAGACTCCTCCTAAGCATAAGTTCAAGGTCACTATTAAAAGCAAAAGATACACTCCTGAGGTAAAGCAGCAAATCACTAACTATGTTAAAAACTACCCGAATGGTTTCCACTTTACCGACGGGCTGCGATCAAGACTAAACAACAGCGGCAACGCCTGGCTCGAAGGGTATTACTACGTCGACGATTCTTCTTTGCTTACTTTCCTGGCTATGGTTTGCCCGTCCTTTGTTCATAAAGTTAACAAGCTAGAGTTAGCAGCATAAATAGTAAAAAGGAGCTTTTATGGCAAAGCTAGTTGAAGAAAAGATTATAATTACATTAAGCAGGTTGGTTAAAGATGACACAAAAACATCTACTATCATTGATAGCGAATTGATTTCCACTCTAGAAACTGTAGCCGCCGAACTAGTAGGCGAAGGAGTAGTTGTTGAAGGTCACAGGGAACCAGAGTAATGGCAAATCAATCAACTGTATTGATTGACTCTGTAAATGTTTCCGATGTTGGAATTAGCGTCATCTTACCTCTTCTCAGTGAAAAAGCTAAAGGATGCGGTTACCATGGGCAAACTAGCCCGTTACATACTGTTCAATTCACTACAGTAAACAACTTCGTCGGCACCGTTGTAATTCAAGGGTCGTTAGCAACTACTCCGACTGAGGATGACTGGTACGATATCACATCGTACGGTGACGCAATTACTCCAGTAACTGACGGAGCAGTAGTAGAAAACTTTGCTGGTCAGCATGTATGGATCCGCTCTAAAGTGACAGACTTTACAGCTGGCGAAATAAACAGAGTATTACTAACACACAACTAAAAGGTTCATTCGTGGCTGATCATAAAATTAACGCAACCGAAAAGACTCATACTGACTTAGTCAGAGAGATTAAAGCAATACAAGAACAGCAAGCTAAAGAATCTCCTCCCGCAGAGGGCGTTCCGTACGATTTTACTAAGGCACACCTACACATATCAATACCTTGCTACGGAGGACTAGTTCTCGAATCTACGATGACTAGCATCATAAAATTCACTCTACTAGCAAGGCAGGTCGGGTTAAACTGGTCGATGGATACAATGAGCAACGAGTCATTGATCCCTAGGGGCCGCAACAATTTAATGGCAAAGATGAGGGCAAACTCGGCTGCTACTCATTACATGTTTATCGACGCCGACATTAGGTTTGACTCGAACTCTATCTTTCAAATGATGGCAGCTGACAAAGATATCATCTCCGGAGCCTATCCCAAGAAGGCATACCCAATACAATACAACATTAATCTGAAGCCACAGACGAAGTTACATGGACCACTATTTACAGTTGATACAGCAGCCACTGGGTTCCTTATGTTTAAACGAGACGTGTACGAGAAGCTCATCGAAGCACATCCAAAATCAAAATATGTAGATGATGTTGGGCTAGGTAAAGAATATGAACCTCACATGTATGCTATCTTTGATCCATATATAGACGAAAAAGGCCACTACTTGAGTGAAGACTGGGCATTCTGTAGACGTGCTTCGGCCTTAGGATATGATATATGGTGTGACTCGAGGGTGCTTTTAAATCATTCGGGAACCCATGAATTTCAAGGGGATTTGAGCTTGATTTCGGGCCCGCAAGTTTCTTCCCAAACTGGTTGACAACGACGAATAAAGGTGCTACTATATACACATACTGCGCTCGAAGCTGATTGGTCGAGCAAGAGCTTCTAAAACTCAAGGCAGCGGGTTCGATTCCCGCCGAGCAGCGAGCAGCAATGCTTGAAGCTAAAGGCCTGTAATACAACACAATGCCCGATTCGTCGGGCATTGTCACGATCGCATAAATACTAATATTGTTAGGAAACCATATGTTCGTGTACGATCTCTTTGAAGGAACGCAAAAACAAGTGAAAGTAATACTTCCGGGGAGATTTCAGCCACCGCACAAAGGGCATTCGCAAGTTTATAACCACCTCTGTCAGAAGTTTGGCAAAGACAACGTTTACATCGTTACAAGCGACAAGGTAGAAATGCCTAAATCACCGTTCAATTTTGTTGAAAAAGCGAAGATGTGGGCCTTAACTGGCGTCGATACTGACAGAGTTATACTGGATTCACAACCATACAGAGCGCCTGGGCTCGTAGCACAGTTCGACGCAAAGAGCACCATATTACTGTTTGCGGTTAGCGAAAAGGATATGGCGGAAGATCCTCGCTTTCAGTTTAAGCCAAAGAAGGACGGTAGCCCAAGCTACTTCCAAAAATTCACAAACCTACAGAGCTGTGAAACATTGGACAAGCACGGTTACATGATGACTGTCCCTACATTTGATTTTACAGTGCTAGGTAAGCCAGCTAGAAGCGCGTCTGAGATCCGTGCGCAATTCGCCGGAGCAGACTTAGCAACTCAGCGTAAAATTGTAACCGACTTGTTTGGTAAGTTTGACAATAATGTATTCAACATAATGAAGGCTCGGTTAGAAAGTACAGTCACCGAAGTAGCAATAGACCCAAATCCTTCACATTACGCAGGATTCGACAAGAAAGGCGTTCGTAGGTTAACTATGCCTAAAGGAGAATACGGAGGACTAGCAAGCACAGCAAAAGACCAAGATTGGGAAGTGCGCCCGATATTTGCGCCGAAGGCACCGCAACCAGGAACTACATTGATGAAGAAGGGTCGCACGTCAACCGGAGACAATGTGTTTACTGAAGAAACAAACTCGCAAGAGATGGCTCGCCTAAAGCAGCAACTAAAGAAAGCGTTTGATCGTCGTGACTACAATAGCTTAGACGCAATCAAATTAAATATTAGGAAGCTACAGGGTGAAATAGAACTACGTGCTCGAGACAAAGCGTCGATTGCTAACTCCCAGCGGGTTTTTTCTGAGAATGTATTAGACGTTCCTACACTGTCACCGATGGAACTAGCTAACTTACATAAGCTTCCTGTTAAACAAATCATCGAACAATTGCGAAAAGGAATTGCTGTTGAGCAAGAACATACTTCCGATGAAAAAGTTGCTACTGAGATCGCCTTAGACCATATCAAAGAAGATCCAGGCTACTACGACAAGTTAGCTACGGTCGAGGAATCTAAGATTAACGAAGGTGTTAGCGAACAAAACTTAGACAACCCAGATCCTAAGATCAGCTCACTTGCTAAAGCAGCAGTTAAGATGAAGCAACAGCTACAAGCTATAGACAGCAGCGAAGGAAACGGACTAGATGAAACCATCGTTCCTGGCTTTGGAGAAATGACCCCAGAGCAGGTAAAGAAGGAAGTAGCAGGGCTAACAGCAGAGATGCTAAAGTATGCCAGAGAAGGCAATATGCGAGCCGTAGCTGAGTATATGAAGAAGCTACAGCCGTTCGTAGATGTTGCTAGGGCAGAGATTACTGAAAGCGTAGATAAGGCAATGAGGACGGTGCGTCGCAATGCTATCTAAAGAATTTACGTCGGGACCCTTTGAATATGAAGTGGTTAACTTGTGGGAACAGCAAGAAGAAGATTTACGACAAGAAATATTAAAGACCCCAGAGCTATTCGAAGAGTTAACTGACTATAAAAACCTACAGGCTTTTTTATTGCTGCACAAAACCGACGAACCCGTCATAGGTAAATCTTATGTGTTTTTGTCAGTGATTTCAATGATGCCATCTCACATTTTATCAGTTGCAGCATTTACTCAACCGTATAAACTAATGCAAATTGAAAATTCTTATGCCTACTTTGAAATAAATGGAAAAATAAAACAATACCCCGAAGGAGAATCACTTAACGGTGATTTGCTTAGATCTACGTTTATGTTTCAGCAGGTAGGAGAAGCGACTCAGTTTGAGACTTTACTCAACTTGAAGTTTAGTGATTGGACTATTATTCGACGGGAAATAAAATAATGTTATCTAAGGAATTCCTAGTTGAGGCATTTATCCTTAAAGGAGTAATCGGAAACGGGATGACCTATGGTGTGTCGCCTCATGTATCAACACAAGCAGCATTGCCTGATCGAAATGTTAAATGGAATGACATCCTTAGGATTATTAACCGCCTAAAAAACTTCAAACCAGAACTAAAGCAGATGATCCATTTCCCGCAGTTTTACGTAAGAGATGACGTGCAAGGCATTGAACTTGGATGTAAGTTTACATCATTTGGGGCACCCGAAGTTCAGCTAGCTTATATTAATACTGTAGTAAGAGCCGACCATATTCGTAAGTCTGACACTCCGACCATCGTAGTTATTCAGAAGCATAAATAGTATAAACGGAAACCACCATGAAACCAACTGAAATTTTAAACGAAGGCGTAAACGAGAAGTGCCCAAAGTGTCAGACTAATACTTCTACAGGCTCTAATGGAGAGTGTAAGCTGTGCGGCACTAAGAAGGTATCCGAAGCTAAAGGTGATTCACCGTTTGAAGCACACGGTATTCGTGGACTAGAGCGTAAGCCATGGACAAAGACATTTAAGAATGCTGCCCAAATGGAAAAGTTTTGCGATCGTTGGGATGCTGAGGTACTTGGAACCCGTGACTTAGAGTCAGCAAAGCAAGGCAGACTATCTCCAGGAACACCTGCGTTCGAGCAAAGGATCCTTGACCTAAACACTATCTACATGGAAGCTGTAGCAAAGGGTGACAAGGAGCTGTTAGAGGCAATTACAGTTAAACTAACTGAAGCAGGCATGTTTGACAAGGCTAGAAGGTTTGTGCGTAGTAATGTTCTAGGCAATGCCAGAACAGCTATTCAGCTAGCCAAGCACGATGATTTAGCACAGTCACATAAAGACATAGAAGATGCGCACGGCGAACCTAATACTGCGTCTGGTCGTCACGAACGAGCGGCAGGCAGGACACAAAAGGCATGGAACAAAGCACATCTAGGAGAGGAAGGTGGACGTTGGGTTTACGATAACGCAGGCAACATGCGTGAGATTCCGGCGTCACAAGCGGCAGCAACTCGTAAGGCTAACCTAGACAGAATGAAGGCAGCAAGTAACCCATTTGACGATGACGAGTACGGCAATCATCAAAAGCGTCAGCCAGACGAATACGGTAACGTGTTTAACGAGGAAGAAACATTAGACGAAGTTAAGTCGGGCGAGATTGCTAACCATCCGTGGATTGCTCGTCGTGCTAAGATTAAAGGAACAAACGAAGTAGGTGAAGTAATCCGTCTGTGCCGCGAACACACATTTAGCCAAATGGTCCCGTTCATCACAATGGTGTGGATCAAGCTAGACAGCGGAGAAACAAAAGAGGTCCGTCAAAAGAATGTGCTAATCTCTAAGAAGACTCCGGGCATGGACGAATCTAACGATCTAGACGCTGAGTATCACAAAACAAAACCTGGTCGCAAAGAAGGCAAGCCATACGATTACGGTCTGATGCAACATCGTCCGGAAATTGCGTCAGAGCCAAATTCTCGTAAGTGGCAACAAGACGACCTAACCAATGATAGAATAACAGCGGCCTGGGCAAAAACATTAGGGCGGTCGGTTAAAGAAGAAACGAGAGAAAGATCTGTCTCGTTTAGCGACGGTGCTCGTGTCAGATTAAAGGACGAATACTCAGACGAGCCGGGCAACGAGATCTTTACTGTGTCACAATGTGATCCAGAGCGTAAGAAGTGCTGGATTGGCGACAAGCAAGGTCGCGGATGGTTCGTGCACTTCGATCAGCTGGTAAAAGCAAGTGCTAAACCTAAGTCACGCTTCAATCAGGCAACACGAGACTTTAACAAGTCTAAGATGTCGGAAGCCGGTGCTGATCCTCGCCCGGAAAGCAACTTTTCCCCAGAAGACATTAAAGCATTAGAGAAGATAACTGATGTTCCTACGCTGAAAGCACGTTGCATGGAGCTAATATCAACTTCTAGCCAACACCAGATGAAACCAGAAAAAGTAAGTTGGTTTAGTCGCAACCTTGAGCAAAAAAATAGCAGACTAGCTATCATTAAAATGATGTACGACTTGCTGCTAGCTGGCGAAGGTCATCAAGTTATCGGCAACAAGTATGGTATGGGTAAGAACTCGTACCGCCAGACCTTTGGCGAAGACGCTTCCGGCGGCGCATCGTGTGCCGGTGCTATTGCTTCAGGTCCAGCAGGTAACTTGTTTGCTCAACCACAGAAGCGTGTAAAGGAAACTAAAGTGAAGAAGAAGAAGAGCAAAATCGGCGAAGGCATTGGAATGGCAGAATCGCAGCTTAACGAGCTAAAGCCAAAGATCATTCCTAGGACCTTAGCTGGCGGAAAGCTAAACCCTAACCACCCAGCTAACGCAGATGCGATTGCTAAGGAAAAAGAAGCAATCTATCAGCGTAAAGAACAGCAAAGAGCAGCTCGTGCAGCTAAAGCCGCAGCTAAGTTAGCTCCTGGATACAAACCACCTCCTAAGAAATACAAAGGATATACACTTGACGCTATCTACCAAAAAGCACAAGACGCCATTGGTAATTCTTTCCCAGACGGTGACCCAGGTGACCATTTGTATCCGTGGTTAGAAAAACGCGGGCTAGATATGGACATTGTTAACAGAGCATTTAGGAAGTTCGATAAGACTGACTTCTATGGCGCCTTAGCACAATATTGGGATGATACACAAGCTGACCAATTGTATGACGTAGAAATTATGAAGAAACAAGGTCACAATTTTTCACGTGTAAGTGACAATTCACCGTTCTACGATATAGATAAAGCAGGCAACGTAACACCTAGACCAAACCCTTGGAAACCAACACGATGAACAACCATAAAGACAACATGAAGAAACTGATCGAAGCAATAGACTTCGCAGGAGAGCCAGAACAAAAGCCTGGCGACCAAGTAGACCAGGGAGTTAAAGCTCCTAAGGGTTCCGGTAAATTCCTTGGCAAGCCTTACAAGCGCGAGAGTGCCGAGGGCGAACATCCGTTTAAGGATAAGCTAGTTGGTGAGTCGGAAAACGATGATCTTTCTGACGGTGAGTTTATGAGCGACGAAGCTTATAATCAGCTTTTTTCATACGTTAGTCAGACCTTCCCAGACTACAAGCTGTCTGGAATTGGCCCAGGCGATGAACCAGGGACCTTTAAGTATCAGCTTATGAATTCAAAAGGGCAAACAAAAACTGGCGTATACGACGGACAAAATGCTATCGGCGAAAGCCCAGCAACAGAGTTGAACCAAGCTACTGCTAAAGCTAGATTGCCGGACCGTGAGAATCGAGAACAGCGCGGAGTTTGGCAACAACATTACCAACGAGCCCTACGCAATGGTCGCGATGACCGTGCTGCTCGCCGATATGCCGACACACTAACATCGTCGGAATCCAAGTTTCAAACTGAAGATGGTCTCGAAGAAGCACCTGATGTCGCTCTTGACATGGCTACACCAGACGATAAACCACAAAGCGTGTTTCAAGTGCCTGGTCTATCACCTGCAGCAAGACGATTAGCAGCAACACGAGAATTAGCTAAGATGGGTCAGCAAGACCAGCTATCACCAAAAGATCAACGAGTTGCCGACTTGAACAAGCCAATGCCACAGTTTAACAGCAAAGACTACGACACCGAAGATGCCTTGATCGAAGCATTAACTAAAGCATACGAAGACTATGTAAGCAACGAGAAATACTCCGACGATAAGATCTATCCGAAGAAGAATCAAAAGCCAACAGCAGACAAGAAGAAAGTAAAAGCACCTAAGGTGGTTGATCCTAATAACCTGTCTGAACTAGCTAAGTGGCGTAAAGAAGGCGGCAAAGGTGCTGCTGAGCAAACCAAAGCACCGAACGGTCAACGTCCTAAGGGACTTGGATGGGAACTAAAACAAGCAGGCGAGCAATCAGGAAAAGATTATAGCGTATGGCAACGTAAGACTAAAAAAGTAGAGAAACCATTCAAAGATGCTGCTGCAACAGGTAACCCGCGTGACTTCGCTAACGAAGGATTTATACAAAACGCATACGATAAGTTTATGGCTCTCCCAACAAAGAAAGAAAGACTTGCTGCTCAGGCTAAGAAAGAAAGAGAAGAAGATGCCCGTAAATTAAAGAAAATGATTGCTAACGATAAGTGGCGTCAAAAGAAACGGGCAGAAAAGAAAGCGGCTGATGCAACACAAGTAGGCGAAAGCAAAGGCAAAGACCCGTTTGCTGATACTCCGTGGAACGAAAAAGCAGTAAAAGCAAAGCAAATGTCCGATTACAAGAAGAAGACAGGGCTTGATAAAGAGGCACCAAAAGATCCAAAGACTGTTAAAAAAGACGGCAAGGAAATGTATGAAGTCAAGGGCCCGCCAAAAGAACAAGCCAAAGCAAACGACGACGAATGGGCTAAAATTTCTGCCTATTACGAAAAGCTAACTGGTATTACCCCTAACTCTCCGCATCGCGATCAAATGGCACGACAAGCATGGAACAAGAAAAACAAAAAGAAGGTTAGCCCGTGAGCATGCCAGTTTACTTAGTATTAGACGACAATATTCAATAAATAGATAAATAGAGTAAGAGCTCAAACAAGGAGATTTAGATGGCTATTTTAGACGACTTCACCGTAACATCAGCAGGCGACATCAGATACGTAGGATCCGACCACGGTGTTGGTGCTACGTCCGGTGGCTGGACTTGCGAAATTGCTACAACTACACTAACAATTTCAGGATCTGGTTCAGGATCTTTTGGCGTTGGCCAGATGATTACTGGAACCGGTATAACAGCAGGAACAAAGATTACTGCTATCGGTACAGGTGACGGCGGAGCGGGTACTTACACGGTAAACAACTCACAGACTGTTGCGGCTGCAACAGCCGTAACAGGACAAGCGTCTGGATATCACACTGTCATTTCTTTTCACCGTTGGCTATCTGACTTAGCAGACAACGCGTCTGCAGCACTGAGTTCAGCAAGCTCTAACGATTATCTAGACATCACTGACAGAACTCCATCAGAACGATCAACTGATAACATCGTTACGCTTATCAACAGCTTTAACATTGATCAGACAGCGTCCGAGCATTTGTATGACGGATCAATCATCCAGGGTGGCGGTACAGATATCTGGGACGGATTGGTCGTCATTGCTGGTGCAGGCATGGACTTACAAATTGTTCAGAATGCAGCAGTTATTGCTTCTGACTTCTGGAATGAATATCCAAAGACACTTAGCGCAGCAACAGTTAGCGGTGTTAATGCTGCGTCGCAAGCTGTCCTTAACGTATCAAACGGAACACTATTCCACGTTGGCGGCCAACTTCGTATTACTACTGCAAGTCACACTACGAATTACACGGTCGTCTCAATTGCTACAAACGCTTTAACAGTTACTCCTGTACTTGCTAGTGCAACAGCAGGCAGTGAACCGATTTACTATAACCGCTACAAGGGGATAAACCCAGATTCTGGAAACGGTATCTCACACCGTTTCATGCAAAAAGTTAGAACAACAACGGACATAGACGGACGACGTTTGCTTGGACAGACTCGCGTTTGGGGCAAAACATATTCAGAGTTCAAAATTAACGGAACATCGCGTGGTAACAACGTTATGGCTCTATCGTATGCTAATGACTTGAACAATGCTACTGCGATAGCTACTATTGCGGGCTACACTGGTATCACAAATACTGTCGAAGGGTACAATGCTATCGACGTTGATAATAACCTAACAGATGAATACTACTACTCGAAGTGGGATAAGTCTACCTACACCATTAACCAATTCTATGAAAGAATGAAGTGGGTGTCGAGACAAGGAACAAGCGAAACATTGTACGGACTAAACGGTGAACTGTTCCGTGGTATCACTCATGAAATCAACGTAGATACTCCAAGCGTAACAGACTTTAGCCCGTTCGAAGCAGTTAGCTGGTCCGGCGGTACTGGTCAGATGCTTGCTGTCAATGATGTTAACGCAGCAACTAAGATATGGATCCAGTTATTAACTGGTGTTGCTCCAACGGATGGGCAGACAATAACCGGCGGAACTTCTGGTGCTACTTGTGCTGTTAACGTAACTGTAACTGAACGTGCGTTATCCTTCCCGTTCTGTGGTGTATCAACTGGCTCAGCTCTTATTGGTGCTTACGGTCTCGGACTTGAAGCTACAGACTTAGCGGCTACTGACAAGGTGTTCGACTTAACTAACACCCAGATTACTCCACCAGACAACAGAACATTCTCTGTAACTGGTCTTGCTGCTGGTCTCGACTATGTTATCGTTGGTCCAGAATCGAGCAACACAATTCAGCTGAACCAGTTCGCATTAGATGTGACTTTATCAACCAACAACGTCGTATCAGTGGTAGCCAATGCTATTGCCGCAGGCGATACTCCAAGTTCTGGTTATATTCGAGTTGCTGATAACTTAGGTAACTACAGAAGACTTCACTATACCGCAAGAGCATTAAATTCTCCTGCAGGTAAGACAACGTTTACTGTCGATACCACTGACGGCAACGAAGACTTTGGAACAGTGAATGCTACTGCCGGTAATAATTTGTTTATCGCTTATCTTGATGAACTAGTCGGTACTGTAACTCAGCCGTACGTGTTGAATTCGTCATTGACAAGTGCTACAACTACTGCCGTAGATATTACTACAGCGTTCGCTACTCCGACAACTGGATTCCTACAGATTGAAAATGATCTAGGTGTCTGGATCCGTGTAGCGTACTCTGCTGTTACAGCAGGTACACCGACGGCCGGTAAAACGCGATTTACTATTACGTCTACCGCGTTTAACGTTAACAACGCATCGGCAGGTAACGGAGTTCTTGTAGAAGGCGAATCAGTCTCAGCTACGTACTCCGCAGTTTATTCGACACCAAGAGCATTGTACGCTCGCGTTAGATTCGGTGGTACGTCAGGAAACAGCTACACTGACGCTATCAAGACGTTCGAATCACCAGCGTCGTTCCCAGGTTCGTCTGCTGCTATTAGAACGCCAGATGCGTAATACGACTATAAGGGAGAGGATTTCCTCTCCCTTATTTTAGGAGAACCTACGTGGGAATTGAAGTTACTAACGCAGCGGCTGTTCCGGTACTTGAATATAAGAAAGTACATTTAGTCAGGCTAAATATTACTCAGCCTCTTCAGGAAAATCACTTACTGTCGCCAAACTATCATATTATGATCGTTTATCGTTTATTCGGTGTAGACGCAGACAACAAGCGACATTATCGTCCTGAAGAAATAGAGATTGAGATAGACGACTTTTTAACTATGGCAATGAAAGAATACGCAGCCGGAGACCCAACGTTGATTATGGCGTTTAAGAGCATTGAAACTGCTATCGCAGCCCTCATTACGAAGGACCAGGGTCTGAGCACAAAGGTGACGTAATAAATGGCAGTACCATCATACACGGAAGACTTGACAGATATAACTCTGGCTGAGAGTGTTACTGGTTGGTCGGCACTGGGTGGTGGCACATCTGGTCTGGGCATTGGTAATGACTTCCGTATGCAAGGAACCAACTGCGTTGATAAACAAGTATCTGATGCGGAAAAGGGGCAAGTTTACAACTTTGGTTCAACCATTACTCCAGGTACTAACACACACTTTTTCGTATGGGTGTTCTTAGCTACACCTGGATTAACGAATACACTAGCTAACCGTGGCCTAGGAATAGTATTAGGCACATCAACAACCGCATACAACAAGTTCCACGTAGAAGGATCTGAGACCTACGGCGCCACTGGGCGAGTAGGTAAATGTTATCCGATTCGGTACGTAACAACTTCAAACGCTTCGGCACCGTATCGGACCCTGACAGGTTCGCCTGGCGCAAATCCTCAATACTTTGGTGCCACAGCAAACATTACTGGTACTGTTAAATCAGTAAACCTTGGCGTAGATGCAATAAGACACGGTACAGGAATGTATATAACCGCAGGGGAGATTGCATCCCCAGCAACATTCGCTGGAGCGGCTTCAGCAAACGATGCTATTTCGGCTCGGTGGGGTATATTTACGGCACTGGGTGGACCTGTATATGAATTACAGGGTAGATTTGTGATGGGGCAGAATAATGCAGGGACGGCCACACAGTGTCACTTCGATGACTCTAATAAAATAATCCTTCTAGTAGATACCCCACATTCCCTGACTGACTTTACTCAGTTAATAGCTGATCATGCATCGACCGTGGTAAACTGGACTAACGTTACTGTCGAAGCTATCGGAACAAACAATCCAGGTAGACTAGTGTTCAACAATAGCAGCACAGACGGAAACTTAACATCGTGCTCATTCTCTAAGATTGGTATATCCACTCTCAACGCCAACGTAACAGCCACGGGGTGCACCTGGAGACAAACCGGGGCTATAACCCTGCAAGGAGCAACTCTAACCAACTGTGTCATCAATGCTAATTCTGCTGCATCTGCTGTCATAGCTGCATCACCAGCTGGAGCAGCTTTGGTCACAGGGTCAACATTCACCAGTGGTGGCACGGGACATGGGTTAGAGATCACAGGTACCGCTGCCGACATGACCCTGACTAATAACACCTGGTCAGGATATGCTGCTGGAAACGGTAGCACGGGTAATGAGGCTGTGTATGTAAATATTGCGACCGGGTCCATGAATTTGACCATTACAGGTGGTACTGTTCCAAGCGTACGAACCGCCGGGGCGACTGTGACTGTTATTGCTGGATTAGTTTCAGCTTCCGTTAAAGTAACCACCATAGCCGGCACAGCAATCGAGAATGCTAATGTTCTGCTTGCTGCTGACACCGGAGGACCATTCCCGTATAACGTAACAGTAACGATAACAAACTCAGGCACTACTGCAACTGTTACACATACCTCGCACGGACTAGCAACAAACGATAAGGTATTGATTAAAGGAGCAAGTCATTATCAAAATAACGGAGTGTTCTCGATTACTAACACAGGAACAAACACATACACTTACACGTTGCCGTCCGCCCCTGGTTCTAATCCAACAGGAACGATAAAATCTACCTTTGTGGTATTAAGTGGTCTGACTAATGTAACCGGGGACATTACTATGTCTCGAGTATTTGCGTCAGCACAACCAGTCACTGGATGGGCAAGAAAAAGTTCAGGATCACCGTATTACAAGACTTCAAACATATCAGGATCTGTTAGCTCTACTCTCGGATTCTCAACAACTGTACAACTAATTCCGGATGAATAAACTATGAGCGAAATGGAAAACGATAAGCTAACACAGCTACACGTAAACACGAAGAATGTCGCTGCGTTAGTAGGACAATTGAAAGTGATCCAAGCTGAACAGCAAGTAAACGTGGATAAGATTCACGGATTACAAGGTCAGGTCGCTATGTTAGCTGCCGAATTAGCTGCGCTTAAACAGACTGTAATGGTTATGAAGGTGATGAGTATGGGACATGGCCCTACACAATAGTTCGTAGTAATTTTTCCTATGATAAATACTAGCTACACTCATAGGAATACGTATGACTATCACACTACGAAATGTTAAGGGATCAGAACTAACCCACGCTGAAATGGACACGAACTTCACGGACCTCCGTGATGGTGTTAACCTAATGGTTCCAAAGACCCAGGGTAAGGGGCTTAAAATTGGGCCAAATGGATCAGAAACATTTGGGTGGCACGATTTAACAGGTGCTCTTCAAATCTACGGACTGGCTGGTTAAGGAAGCCGGCAAGTATATCGTGGCGGAATACACGCGGTTCAAGTTGTCGAAGGGGAATGCGCGCGCGTTGATTTCCATATGCCGCATGATTACGCTATGGGAACAAATTTATACATACACGTTCACTGGTCACACACAGGTACATTGGTAACCGGTGGATCAACAACGTGGGGGTTTGAGTTAATGTATGCTAGAGGACACGACCAGGCTGCTTTCCCAGCACCTATTACAGTGTCTGTTTCTCAAAACGCAAGCACTACCCAATACCAGCATATGATCGCTGAAGGACTAGCTTCTACTCCGGGTGGATCAGGTGTTCTTCTTAATACAACAGACTTAGAGGTTGATGGTTTGATTCAGTGTCGTTTATTCCTTGACTCTAACGACATAACAGTTAGTGGCGGGCTAGTACCTGACCCGTTTATTCACATGGTCGACATACACTACCAGAGTACCGGAGCTCCTACTAAGAACCGCGCACCTAGCTTCTGGGCCTAACCGTTAATGGCTAATTATTTCGCATCGGGGTATGCTAACACCAAGTACGTACAGGTTGGCATAACTATGGATTGGCCAAATCGGAATATCATCATTCCGAGAACTGAGATGACTTTAATTCAGACATCTCCGGTCGAAGTCCGTGAACTCGACGCAAACACCTTCAGGCTTGCTCTAAAAAGCTTTGAAGATGAGCCCGAAGCAATGGTGTTTCCAAACACGCACAACAATTATCCACCTACAACGGTCGGTGGTGTTACTCTGGCACGGGTTATAGAGCTCATCAATGATTACACAGTAACGTTCGAAGACGGCCAATACGCTGTTAACATCGTCGGCGCTAACACAAACATCGCTGACCGAGTTATTGTTAACCAAGTATCTGTTAGATCTGCTAACTCAGCTGGTCTTATTCAAACTCGAGAATTGGAACAGGCATCTTACAACGGTAAGGTGTATATTGACACAGCGAACGGAACTGATGGGACAGTATACCCAACTGGTACTCTTCAAAAGCCAGTTAAGACATTAGTAGACGCAAAGTTCATTGCTGCACAGCGTGGTCTGGATTTGTTTTATCTGAAGAGCAACATTACTATCGGGGCAACAGACGATGTCACTAATCTTAGGTTCGAAGGCGATGGCGCTACTTTAAACGTGTTCCGTACTACGGTCACGTTAATGCAAGGGTGTATCACTACAAATTCTCAGTGGACACATTGCAAGATAACGGGATATCAAGGCGGAGAATCGCAGTATCACGATTGTATCATTGACGGTCTTGAAAACGCCCACTGTATCTACAAACAATGCGGCTTATTAGATGGTACCTCCCGTGGATACACGATTAAGCAGACCTCAAGCGTGTCTTCCGGACACGCCTCTTACTTCAAAGAATGCTACTCTGACGAGGCAACGGCTATCATCGATCGTAATGGTGCACGGTTGAACATCACGTTAGATGGATTCAACGGTAGAATTAAGATCATCAACCAAAACCACCCTACCACGTCAGGTCAAATGTGGATTCATATGAATGGTGGAACTGTTACGGTTGATTCAACATGCACTACAGGTAAAATTACAGTAACAGGATTTGGCACATTGGTTAACAATTCGCTAGGTACAGAGGTTGATGCAGATGGCTTTGCTGTTACAGTAGATGCAATATGGAGTGCGACTTCACGAACATTAACTGACACTTCGGTAAGTGCATCGACTCTGCTAGAATATAAAGCTAGCAATATCACTACCGACTCCGACCCGGGTGCAGGAAGAGTTCGTTGGAATAATGCAACTCAGGCAAGTGCAACTCAGATATACCTAGATCACAGCACGAACACTGGGCTCGATATTAGTGCTCATGTAGGCACGATTGTCGCTGGAACAAAAATAATGATCCAAGACAAGGACGATTCAGGAACCATGCAGAAGTGGGTTGTGGGCAGTACAGTTAACAACGTCGGATATGTAACGATAAATGTGGCTCTTACCGAATCTACTGGTGGCAACATATCAAACAACCAAGTCGTAGCTATAAACTTTAGGACGTTGTTGGAATCTTCATCATTGACGTCAACCGAGATTGCCGATGCAGTGTGGTATGCCCAGCTGGTTGACTACACAACACAAGGAACCTTCGGTGAAGAGTTAGCTACACATTCCGACATACATGCAGCAACGGCGACGTCGACAATACCTTACGTCAGTGGATCTATAATATACGGTACTCTAACTTCTGGCACAATAGCAGACACCACAATCCGAGATAATAATCACTGGGTGATTGACGAAGATAACGTCACTGGTTTAACAGTTGAGTTTGTTTTCAACTTAGCATCAGCAGCACAGAGGGCGGGAGTATTTACGTTATTTGGACGGTACGACGGAAAGGGTACTAGCCATTACATAGAGTTGTGGGTATGGAACGTAGAATCTGCAGCGTGGGAACTATTGCATGAAGATTTTATGATCAGTACTACACTAGACACAGAGTTTAGTCACAGCTATTATGAACAGCATGTCGATCGGTCAAATAATAACGAAGTTAAAATACGTCTTGTTCATAACGTAACAACATATCACAACTCCCACGATCTACATATTGATTCCTGCGCCATAACAGCAATTGATATCATTACTGCTGCAGACATTGCTGATGCAGTGTGGGACAAATCCTCAGCTGACCACAATACTGCTCTAACAATGGGTGCAAAGTTGAACGGTGCTGGTAACGCTGGCGACCCGTGGACTGCTGACCTATCTACCTATGGCCCAGGAACAGCAGGTGCTACAATACTTGATATCCAAACTACAGTTGATCAAATTGAGACATTGTCTTCAACGCAAGAGACAATGATACTCGAAATGTACGAGCTCCTTGGTTTAGACCCAACGAAGCCACTAACTGTTACTAAGACAGCAAGGACCGCAGGAACTATTAGCCAAACTATTGTTTCTGACGCAAATAGCACAGTAGTTACGAGGGTATAATGGATCACTTTCAGTTAGCCACTGAGGGTGTAGGTCCGGGATGGACTACGTTCAGCATGGCTACATGCGGATACAGCTTTGACGTAATTGTTATCCCTCCTTCCAGTGGTGGCGGAGGTGGTGGCTCCGGAGTTGGCAAACTCTATCCTTACACAGGGATGGACCATGTTATTATCGTCCGCATTAAGAAAGACGATAAAGTATGGGAGTCAGAATACAGAACATCTAAATTCTTTGCTGATCAAATACCAGCTATCACAGCCTGGTTTACGGGTGCTATAAGACTGGTAGATACAGTCTCTATTAAGATTCAGCAATTAGGCATAAATATTAAAAATATCTTTGTTAAGGGTAAAAAGCTATGATTTTAGCACAATTAGAATTAAATGAAGCAACTGAGATGGACTTTGGTATCGAAGTGCACGGCACTACAGAATCAACGTCCGAGATCCGCTTCATTATTGAAGGGCCAACTTACGGGATTATCTGTAAATGCGTTGAGAACAACGGTACGATTACTGCTACGATTCCGAAGCTAAAAGGTATCTTACCAGCCGGAACATTTGAAGCAAAACTTGAAGTGGTTGTAGATGGTAAGTTCTTTGTTCCACTAACTGAGTCCATCGAGTTTAAACCAATGGTAGAGTTTGATGTCACTTCTACTAAAACAAAGCCAGCAGCAGCTCCAACAGTTCAGACAACTGGGGTAAAAGTTCGTGTTATCGAAACCCCAGTGACACCGGGACCGGTCGTTGAAAAACCAGTTGAAGAAGCCAAGGGTGAGAATAGAGCACTATGGGATCGTATCAATGCCCGCGGCACAGTGCCAAGCATTGACAGAGAACGCTACACTGATATGTCTGACCAAGGGTTAGAAGGACCGTTCCGCACAAAGAGCGGCAAGGTGCTGTATTACGACGCAAGAGAAGGCAAGTATTACGATCGTGATTCCGACATGTATGTCGACAATAAAGATTACGAAGCAATGAACGAAGCGAAGGCCGGCCACGACGAATTCCGTGGAGCAAGCAAAGATGTCCCGACCGAGCGCTCACGACCACCAGTTAGAAAGCCGGCAACTAAACCTCAGCAAGAAGAAACTCCGTCCTGGGAATCAATCGTAAAAGCACAAGGCGCAAAGCCGCTTACAGACGAAAGTGCCCCTCAGTCTAAGAGATCAAAAGCAGAAGCATTGCGCAGGAAGCTAGAGGACATGCAGGGCAAGCTAAGAGAAACTAAGAAGGCAATGGCTAACAAGTCTCTTAAAGAGGCTCCGATTAACCAGGTCGTTCCTACTCCCGGACAACCTGCTCAAGCTCAACCAGGACAACCTGTACAGCCAGGACAACAACCAGCAGCACAAACGCAACCACAGCAACCGCCAGCACCTCCAGGATCACCGATGGCAGCTAAGGCATCAGTACCTGACATGGTAACTGGGCTAAAGAGTTCGATGCAGCCGGCAGCATTTAATGCTCTAAAACAGACTATAGCAAAGGCATAATATGGCAGACGAACAAGAACCAGCAACAGCATTAGAATCTAAGCATGTGACAATTAGCTTAAAAACGGTCGGGTCAGTAGTTTCCGCGGTGGTTGCTATCCTGGGTAGCATCTGGGCAATCGACAGTCACTATGCCTCAGCTGCTGACGTAGCCAGGATGCAGCAGTCAATGGAATACAATGTCAGACAGTTGCGCATAGAACAAACTGAAGACGAGCTATTTAAGCTCGACGCTAAGAAACAAGCACAAGGCGGCAGGCTTGAGCCGATGGAGCAAGCATTACATGATCGATACGTTCGTCGTATCCGAGACGCTCGTCGAGAAGATGAAAAATCACTGAATCTTATTAACAAGGAAAAATAAGCATGTTTGTCACTGAACTCTTTTTACAAGAAAGCGAAGGCAAGCTAATTGCTATTTTCCGCAAAGGTCCTACACTAGATAAACCAACTGGCATGGCATCTAAGATCTACCTATGGAAGACGGGTCCTGGAGAAAACGCTTTCGAGATGGAAGTAGGGCAAGAGAAGAAGCGTATTCCTGTTACTTTGCCGTTTGAAAAGATTAAAGCTACAATGGCCTTAAAGGGGTTTACAGAAGAGATCGAGAATGAAGGAACTGCTATAAACGAATCTAACACAGCCTATCATCGCATCTCTGTTACGATATCTAATCCTAACGCCGTAGCAGTGTCAGAAAGAAACGAGGAAATTCAAAAGTTCATCCGTGTTAAAGGCGACGAAGTTGACGCACTCAAGAAAGCAGTTGAACATTACAAGAAGCAAGGGTTTAAGGTATACGACGCATACTATGTAGAAGGGTATGACAAAGGTATTCCGGTGCCAGAAGCCTCAATGACTAAGAGCATCCCTAACAAGCAAGGAAGCATATTCAACAAAGGTGTAGAGAAACTCGTAGGTCAGCAGGTAGCAATTGTTGCTAACGATCATCCAGATAATGTATCGTATGGACTGTTTAAGCGCATTGGTGAGACCGGACTGTGTCACATTAAACTAAACGGTGGCAAGCTAAGGAACTGGGCAGCAGGTGATATGATTGCTGTACAACCAAACGAAGTGTTTGCTCCATGGGATTCCCGTTTAAAAGACTTAACTTCAATACACAGAGAGTATGATGATAACGGAGAGAAGATTGTTCGCGAGATCGACGACCTAACAGTAGCAAATCTACAAGCAAAGAGACTGCGCGATCTTCGAACTCAACCAGACGAAGTAAAAGGTGAGATTGCTAAAGGTAAAGTCCGCGGCATGTGGGATCGTGTTAAAGGTCGTGAAGCACTGAAACGTAAGATACAGACCAAGCAAAATCCACCAGTGTTTACTGAAGACGAGATTAAAGAAGGATGGAAACAAAATATAGCTGCTACTGCAATTGCTGTTGGCACTGTTGGTGGGTTAGGTGGTGCTTATCATAAAATGGATCAAATAACTAACGAGAAGATTGCTAAGTTAGAACAACGATACGAACAAGTAGTCGATAAAGATCCAGCACTTGCTGCTAAAATAAAGAACCGCATAGAATGGTTAAAGGAACCGGTCACCGACCTTGGTGGCCGACGATAAAGAACGTAACCGGGACCGTTATGGCTACGGTGGCGTAGGTCGATCCGAACCTGAATAAGTAGATTCGCTGCCTGCTTGTTCGAATCGGACACCCTTCTTACAGTTATTAAAATGCCATCGCGAATAGTTGCGGACATCTACTTCTTTCTTACAGTGTAAGCAGGTTACTTTTGTCGGCGATACCCCTTTGTTGTTCGCAGGTTGCCCTTTTCTTCCTTTTGATATATTAGAACATTGTTCATCCGTGAATTTATATCCGGCAGTAGTAAATGTGGGTCGCTTACCATTCTTGATTTCGTCAGATAGTATTTTCTTATATGCGTCGGTAGTTTTTGATAACCCGGTTAACTTTTTCGAAAGAGCAGCTCTCTTCGAATCTGAACACAGTTGCCCCTCGGCACCGTCGCCGCCGTCAGTCATATTCAACAAAATACCGGTTCCTAAATCTTTACGGCCCCATAATCTAATAAGGCGCCTCTCAATTGCTAAAGCACCGATTTCGGTTAGGTTTTCTTCTAAGATAATTATTCTCGAGCATTCCGGAACTGTAAAAGAATGTTTTGCGATTGCCCTTGATTGCTTACCTTTACCAATGTAGTAAGGTGTGCCTGCTTTTGCTGTTTTAGAATCTTTAATCCGAATATATGCGTATACATAAAATCCAGTGGGTGGCGCGATATGACTATAAATACTCATGCTGTTGCTCCAGTTAGCGATAGAGCGGTTAGGGTCGACGAAACCAGCGAACCGCACTATTATTTATACCAAACGGGTTGATTTAACAAATAATATTACGTTATAATAATTTAAATAGGAGATTCATTGTATGGTTACTAGGATGTTTACACCGGAACAGAAAGCGAAACTGACACAGCTATTCACCGAAAGCATAGCGGTGCTCCAAGAAGTAGAAGACTTGTCTGAAGGCCTTTCGGATACAATCAAAGCAGTAGCAGAAGAGCTAGAGATAAAACCGGCCTTACTGAAGAAAGCCGTAAAGGTTGCCCAAAAGTCCAGGTTCACCGAAATGAACGAAGACCACGAAACAGTTGCTGATCTTCTTGAAACTGTTGGGCGTACTCTCTAGGAAATAATCTAGCAGCACTTAAATCACGGTGATTCCGGCCACAAGCGGATAATAGGAGTATCAATTTGAGTTACGTCGACGCACGGCACGACCGAGAGAAAGATCGCATTCACGTAGTAGAACGCGACAAAGATGGGAATCGAGTATTCAGAGATTTCCCGGCGGAATATATTTTTTATTTCGATGACCCAAAAGGTAAGCATCAAACAATCTACCGCACACCAGTAAGCAGATTCACATCTCGTTCCAATAAAGAGTTTAGGAAAGAGATGCGTATCCACAGTGGAAAGCGGCTGTGGGAAAATGACTGTAACGTAGTCTTTCGATGCTTAGAAACTAACTACATGGGAGCAAAGTCTCCTAAGCTACACACAGCATTTATCGACATCGAGGCAGACTTTGACATAGAGCAAGGTGGATACGCTCCGACAGATAACCCATTCAACAAAATCACTGCTATCACGATTTACTTTGACTGGCTAGATAAGTTAGTTACTTTATCTGTTCCACCGAAATCGTTGTCTTTAGAAGCTGCTGAAGTGATAGCAAATAAGTTCGACGATACTTATGTGTTTGAAAGAGAAGCTGACATGCTTGACTCTTTCTTAACTCTCATCGACGACGCAGATATTTTAACAGGTTGGAACAGCGAAGGGTACGACATACCCTACATTGTAGGGCGAATCATTCGTACCTTAGCTAAAGATGACCTGCGTCGTATGTGTTTGTGGGGTCAGCTTCCTAAGCAGCGAGAGTTCGAACGGTACGGTGCTAAGAGCACTACATTTGATCTAATTGGCCGCGTACACCTTGACTACATGCAACTGTATCGCAAGTACACTTACGAAGAGCGTCACAGCTATTCGCTGGATGCTATTGGTGAGTACGAGCTAGGTGAGAGAAAGGTGTCCTACGAGGGATCACTGGATCAACTGTATAACCAAGACTACTACAAGTTCTTAGACTATAACAGACAGGACGTTATACTACTAGCGAAGCTTGACAAGAAGCTAAAATTCCTGGACCTGACAAACGAACTAGCGCACGATAACACAGTATTGCTACAGACAACTATGGGAGCGGTTGCGGTCACCGACCAGGCAATCATCAATGCTGCTCATAAGCAAGGGCTTATTGTTCCGTCGCGCAAGGAACGCACATTCCACAACGAAGACGACGAGGATAAAGAAGAGGACCTAACAGAAAAGGCAGCCGGTGCGTATGTTGCTTATCCGAGAAAAGGAATGCACAAATACATCGGAGCAATCGACATTAACTCTCTGTACCCTTCGTGTATTCGTGCCCTGAACATGGGTCCAGAAACTATTGTCGGTCAGCTTCGTCCAGTAATGACTGATAGATACATTTCTGAGAAAATGGCCGATAAGAAGGTAGGTAAGAAAACGATTAAAGGTGCGTCGTTTGCTGGCGCGTGGGAAGGACTGTTCGGTAGTTTAGAGTACACCGCAGTTATGAACATGGAGAAAGGTACCGAGATCATTATTGACTGGGAAGAAGATGGGGTATCTACTGCTCACACAGCAGACGAAGTATGGCGTATCATCTTCGAAGGTGGTCAGAAGTGGGTCCTGAGCGCAAACGGTACGATCTTCCAATACGAGACAGAAGGTATTATACCTACGCTACTAGCAACTTGGTACGCTGAACGAAAAGAACTACAAGCTAAAAAGAAAGCAGCAACTGATAAAGAAGAAATTGCGTTCTGGGATAAGCGACAGCTTGTTAAGAAGATTAACCTAAACAGTTTGTACGGAGCATTGCTTAACCCAGGTTGTAGATTCCACGATCATCGCTTAGGTCAATCTACTACGTTAACTGGTCGTATCATTGCGAGACACATGGACGCATTCATTAACGAATGCTTAACGGGCAAATACGAATACAACGGCGAAGCTATTGTGTACGGTGATACTGACTCTGCTTACTTCTCTGCTTGGCCAATGGTTAAAGATGATGTCAAAGCAAAGAAAATGGAATGGAACAAAGAGATAGCCATCCAACTATACGACAGCATTGCTGAACAAGTAAACGAAAGCTTCCCAGCAATGATGGAGAGGGAATGCCATTGCCCATCAGAGCGCGGTACGCTGATTAAAGGCGGCCGAGAAACTGTTGCTCTCAGTGGATTGTTTGTTACTAAGAAGCGTTATGCTATTCTAGTATATGAGCAAGAAGGTACACGACTTGATCACTATGATCACGAAACAGCAAAGAAGAAAGGTGTTATTGAAGGGTTAGGTAAAGTAAAGGCTACTGGACTTGATCTACGACGCAGCGACACCCCGAAGGTCGTTCAGGAATTCCTAAGCGTTATTTTACAAGACGTTCTTCTCGATGTGCCAAAGGAACAGATCATTGAGAAAATTAAAGAGTTTAAGCGGTTCTTTGCTGAAGTCCCAGCTTGGGAAAAAGGTTCTCCGAAACGTGTAAACAACTTGACGAACTACACAGAAACAGAAGAGCGCGAAGGTAAGTCGAACTTGCCCGGACACGTCAGAGCAGCAATGAATTGGAATATCTTACGCCGAATGAATGGCGACAATTACAGCATGAAGATAGTTGATGGAATGAAAGTCATCGTCTGTAAGCTTCGCCCAAATCCGATGGGATACACTTCGGTTGCTTATCCAACAGACGTTCTTCATATTCCAGATTGGTTTAAGGATTTACCGTTCGATAGTAGTGAAATGGAAGATACTATCGCTAAGAAATTCGAAAACTTACTCGGAGTTTTGAATTGGGATATTACCAACAATACTCAAGTCAAATCGTCGTTCGATTCATTATTTTCGTTTGATTAATTGTTCAAACAGGTTGCGTTTACCTAAATACATTTGCTATCATAACACATATTAGAGGAGTTTCACATGCCATACTCGTTTTTAAAAGATATCGTTCAACATACATTTAGCCTCGGAGGAATTAATCTGGTGAAGGTTACTGGCACCGAGAGCGAGACAGCAATCGATGCTTTGTCCGAAGACCGCAGCGTTATTCTACAAGCAAAGACGCATAACCCTTGGCCAATGTTTATTGGGCAGTTTGGTATGCCTAACTTAGACAAGCTTAACGTTATTCTGAACATTCCAGAATACGCAGCAGATTCTAAAATCACTGTCACTAAAAAGAAGGTCGGTGAAGTAGAAGAACTTGCTGGCCTGCACTTTGAAAACAAGGCAGGCGACTTTAAGAACGACTACCGCTTTATGAGCTCCGCTCTTATTAACGAGCAACTGAAGCAGCTAAAGTTTAAAGGCGTAAAGTGGAACGTTGAGTTTGAGCCTACAGTTCAGAACATTCAGCGGCTGAAGTTCATGGCAAGTGCTAACAGCGAAGAAAAGACTTTCATCGCTAAGACTGAAAAAGGCTCACTGAAGTTTATGTTTGGTGACCATAGCTCACACGCAGGCGACTTTGTATTCGCCGACAGTGTGACCGGAACAGTCGCCAAAGGTTTCCACTGGCCTATCACTGAAGTAATGGGCATCCTGAACTTAGCAGGCGACAAGGTCTTCCGCATTAGCGATGAAGGCGCTGCTCAGATCACAGTCGATAGCGGCTTAGCACTTTACACCTACACAATGCCTGCACAGCAGAAATAAATGCCAACTATTACCACCGAAGTTGATGTAGATGTCGATCTCAATGACTTCGACACAGATGACTTACTTGAAGTGCTCGAAAATCGAAACGTGCAAGTCTCTGGCGATGTCGTTGAAGTCATTGAGAAGCTTCATACTGCTTACTTGTTGAACCAAGGCCACGACGTGGAAAGATTAATGCGTGAATTATTTTACAAAGGTATAGGTCGTATAGTATGACATAATAAGCAGATAACGCAAGTAGAGATAAATAAAGTATATAGGAGACTACTATGTTTTACATTTATGCTTACTTACGGACCTCTGAGCTAACGCCTTACTACATCGGCAAAGGACAAGGAAATCGTGCTTACACAAACAATCACTCTGTTGTTGTTCCTAAAGACCGGCGCCGAATAGTAATTCTAGAATCGAACTTAACTGAAATAGGAGCTCTTGCTCTTGAACGCAGACTGATTCGTTGGTGGGGAAGAAAAGATTTAGGTACAGGCATTCTTCGTAACCAAACAGACGGAGGTGATGGATGTAGCGGTGCTATTCCGTGGAACAAGGATAAAGAAATCGGGTCTTTCCTAACTGAAAAAGGTAGAAATAAGATTAGTAAAGCAAATAAGGGAATCAAAAAGAATCATGGAGAAAAAGTGTCTGCTGCTGCTAAGGGAAAGCCGAAAACCGAAGAACATAAAAAAAAGCTAAGTGAAGCTGGTAAAGGTAATGTTCCGTGGAATACCGGTAAAACTAAAGAGAACAACGAAGCAGTGAAACGATATGCTGAATCACTCAAAGGCCGTATATTTACTGACGAACATCGTGCTAAACTAAGTGAGTCACATAAAGGTAAAGCGAATACTGAAGAGCAAAAAGCAAAAATTAGTGCTAAACTTAAAGGAAGAATAATGTCTGAAGAGACAAAGAAAAAAATGTCAGAGGCAAGGAAACGAATTTGGGAAGAGAAGAAAAATGCTAAGAGATGACTTAACATCTAAGCAGGTAGGAGCAGACGGGCGCAGCCGATGGGCTGTCTTCCTGCCGGCCCTTAGTGGGTTCTATGCGACTTACGTAGGTAAGCAACGATTCGATCCAAACTACGTTGATCCTGCTCGCGTACCTGCTGACTTTGAAACAGGAGTAGAAGGTCTGAACTGGCTGAACAAAGAAGAAGCATACTTCCCTTACAAGTGGGCTTTGTATTCGGCAGGACACGCCGAGCTCGATGTTAACAAAGTGGCACCGAAAGAAGACATGGTTCGCAATCGTGATCGCAAATACTCGTTCGTAGTAGGCGACTCCGGAGGATTCCAGATCGGTAAAGGCGTGTGGGAAGGCGATTGGAAAAATATCAACTGCCCTAAGGCATCGTTAAAACGTGCGCAAGTATTGAGCTGGATGGACGCATACATGGACTACGGAATGATCCTTGATATTCCGGCCTGGGTCGCCCGCAGCCCAGCAGGCGCAGCAGCAACAGGTGTAAGCACTTACGCTGAAGCGGTAGCAGCAACAGACATCAACAACGAATTCTTTATGCGCAATCGTAACGGGAACTGTAAATTCCTAAATGTTCTACAAGGCGAGACACACGCACAGGCAGACGATTGGTATGACAGGATGAAGAAATACTGCGATCCTAAGCAATACGAACAACCATTTGAAGGTTGGTCGATGGGAGGACAGAATATGTGCGACGTTGAGCTAATCCTTCGAAGGCTAGTAGCTCTACGGCACGACGGATTACTTGAGAAAGGCAAACACGATTGGATGCACTTCCTAGGAACCAGTAAGCTAGAATGGGCGGTGTTGCTCACTGACATCCAAAATGCGGTACGCAAGTATCACAACGAAAACTTTACAGTGAGCTTTGACTGCGCTAGTCCATTCTTAGCTACTGCTAACGGTCAAGTCTATGTCGCAAACGAATACACGCACAATGACAAATGGACATACAGAATGGCACCAAGCGTCGATGACAAAAAGTATTCAACGGACACGCGACGCTTCCGTGACGCAGTATTACAAGATGGCATCTTCCCTGTTTTCGAAGAAAGTCCAGTCAGCGAACGCTGCACGATCAAAGATATTTGTATCTATGGACCCGGCGACCTAAATAAGATAGGGAAAGAAGGACGCACCAGTTGGGATAGTTTCAGCTATGCTATCCTGATGGGACACAACGTTCATCGTCATATCGAAGCGGTGCAGGAAGCTAATCGTCGATACAGTAACGGCGAACGCCCAGAGATGATGAATGCGTCTTACATGGAAGGCAAGAGATTTAGGCAATACGAGTTACATTACTTCGCCGAAGTCATTGATGCCATCTTCGCAACGAGCGACAAAGGTAAAGCATTAGCATTAATCGAGCACTACAAGAAATACTTTGCTCGCATCATTGGAACACGTGGTAACAAAGGAGACGACCTTATCAATCCAGACACGTTCTTCCACGAAACGTTTGAGTTTGAAGGTATGTTAGGCATAGAGAAGGTAGTCAAAGTAAAAGCAGAACCAACGAAACCAATACTTAACCCATCACTGTTTGAGGAGTAACAGCATGTCGTATGAACGTAGGATTGACCATTTAATGGAAGTTCATGCCGAACTCGAAAAAGAACTAACCGCAGCAGAAAAACGCAACGCAGACGATTTAACTATTACTGAGCTTAAGAAGAAAAAGCTATTCGCTAAAGACCTTATAATCGAACTTAAATCTTTAGGAGAGAAAGCAAAATGAAAAGAGATTACGCTAACGCGCCAAACAAGCAAGTTCAAGCAGCATTTTTTACTGGCATTGAAGTTGAACATTCGCCGGCTAAAGGGATGGGCACATTATTTGTCGTGGGGCTCCAGGCCGAAGAACAGATCAGACAATCGATAGAAGAAGGCGATTCTATTGCTCATCCAATTCGGCATATTTACTTCGGAGCCAACCAATCTTTTAATCCTGTTACAGCTGACGACTGGCGCACTTGGGAAGACATGATTGACATTTGGTTAGACCACGGGTATTGGGTAACGCTTGACTTAGATGTCAAACAAGTTGAAAACTTGCTTGAAGGCGGGCTAACCGAACAGCGTCGATTCATCCCAATGATTTCAATTAAGTTGCCCTACATCAAACTTCTCAACTATAATACAACTATAAAGATCGACGACAAAGGATTCGATGCTACGAATCCGGGGGTCTGGTGTCACAGGTTAGACAAACTTATGGACATCGACAGTTTTACTTCATGGGACAAATACAACGAAGATAAGATGCTAAAATGAACGATAACATCACTGAACTAAACGTAGTAGCGGCAAGGCGTGATCGCGCAATGAACAACATGAATCGCGCAGCACGATACATCTGGGCCACCTTTCGCAAAGAAGGCATCCACGCCTATCCAGCAGCAGCAACCGACCCCACTCTCGCCACCGGTGACCAATATGACGTGAGTTTTCTTGCTTCACCTCACAGACATACCTTTCACTTTAAAGTACACATCGAAGTTAAGCACAACGACCGTTCGATTGAATTTATACAATTCAAACGCTGGCTGGAATCATTATATGCCAATGAAGGAGTTCTAAAACTAAACAATAAAAGTTGCGAGATGATGACCGAGGACTTATACCTTCAAATAGCAATTAAATACCCTGACCGTAATGTAATAATTGACATAAGTGAAGATGGAGAAAATGGAGCACATTACGAGTTTATTCTTTCATAAAGCTCAGTTAAACTGATAGAAGAGTTGCTACTCTTTGATCTATTTAATTGCTTTGGGACTACTTCAAGATTAGCATAATGCCCTATTATCTCTGGAGGAACTTTATTTATAAATCCTTCATATTTACTAAATTTATGATCAAGCTCATATTGCTTGCCCCTAGGGAGCTTGTAAGGATTTATTAAATTTTTATGTTTTATCCAACTAATTCTAGTGATATTATCAACTTGTTCTTCATATAATTCCCAATCAGACTTTAATTCCTTAGAGACAGCATTACCATTGAGAATTTTAGTATTTGTGGCTTGAATATAGCATTGCGGATTTCTGTTATTAGCAGCTAATGCCAACTTTTGTATTGTTGAATTTTTATGTTTTTTGTTATACATTGGATTGTTGATTCCAGAATGACCGCCCCTTTCCTTTACCTTGGCAGATATTTTATTACCTTTATTTTTAACCCAATCTTCGTCGGTATGTAGTTCTTTTAACTTTTCGTTTCCTCGGATGCTCATATTTTTCATATGAGCTTTTATATCAAACCCGTTAGAGGTTCGAGATTGTTTCATCTTAGAAATTACTCCCGGACATTGATTTACCTTTTCGGTACATCGTTTAGTTTTGGTGTTCACAGACACAAAAAAGGCTTGCTTTCCGCAATAAAAACAAGTATCATTAGTTGTAGGTATAAGTATTAGTGGCATAGAAGTTCCATATCGCTATCATTATTTATCCAGTTTATCAAAATTTAACTTTAACTAGCACTAGGAGCAACAAAATGGCTGTAACAGTCGAGAAGTACAATGTGAAGTACCTTCGTATGAAACCTGAGGTTACGCAGATTTACAATGACCTTGAGGAGTATCGTGATTGGGTACGCTTACAGTATCCGCAAGTAGCTTTCAATGAGGCGGACTTGTACAAGAACTCTAGCCCGTTGTGGCAAAAGTTTCTGAAGAGTAAAAACAGGCCTGTACATAATAAGAAGTAATGAAACCCGACGTTGAACGGCGTATTGGTACTTACGCAAAGATGATACCGTGTGACAACACTAAAACTCGCATTGCAGCGATCACAGGGATGCTAAACATTGAGAACTCGACTAGCGTCCGTGACCTTCATGTAACAGTCATCTACAGCAGAAAAGAATGCGCAGAGATTAAAGACTTACCAGTAAAGCTTCCGCTTAAGGCACATGGATCTGAGTTTGCTGTTCTTCCTAACGCAGACGGTTCCATGTGTCTTGTAGTAAAGTTAGCAAGCCTAGAGCTCCACGATCTACACAACGAGATTAAAGAGAATCACGGAGCAACGCACGATTGGCCAAGCTACCTTCCACACATTACACTGAGTTACGATTACACAAGAGAATTACCTAATGATACTCTACTTGAATACTTCAAAGATTTACACTTCGACCGGTATGTAGTAGAGCCACTTGATCTGAATTGGATAGCGCCATGATGACATCAATGAGTAAAGAAGACTACACCCAGCTAATAGAATTTGCAGAGCTTGACGGGACCGAATGGGGCGAGATGATCTTAGAGATCGATCGCCTGTGGCAGTATAGAAGCCATATGGGTGTTGGCCTAACTAAAGCATTAGAATCTGAGATGCGAGCGCAATGGAAGTGGGCTAAGAATAACCTAACTATCGTCGAAACTACAGAAACAATTACTCGACCAGTAAGAACATTGGAGCAGCTATGATTTACATTGTCGATCTAGAATCTGTACCTACAAGATACACCGGACAATGGAAAATTCATGTTCCAGAGTTGCTGCGTAAAGCTGGACACGAAGTTACCGTCATTGAAGGACCGACCGACATTCCGCCTGCTACTTCACCGGGTGCGTTCTTGAACTTCGGTGGCACTAATGTTTACAAGGCTGTGCAGGTAGAAAAGATTAGCCGCTTGTTTTGCGATAACAAGATACAGGCAGGCGATCATTTTCTTTTCACAGATGCTTGGCATCCTGGTATTATCAACCTGAAGTATATGAGCGAGCTGCTCGGCATCCCTGTAAAGATTCATGCATTGTGGCATGCCGGTAGTTACGACCCCGCTGACTTCCTTGGCCGGCTAATTGGTCATGCGCCTTGGGTCAGGAATGCTGAGAAATCCTTTTTCCACGCTGTTGACTACAACTACTTTGCCACCGACTTCCATATCGAAATCTTTACTTGGAACTTACTGAACACCAATGGAAGTTTCGCTACTCGATATATCGATGATAAAAAGATTGTTCGCACAGGATGGCCGATGGAATATATGTCAGACGTCCTTGTTCCATACAAGAACATAGAAAAGAGCAATCTAATACTATTCCCGCATCGCATTGCTCCAGAAAAGCAAGTTGAGATCTTCCGCGACTTAGCCAAACTGCTACCTCAATACGAATTTGTTGTTTGCCAAGACAAGCAACTCACTAAGGACGAATATCACAAGCTATTAGGTGAGGCCAAGATTGTGTTCTCGGCTTCCTTACAAGAAACTCTAGGCATTGGTTGTTACGAAGGTGCACTAGTCGGAGCTATACCGATGGTTCCGGATCGTCTTTCTTACAAAGAAATGTATTTTAAAGCGTTCAAATATCCAAGCGAATGGACAAAAGATTGGGATCTATATATGGAACATCGAGCAGAGATCGTTAAAACAATCATGGACCATATCGAGAACTTTGACACAAGGAAGAAGTTATTAGAGCAGCAAGCCGAGGCTCTAACAACCCATTACTTTAGCGCAGACGGTTTGGTTAACAATTTCAAATAACTTGACTTAAGATCTAAATACAGTTACACTTATTTACTATTAGGAAATTTCATGTCCATTTCAAAAACAATCAAAAAGCGTCTAGAAGATTCGGGTACTCGTTACCACAGCAACGATAACATCTCCGATTATATCCTAGACGGAGAACTGCCGATGCTACAAGCAGAAGTAGAAGAAAAAATGCAAGAGGTACTAGAAAGCTTAGTTATCGATACTGCTAACGACCACAACACAAACGAAACTGCTCGTCGTGTTGCAAAGATGTACATCAAGGAAGTGTTCGGAGGTCGATACCATGCAGCACCAAAGATCACCGCATTTCCTAACATGGGATACAAGAGCCTTTACACAAGCGGTCCTATATCTATCCGCTCTACTTGCGCTCACCATCTACAAAACATTGTAGGCAATGCGTGGGTCGGTATCGTGCCTGACAAGGAAGTAATTGGCCTAAGCAAATTTAACAGGCTCATTCAACACATTGCTGAACGTCCACAGATTCAAGAAGAGATGACTTCGCAGATTGCTGACTCGCTGAAAGCGTATGCAAAGACCGAGCATATCGCAGTGGTTGTTAAAGCAACGCACCACTGTATGACACATCGCGGAGTTCGTGAGCACGAAAGCGATATGACTACAAGTATTATGCTTGGCGCATTCCATGACGATCCAGTGTTGCGAAACGAGTTCTATGCTATACTGAGCACGATGAAAGGGCACAGTGGCAACTAA